CTACGCCAGCTGCTTCAGTTTATACAGCGTCTGATAGCAAAGGGTCTTGATCTCGTCTAACGTATTTTGGAGATGAGAATCGCACTGCCGATAAATGGCGTCGACGTCGATAACGATGCTCTGGATATATTGGATTGGGTCTGGATTAAACAGCTTGGTGTTCTCGAATCCGGGAGTATAAGTCCCGCCCGCGCCGATGTATGCTTCGGTGAAGGTATCCAGCAAGTCCTCGAGGTCCCCATAGAACTCCCCGAGCGCTTTATGTTTGGAATATGAATGCGTGACGAAGTGGAGAGCATGGGTGTGAGCTATCGCCAGCAGACCACGGTTGATAAATGCACTTGCATTGACCATTTTACTGTCCTCAGAAAAAGAAATCCCCCTGTATTTAAGGGGGATCGTAGCGTATTACGGCTTAATCAAAGTCAGCTTGACAGTTTCACCTGAATTGGTATCAATCAATGTCATAATGTTTTGTGCATTTACTGATTTGACCTTTCCTTGCCGCTTATCACCTTGCCGATCATAATAATCGATCAATTCACCCTTTGATGGGCGGCCAACATCAGTAATGTCGTATTGTCCCTGTCTACCCAGGCGTCGATGATCAACGGCTTCTTTCAGAAGGAAGTCTTGAAAATTCTTCATAAATTCACCTTATTGAGGCTTGACACCCAGGTACTTGGCAATATCAACAGCCAACGTTTTACCTTTGCTGATGTCCTGTTGCTTTCCGCCCATGGTGACGATCACATACGGGTCGTCTTCGCCGCCGAAGTCGATAGCAACAGATTTGCCGATACCGGGGATGCCCGAATATTCAAATTCGGTACGCCCGCTCTTACGAGATTTACCGACGCCCAGCGCCTTACCGATCATTTTGTCCATATTGGCGAGTTCCTGAGCATATGCTTCAGTGACCTGGCCTTTGTCAGCAGATTTACCAAAGAAGAATTCGAAACCGTCATGAACGGCTACGACTTCCTGCCCCTGAGACACTGCGTGTACCTGGTCCGGGGTCAGCACTGCTTTGACGGTATTACCATCGGTCAGCTCCAGGTTATAGGTGTCAGCTGCGTTGTCTGGAGTGATCTGGGTAACAGTACCAGAGCACCACTGAGTGCCGTCAGCTTGCTTTTTGATGGTAACACTTTTGCCCTGTACACCAGCATGGGTCACAGGCTGCGCTGCTTGTTCGGTAAAGAATTCGAGAAAGGTCTTCATGGGTTTATCTCCTAAGAATTTATTCATAATTAGCCCCCGCAGGGGCTAATCATTTACTTCAGATTAATTTTCAAACTACCGCCGATTGACTGCTCGTATTCGGAATATGCGTCTTCACCATTCATCATAGCCATGTCATCGCTACGTTGAGCATCGGACATCGCCATCAGGTTCGGTTGTTCCGGCGCATAGCCTCTGCTCTTAGCATCGGCATATACGTCTTCCAGATAACGGTTGCCACGGTAGACCTGAGCGCTGAATTCCTTCATGGCGCCGACGTGTGTGTTGCGGCGGAAAGTAATTTCCCAATTAACCTGCAGGGAATTGCCATTGTTGGTTAAGTATACCTGCCAATCAAGGTCACGCCCCTTTGGAGCACTTTCTTCAATCGATGCCGCATATGTTGCCAGGTCTGCAGCTGTCTTCCCTTTGCCGCCCTCCTTCTCCAGACGACTATTTTCGTCATTCAAAATACCCAACATGAATTCAGTAGTGCGGCGATCAGCCATGTCGTGCCCGCGCCAAAGGACTGAACCGTTGTCGTCGACAACAATGTCGTCCAAAAATACTTGTTTCGGATTATAGGACTTGCTTTTCAGAGTTTGCATATTCCGAGATAAAATTTCCATTTTCGAAGAAATTTCATCGATCACGGCTTGAACAATAGTTTTCTTCAAAGGAAGTTCATATGTCTTCGGATTGTTCAGTATCCGCCCTTTCTGGGAGATCATCGGCGTGAATGCGACTTTGTCTTTATCATAGTAGTAGGTCACATTAGTTGTCAATACAGCGCCACCATATTTCCCAGTTTCCGGGAAATTGATGCCGGACCAAGTGATGGACATACCGTTGACAGTCTCACCAAACACCGTGGCGTTGCGTGGTATATTCAGAGTTCCGGAGTTTACCAGATCGCCACTCTGAGCATTCAGATCAATGGAACCGTAGATGGCTCCGCTGCGGTCTTTTAGCATCAGAGTCTTGTCTCCCTTCTCTGGAATGATTTCCAGTAGGTGCTTACCGCGCAGAGGCTCTTTGTTGAGTTCCAACAGAGCGGTATTCCCTGGTTTCACGCGATTCAGGATAGCATCGGCTACTTTCAGAGTCCAGTTCGCGGTCTCCACATAACCCCAGCCCTGAGAACGGCGAACGGCTTTGATAGGGTATGGAGCGCTCATCGGCACTGCGTTGATTTCCCATTCGCCACGATACTGGTGTTCTGCGACGTATGTGATCGTTTCCATGATTTCATTCGCGACGCGACGCGAATCACCCGAGATAACACCCGGCTGAGATTCGATTTCAGAGAACACATTGTAGGTGAGGTTCTTACCGTCCACTGAATCGAAGCTGACAATGATCACCAGACCGCCTTTGGTTTGATAACGCGCCTGCCCGATCCTCTTAATGCTTTCTCCTGGGAGGTAGCTTGCTTTCTGATCAATATTGGTATCAATGATACCCAACACACGGGCGATGAAACCGCTGTCACGCAATTGATCGATACTGGTTGCGCCGATCGTGGTATTAGAGTCAACAGGCGCAGACTTCTGTTGAGAACCTTTCCAGAATTTTGTGGACGCCTTGGTAAAATCATTCAGGATATTAATAGGGACTTGCGGTAATTTCAACTGACGAGCAATAAAATCAGCGCTTTGTCCGCGCACAGATTTCTCATTCATGTAGGCGCCAACATACACACCAGGTTCATCGTAGTGGGGGGCGATATTTGCCGTGACTAAGCGACCTTTTTCTTTCCCCACCCATACCAACATTGGTTGAGTGGCATCGGCTTTTGTGAGTTTCCAACCGTTGGAATCATCAACAGAAGATGAAGCCCCCACATCCGCAGTATTGTTCTGAACCGGGACGTCACCGACCTTGTCTGGATCATCCCAGGTGATACCCTGCATCTTCGGACCGTCGAATACCTGAGCCGGGTCTTTACCTTTTTTGACCAGCCAAACATAACCACGGTCAGGGACAGGCGCGTAGGTCAGATCCATGACGTTCAGTTTTTGTTTCAGGCCGGATTGGCGGATGATTTTCGGGATCAGGGTCATACCACGATCCAGCGCTTTCTTAGAGAAGTTGACGGCATAGCCATCGATGGTTTTACCCAGAGGCGTCGCCATGAATTGTTTGGTGGCTTCGATCATGCTGGCGATAACGCGCATCGGGTTCTTGAAACGGGCGATGGCATCAGGATAAACTGAACCACGTTTCTGGCCGATGAAAACCTGGCGGACGTTTTTACCCAGACCTTGCGGGGTATAGAACTGGATACGGTATTCTTTATCGTCTTCGTCGATGAAGGTGAAGAAAACGTCCCCAGCATTTTTCTTGCCCATGGTGAGTTCATAAGGAGCTGAGTTGAACGCTTCGTCCAACTGGTCGCGCTCTTTCATGAAATCTAAGAAGTTCGGTGTAGACATGGTGGTTCTCCTGATAACAAAACGGACGGTTTCCATTAATTAGCGAAAGGAAAGGGGCATTATAGCCCCTATTGTGTCAACGGCGAAACGGACGGTTGGCGTTTTCACGGTTGTTCCAGTTCTTTTCAGCGATGGCCAACGCAGCCGGACTCCATTCGCGTTCCCACTCTTTGTCAACTTCAGCCTGGTTGGTCGGCTCAATAACTTCAACGCCGGGGAAGTCACGTGCCAGAATTTCGCGGAGTTTTGCATCTTCGTGGGTCTGGGCGTGTACCAGGGTTTCGCCTTCGTACACCTTCGCCATCAGATATTTCTTGCCGTAGCGGATATATGCGTCGAGGATGATTTTCATGATGTAGTTCCTTCGTTTCAAATTTGTTTCGTTGTACTGCTTATGTATTGAATTATAGGTCGTGTTATTGAATAAGTAAAGGGACCGAAGTCCCTTTTATTGAATTATTTTAAACCGTGGGATTTACGACAGGGATGTAGAATCGGATACCTTCTACGACCGCTTTCAGATGTGGATCCCATCCGGACACAAGACGCTCAAGGGCGTTAGAACCAGGGTATACGATAATGATGTCGCTACCCGTTACACCATGCTGAGGGAATTGGGCAAGGTACTGCTCCATGGTAACGCCCGGATCAATAAGGACTGGTCCAACATCAGATGAAGCATATGTCGCCCCAAGGCCATCTTTACCCCAAGCCAGGATCCCCCAATCTGGGATATTCGCTTCAGAAGTGATCGTATAACCGAACACTCGATTCAAGGCTGAGAAGTCATAGATATCATGCTGTGTGTCATAAGCCAGATATCCTTTGGACAGCATATCGGCAAAGATCTCGTCAGTATCGGTTGTCGCCAGGGTAGGCACGACAAATAACAGTTCTCCCGCAGGAGGGGCCGGGTAAGTCCCAACGGCATATTTGGTCCATGCTGTGATACATTTCTTGATAAATGCTTCGCTGGCCGTGTAGTCGATCAAGCGGACGGTCCCGCTGTATTCTGAAGTTATGATACCTTCCTTCGCTCCCTGAATAGCCAGGAAGACCATCAGGTGCTCATAACCTGTTTGAGATGGGGTGATATTCATTATCGCGTCCTCTTGAGTTTCTCTATAGTGCGCTTGTTCATGGCTATCACCTGAGGATCAACTTTCGAACTCGCGGGAATGCCTTTGAAAGACACACATCTTTGCAGATATTTAGCCTTCTTCACTACATCGGCAGCATACGAATTCGATTTGCTGTTGCGTGCGTGCCCGGCATTATACGATGAAAGAGACTTGCGTACATTCTGATTATGTTGGTTCATCCAGAAATTCATCTCATCCAGCGCGGCGTTGGCAGCATACTCCTGATCAATCAAAAGTTTCACAGCCACATTGGCATAGCACTTTCTGTTCTTGCATCCTTCCCGATCCCCAACACTTTGAACTTTGTTTTGAAATGCTCCCATATTGGCGGCTTTGATACCAGATCGCATAGACACGACGTCTTCGCCCGCACGGGACTCTCTCCAGGATATAGCTGCCAGGGTGTAACCAAGAGATTGGGACTTGCCTACGTGGTATGCAGTCGCCATGGTGGATAGTTGTTGCTCAGAAAAATCATAGTCACATTGTGATGTACTTTGGGAAGCGTGCACACTCCCGCTGGCAATGGTAAAGGTCACGAAAGCAGCCATGGCCTTCAACGTTGTCATCGTCATGATGGCGTTCCTTATTTGTTTGTCGACTTGCAGCTCGATTGAGCCTCCTGACAGGGTTAAAAGATAAAGGGCACCAGATAATTAGCGCCCTTTATCATTATTCAAATTTGGCGTTATAGCATTCTTCGATGCATTCTAACCAGGCATACACCAGTTCCATAGGGTCATCAAATGAAGTTTTGTAATTCCCGATCTTGAATAATCCGTTGAATTCATGCCCATCACGGTAAAAGTTGATTTTCCCGTCAACAAATATCACGTATCCTTCAAGATGGTATGAAATAACACCAATGGCCACAGGAAACTTCGGGTTATTGCTATTCCAGGTGTCACATGCAATCTTTGATGCCTCGAATATTTCGTCTTTATTCTTTCCCATCTGAAATACTCCAGGAGTTCAAATGATTATTGCATTGGTTGTATAAACTTTCCAACAGATATGCAAATGCCTCCGTCGTATGAGTATTCGCCACCATGTTGATAGCTTCAAATATATTGATCACAGCATGGCTTAATTCATGTACAAGTACCCCAGAATCGGAAATGAATAGACCGATGACCATTTTGCTCCTGCTCTCATTAGAGCTAACCATCCCAATGGTATCACCAAAATCTTGGGGAATACCCTCTTCTCTTATTTTGGATACTTGTTGTGAGAAGAGAACACGGCTATTGGTAAACCAAACATCAGGAAAATATGGTTGGCAATCAAGTTTTACAAGAACCTTTTTCATATGTTTGTCTCAAGTGCTCTACAAAGGATTTACCCATCAATCGGAATAGTTTAATACGGTTGACCACTTTGACATAAACATCGCCGTGGCAAGGGCGCGGCTTACACCAACACCCTAAGACCTTTCCGTCCAATTCAAGGAGTTCATCTTCCGTGATATCTCCATTTATCAAGCGTCGGTAAAGATCATCTTCAAATAATTCGATGCAATTACCGCGCCCATGATATTTGACCTCAAACGGGTTCCCCCATTTTCCGGGTCTCCCGATGTAGATGTCATATGGTTCCTTCTTGAAATGGACGACTTTCATGATCACTCCTTGCTGATCACCTGGGTCATACCGTTCCGCAGACCATAACGAATGTTATGAGAAAAGTATTCTTGGAATTCCTGCTCACGTTGACTGATGACGAAGAGATTATTATTGCTGAATTTGTATTTCAGCATCTCAATGCATTCTTGTACACCGCGCTCAGAAAGGTTCTCCAGCACTTCGTCAAACACCAGTATGTTACATTGGACAGATGCTTTCAGGTTAGCGACATCACGCAGAGCCATGGTGATGGCAATGTTAACACGGACGCGCTGGCCGGAAGATAAGCTGAAGAGACTTTGCCCTTTACGCCCGGCGGTTCCCATGGTGATATCAAACGTATCGTCCACAGAAATGTCCAAGAACATATTCATCCCTTCCAGATATTCATTGATCTTCTTATTCAAGAATGGTAGGTACAAGGAGATAATGCGGGCCTTGGTCTGGTCATCCTTCAAGAAGTGGAGAAGATGATTATGATCCTGAAGTTCTTCATCTGTCGTTTGGCGTCGTTCTTCCAGATCTTTCAGAGATTGTTCAATACCTGCAATGACTGCTTCCAGGTCGGCAGTTGGAGTCGGCTGTACGGATAGTTTACGCTCCAAATCGGCAATCGAAGCAACGAGAGGGGCACGACGGGCTTTCAGCTCTCCGATTTTATCCTTGACAGTTGCGCGCCCCTGAGAGGCTGTCTCTAACGTTTGTTGTAATGATGCCGTAATGTCATCGAACCTGGTGTTCAGCGCCTGGCGGTTAGACAGGATTTGAGATTTGAGTTCACGGTCAAGAGAAGCCTTCTCAATTTCAGCAGTTTTGTAGAACTCTTGAATATCCCGTTTAATCGTTTCAATACCATTATGCGCTTCTGCCGCTTGGTCTCGCAGAGAACTTAACTCAGCATCGATTTCAGCGACTTGGCGAACAAATTCATCATCTTTCGCTTTGTGCTCTGCTATGGTGGTATTGATTTCTTCCAGCATAGTTTCCAGTCGTTCAATACGGGAATCTACATCTTTAATTTTGATGTTACCTTCGTATTGGACCTGAGATTTAGCTTCTTCAGATACTTCTTGTTGGCAAGTTGGGCAAGTACCCATATCATGGAACTTCTGAATGGATTCCTGATACCCTTCTTTTTCGGTTTGGAATTTGATCCTGAAACCTTCGCCATAACGCAGCCTTTCCATCGCTTCGTTGAGAACATTCAGATTCTCATTGCGCTGGTTGAGTACTTCGTTTTTGCGTTCAGTGACCTTACGGGCTTGGTCTCGGATATCGTTAAGCGCCTGCTCAGCCGAAGACAATTCTATACGCTCATAGTCCTCAGCTTTATCTGATGCAATGTCATCTACTGCTTTCATCTTCTCGGCATATTGTGCCTTTAGGTTTTCTATCTCTTCAGTAGATTCTTGATTGAGACGACTTTCTACTTCACCAATTTCCTTTTTGGTGTTGACTTCGACTTCCTGTAGCCGGGCCATCTCATCTTGGTAAGAAGAAATATCCGCATCCAGACTGGAAAGCCGGATCCGTTCCTGCTCAAGGATCTCAGCAGATTGTTGTTGGATACGATTATTAGATTCAATGATCTGTGCCAGCTGAGTCTTTTTGTTGGTATGATCAATCATTTTCATACCAAACTCATTGGAAATGTCTTCCAACGTTTTGTTGAGAACCTTGATCTTTGCCTTAACATCCTCATTCATCAGGCTGAAGAAGCCGAGATCCCATATCGCTTCCACCATGGTACGGCGGTCAGCCGTATACATTTCCGTGAATGGAATAAATTTCTCTTTACCCAACACCAGGGAGTTCTCAAACATCTTCTGGTCGATGCCTATCAGGTTGACGATATACTTGTTCATGTCGGCCTTGGCAGCATCATTCACCACCTGCTTCCATTCCCCGTCAACCAGCTGATGCACTTCAACGAAGTCGGGTTTGATCCCACGGCGGACCTTCCATTCACTACCCCGGCAGGCGAATTCCACTTCTCCCACACAGTCTTTTTTGTTCTGAGAGTTTACCAGCCCGGCCTTCTTCTCTTTCTTGCTGTAAGTATCGTTGTACAGAACAAAGAATAATAGCCAGACCAACATAGTGGATTTCCCGGCACCATTATCATCAGATGTGACGAGGGTTGCTGGGTTTCGCTGGTAATCAATTTCCATGAATTCATTACCAATAGAACGGAAGTTCTTCGCCCTCCCCTTACGGAAGGTGAGTTTGTGGGTAACATCACCACGCACATCAAATGGAACCGGGATATCTTCCGGCGTCGCAGCTTCTTTTAACAGGTTGCCAAATTTTTCAAGGATATCTGTCATCGTTATGCATCCAGAGTATTAAGACGTTGTTGGGCGGCTGTATAGAACGCTTCGGCCAGTTTACAGACCGATTCTGGGCGCTGGATATTGTCAGCAGCGCGGATATCATTCTTCAGAACTTCCACGGCATCGGTCGCGATCATTTCTTCGGTGACTTCAACCTTTTCAGCCGAAACGGTCACGGTCTTATCGATGAAGTTGTAGTCAATACATTTACAGCGCTTCATCGCATCACAGAACTTCTCGTAATGCTTAGAATTATCGCGATTGGTTACGATAATCTTAACGATCTGTCCTTCAATACCCAACTTGGTGTTTAGCCATTCCGGATCAATCCAATTACCTTCGTCATCAGATGAAAGTTTGGTGTAATCATATTCCACATACCGGAATAGAGTTTGGCTGGCGTTGTTGGGGATGAACAGCTCACCACCTTCAGTCAGGTCGTCCACGTAGAATCCACGGTTATCTCCGTCTTTGTGGTCTTCCCATGTCAGATGATACGGCGTTCCCAGGTACTGAACATTCCCTTCAAACGAACGGGTGTGGAAGTGTCCTGTGTCTACACGAGTGAATTTACTCAACAGAGACAAATCGATCTGGCCATGGTCACAAGTGGAGGACTGATACATTTTGAAACCAGCCAGTTCCAGATGTGCAAAGCAGAACTCTGCATCAGTGTCTTGCAACATCTGTACCGACCGCGCATAATTCTCTTTGTTGATCCACGGGAGCACGAGAACTTTTTTACCCTCGACCATAACTTCCGTCGGTTCTGAGTAGTAAGTAAAGACATCGGGAGCAAGTTCAACCAAATAAGAAGGCCAATTGATGCGGTTGGACTCTTCCAAAGTAATGTCATGGTTGCCGATCAGACCATTCCATTTGATACCAGCAGCGCGCAACGCCGGGGCCAGATCATATTTTAGCCAATCTTTGTCGCGCCCATACATGAATTTACGGACGTCAAATGTGTCACCGAATTGCCAGACTTCTTTGATATCGGCATCAACGAGTTCAGGAATGAAATAGTTGATGAGATAATTCTTAATGAAGTCGCGAACATAACGAGAGCCATTACGGCTCCCGATGTGTAAATCGCCGATCTTAGCAATCGCCATTATTCTTTTCTCCTGATAATTCGGATAGCAGCGTAGGGCTATCCATTATTTCTTCAAGGCTGAATTGGGTTTTGCCGAAGTCTTGTTCTGAATCATCTTCGGCCTGTGCGGTAGTATTATTTTGTGGTCCACGAAGACATTGAAGTATACCTTTTGGAATCTTTTTGTTCTTTTCGTCTTCTTTGAGGTCGGCTTGTTTTTGTCTTTCCTTTTCACGCTGGGATTCTTTCTTATTTTCGAAGTGGCCTATGCGCTCACGAAAATCCATTGTAATCCCGGTGTTGTCAACAAATGTCTGAGTCTGGAAGTCTGGATCATCACTGAACGCCGCAAAGCCACCCGCGTCTTCGAATGAACGCAATTTGATATATGTGTGTTCTTCTTCGATTGTCAGTTTCCGGGCGAATGAACGATCAGCACACATGGTGACCCAAGAGAAGAAATTGATCTTCCCTTTCTTGCCGACATGGCTGACGTCGAAGGTGTGTAAATATCGAAGAATATTGGCGACGGCATCGCTCACCATATCTTCACGGAAAGGATAATCTCTGTAGTTGTAGCGGGTACTCATTTTCTGGATGATCATATGGACTTTAGTGGCCACATAATTTGGGATCTTGGGTAGGGGCTTCCCTTCGGCTATCGCCTTTTTCCTTCCGGGTATCCAGTCACGTAATATTGCGATGACACGCTCATTGTCTTCGTCAGTGAAATATTTGGTGACGTTTTCCCCTCTGTCTACGAAATTCATGCCCATGATCTAACCCTCAGAGATACCGATAAATTGATTGAATGAACCGACGACTTTCTTGACGCGAAATCGTTCATTTTCCAGGACCATACTGCTATTTTCTTTGGCCCGGACACTCCACTGATCCGCAATTTCGTTGCCGATTGTACCCGCATGACCTTTGACCCATTTTAGTTCAAGTTCACAAATTGAACAAACTTTGTCATACATATTGAACAAATCAAGAAGCAATTCAGTATTCTTGGGAGGCATGCCCTCATATTCCCATTTCGAACGCCATTTGGTGGCACTATTGATGACATACTGGCTGTCAGATATAATCGTCGCTTTGGGAATATTACGCTCACCACAACCCGAAAATTTCCAAAGGAGTTTCAGAGCATTAATAACGCCCAAGAGTTCTGCTATATTATTTGTGGAAGGCGGTGGCAAATAACCATAGAATACATTCCATTGTGCCCCGCCAGAAATCGGGCTGACTGCAAATGCCCATCCCGCCGCTTGTGTGGTCTGTGGCGATGAAGCGCCGTCAGTGTAAATTTCAATCACGATATAAATACTCCAAACTTGTTTATCATGAGGACATTATTATGGCTGAACGTTCTTATCGTTTCAGTTTAACCGCAGCTGAAATCGAACGACTTCTCCTGTCCATACAGACCGCAATACAGAATGTAGACATCATCTATGACTACACTGCAGGCGGTACACCAGGCCAGGTTGCGGCAGCGTCTGCGGTCAAAAACATGTGGTTGAAAGTCAATGAGATGGTCACAGGAGAAGGTCTCAAAGACGCAATCAACAATGCTGGCGACAGCAACGTTTTCACAGACTATTATAAGTCATTATTGGATCGTGATGGCTGGAAATTTATCGGCTCCCCGGCGGATATTTTAGCAAGAGATGATATTGACACCACCAATTTCACAGGTGGCGAAGTCATATTGTTACAGAAAAACGATTCAGGCAACCCGGAATTCCAATATTGGAAAAGGACTCCGGTCGCTGGTGGTGATCCTATATTCAATTGGGCGCCAGTATATGAAGGCGGGGCCAATGATGCCAATATTGAGATTCCGGTCGTTGGCACCAGTATATTGAAGAGTATACCAAAAGCCCTTTTCCATATGGTTGAATTCCGCGTCCATGTATATGACAAGACACAAGGTCATTGGCAAGACACAGATGGAAAGATCGGTTTCCGTGGTGAGGACTTAATCTACAGTGAATACAACAATGTTCAAACCCAGCAACTGGCGACAATTGAGTACAGTATGGACAGTGATGATATGATCATATCCCTGACATCCCTGGCACCGAATCTCAAATGTCGCCTGTCATTTATTGCTGGTTATTAAACTTCAAACACTGCCTCGGTAAACCAAGTTGGAAAGAACTCTGGGTTGCGCATCATCAAGGATTCAAAGGATGAGTCCAGGATGTATGTCGCTGCCCAGTCGTTCACGCCCCTGACCGAACGCCCACACATCTGTATGATACGCAGTATAGCATTCCGGAAATACGCCGATGGGTCCACAGAGTTGATATGTGCTACCAACGGGTCACCAAGGTAATCATATGGCACCTTGATGAGAATCTGGAAACGACTGTAATCCCCTTTGAAATCATACCCTTCTTCCATAGCCGGGCTGGCGATGATGCACGGGGTCTTCGTACGGAAAGCATTATCCATCAGTTCCATCAGCGCCTTGCGGGTTCTGGGAACGTGAATGATGTTCCGATATTTGCTGAACTTCTGTATCGCCAGCGCCCGGTCATAACTCACCGTGTGAATGATACCTGATTGCCCCTGATGGAATTCGATGATCTCGTCAACAAACCCCGCCAGCTGACGCATCTCATAGTCACCCATGTTGTTGGTCATTTTCATAACCGGCATGTAATTCACTTTGCGATTCTCAATTGGTATCGGGTTCCCAATCTGTATTTTATGGTATTGCCCAGGACGAATACCCAAGGAACGCGCATACGCATCAATCCCACAAATGGTCGCCGACATGTGAACATGATAGTCAGCTTTGCGGAACAGACCGAATTCAGACACATCCGATGCCATAACAGGTTTGAAGCGGATGAATTCTTCTCCTTTCTCCTGTACGATGAATGTACTCGCCTGGGTCTGTGACATGATACCACAATAGTCAGATAGGTTGTGGAGGGTGTCGATAATATCGGCCAGCTTCATTACCTGGGCTTCGGTCAGGCGGTCATCTTCAACGAGTTCATGCAGTTCTGTTAAAATGGCTTCCACCTTTCCTAACAAGTCTACAAAACGGTCGAACAGATAACCATCAAGGGAATACAGCTTGCCCAATTCATAGTCTTTGCAATGGGATACAATCTCAACCACTGCCTGGACGATATCCTTCCCCTGAGGCAACGATCTCAGTCCTTCCAATACCTTCGTATTGTATTCCATGATCGTATGGTCTAGGAGTGTAGAGGGCATTTTATGGCACTCATCCAAAATAAGCATGTCGGCCCGGTTTTCTGGCTTCATACAAATGGTGGTGCACATTTCTATCATCATGGCTGCGTTTGTGCAGCGTAATGAAGAGATGTTGGTCCAGAGATTACGCGCCTGGACATAGGGGCAACGCCTCTTACTACAATGCCCATCCCGGCAAGCGATACGGCATTGCACAGCGTTGTAATAGATATCCGGATGCATATGGCAGCGATAATTCTTCTTGCCTTTCAGGATATCGATAGCAACAGCTTTTTCAGCCGCATACTGATCTTGTAGACCTTTGGTCGGCGTGGAAATGGATGTACGGAATTGGCCATAGGGGTTTGCTTCAAGCACAAGATGGCGTAACACCTGATGGATAGTTGTGCCGATGAGGGATTTACCGACTCCGGTAGGAGCTTCGATAATCACGTGTTTGAATTTCTTATTGGCCAAAGCATCTATGGCTTCAACAATACATTCCATTTGGCCGGGGTTGGCGTGGTCATATGGAAAATATCGTTCGGCCAATTTCTGGATTTCTTCTATCGGTATTCCTCTGCGAAGAGTCTCCAGCGCTTTGGCATGCTGGTTGAATGCTGTCACTTGATTTCTCCTTTGGGGGTGTCAGTATAGTTTACCCGATTCCCAAGAACGAAAAAGCCGGGGATTACCCCGGCTTTTCCTTTTGCCACGCCCTACTTTGTAGGGCCAGGCCGATCAGCACTGAAATTTATTTACCGTTGGCGGCGTTTTTCAGAGTTTCGCCGACTTTGAATTTGACGACGTTTTTCGCTTCGATAGTCAGCGCAGCCCCGGTCAGCGGGTTGCGGCCAGCGCGGGCTTCCTGATGTTTCACTTCGAAGGTGCCGAAGCCGACGAATTGGACGGACTGGCCAGCAGCCACTGCAGAGTTGATACCAGCGATGAAGGACGCGACGGTTTTTTCAGCTTCGGTTTTGGTCACACCCTGAGTTTGGGCGATGTGAGCGACAAATTCTTGACGATTCATTCGGATTACTCCAGTTGGTTTATGTTAAATGTTTACTTCTGTGTTCACTACAAGAGGATTACAGCTTACCTAACAAATTTTATTGAATAAAGCGCTTATTTACCGATACCCAATAATTTATTGGTTCAGAGCCGAGCGCACAACGGCGGCATAAATATCTCTTTCAATACGACCATCACAAAACCCATCCTGGAATAAACCAGCGATAGCACCCAAACATTCCTGAGTGGGTTCCACCGGAATAACAACTGTTTGGGGATCGTTGACGGGTCGAGGGAAATTAATCACCTGCCCGATGTAGATTTTGTTCGGATCAATAATATTGTTGTACTTCGCTATATCCGAATACATATAGGGATCTGAATAAAATTTCATGCAGATACCCATAAGGGTATCGTCCTTTTGAACGATATACGAATTGATCATGGTCATGATTTTATTTCCCAGCCAGTAGAACGAAGGTGATCCAGATATTCCTGTAGATCTTCATCGTCCTCAATGTCAACCCAACGGTCATCAAGGCCCATTTCTTCGATCTCTTCTTCGGCGAGGTCGTGTTGGTAGATCTGAATGCCCGAGGCATTGCAATAATCGGGCTTGATATTGTTCTCGTACTGGAACAGGTCATAATCAGCCAGCGCCGATTTCAAACGTTCTGCTTCAGCATACGTGGGAACTTCCACCATGAACATTTTCCCGGGAACCTGTGGTACGTGCCAAACGCGGAATTTTAATTCAAAATATTTGTTAGGCATTTTTATTTCCCTCTATTAATTGTGCCATCGTTGATCGGTTTGTAATAACCCTTTCCACGGAAACTTCAGGTATCAACATTTCATTTAATAGTTCATACCCCACAACTTGAACCTGGCTGAACATAGTAGGTTGCCCAAGTTGTTTCTCTATTTCAAGAATACGTGCGACAGTCATTCCACCTGATGAAAATGGAACTGGGAAGAACGCAGAATTTGTTTTATCGTTTCTGGCCGTCGTATACAAAACCAACAAGACATCACACCATATGTGGGCCATAATATATTCCTTCAAATCAAAGAGGCGGTCATTATAACCGCCCCGATATTATAGATTATTGGAATTCCCCGACAAACATATTCAATTTGTCGTCCCATTCCAAAATTGCGCGGACTGTACCAGAATCTTCGGGGAAAGACAGTTTGGAACATAACGCGCGATTAACGTATGTTCCGCTCCGGTTGATGTTATACTCCTTCCCTTCCGCCACAGCGAAACGTTTGAAGTCTCGGGACACTAACATATTGATAGTGGTCCAGGACATTTTATCACGCAAAGACTTGCTCATGATAATCTTCCCGTTCGCTCTGAAAGAAATGAAAAGCAATTCAGGCGACCGCCGAGATAACGGATCTAGATCTCGAATTGAAATGAAATCAGATGCCATTTCGGTTTCAACCTTTTCAACGACGGGCTGAATTACGGGCTTGACATCAACAACTTTAGCCACCGGAGCAGGTTTGGGTTTGGGTTCACGCGCAGCGCGCAGCTTTTCTTGTGATTCCAGAATACGTTCTTGTCTGGATTTTGGGGCAGGTGGTGTAATCTTCGTGCTGAAGTCAGCAACACCGACCCAATCACCTTGATCATTACGCTTGGCGATCAACGTCAGTTTGTGGATGATCCCCTGCATGGTGCTTTCCCGCATGGTGTCGGAATACCAAAATTTGACACCTTGCTCGAACTTCTCGGCGAAGATAATCCGCCCATCTTCATGGACTGCAATGATTTTCGCCGCGTTGGGAGCAAACACCTTGTTCTTTTCAATCAAAGCCTCAACGATAGTTTTGGTTAACAGCATCACGAAATCACCCTTTCAGTTTCAATTTGTAGTTTAAATTTTAACCCGAATTCATTTTTGATTACGGGTAAAGTTAATCGCAATGTCACGGCAATACATTAAATCGACAACAGTTTGGTGACTATTTTCGACGGCGGATTCCATCATCGGTAAATCCAAAGCATTCTCAATCTGGTCTGTGCTATACTGATCCAGACGTTTCATTTCACCTTCAAAATCTGAAAGCAAAATGGAAGTATCTTTATCGTCAGGATGAAATTGCTGATAGGTAGACAGCCATGCAGCGCATTTATTCAGATTGTTAGCCGGAACCGCCAATGCATGATTTGCCCAGAGACCAAAGACACCGACCAAAATCAGGTAGACGATAACGATAGTCGACTTTTTCGCACGCATCATTCGTTCTCCTTCATCATGTTGTCACAGTCAATACGTGTCTGTTGGAGTTCCCGGGAAAGCCTTGGATCATCCAGATTCACAGACAAATTGGTCGATAAATCTTTCAGCCCGGCATCAACCCGGTCTTGATGATAACGATCATTGTCGACCAGCCAAGCACGAAGTTCCAGAGCGCGTGTCCGCCATTCTTTCTTCTGACGGGGATCGCTGATCTGATCAGCACTGTATTCAAATACTTTGACGCACTGGTTCCCATCATTAATGAGATCAAGATGGCGACGCCCGATGTTGACACCTTTCTGAAGCGCCGGGATGGGGAGCGAACGGCATTGTCTAACCTGAATCCGCCCTGCTGTGCCCATACGCCCAGTCATGATCAAATCTGAAGCATCCATCCCACCTTTGTTGAATTTATCGTCATTCAGGTAGCCTTTGAGATTATAGGCTCCTTGTTTGTATCGATTAAATTCAATTCCGGCGTTGACAACAGCGTCAGTCACGTTCCCGGTGTTCCACAATTCAGAAAAGTTCTCGATAGAACCAGTCTTGTCTATGGCGACAGCCTGAGACCAACCAGCACAGTAAGAAAGATCTTCCCACAGTTTCTCACCTGTGGAGTTCAGTTTGGCAGCGGCGGGGAGCGCCAGTCCAGCCAGCAGCACCCCAAGGATTAAACGTTTCATGGTGATTCCCTCTTGTTCATTGAGGAAATAGTAGTTCGGAAGGTTTATTGAGTAAAGGATTTCAATAATATTCTTTATTCAGAAACTTTCACTGGAATTCAATTCCGTATCTATTCAACCATTTATGGCAAGTTAACGGATCCCATCCACTGTCTAATCTAAGCATGATGGGTCTAACTTGTGACCAAATTTCGGCATCATTAGAACCAAACACTTCCTTTAGGGCTTCGCCTCTACTTTTACCTGTTATCAGATAATAGTGTATATGAGCAGCCCAACACCACCATTGATCTCTTTCTGGTTTCCATCTAGGTTTCTCCCAAGGCATCTTTTCTCGGGAAGCCCTGGTAAATGATTCTACTCGTTTTCTTTCTTGCTCTGTAGTAAGTTGATTAGTTAATCTGTTACCATAACAATGATGTTCCCTACCCCGTTTTACTTTAGAATTTCTTTCAGAAAAGAACATTTTAAGATCGGGATCGCTCTTCCTTTTCTCTTCATAAAACTTTAAAAGAGATGTAGAAGTCATTTCCTTCGCCACATTAGACCTCTTTGTACCATACATGGGGTTATTTTCACCCCTATTTGTTTCAGAAAGTCTTTGTGAAAATTTCTTCCGCATCTTTGCGAATAAATGAGAATTAACCTTCCTGTCGGCGCGTCTTAATATCATAACTGCGTTGACCATAGAAGTTCCAGGTAATGCAAGCGCCAAACATAAATGAACAATATAATGAACCCTATAAGGCAATTTAACTATATTGAAACTGGATTTAGCGTACTCTGGAAACAACGATACTGGTAATATATGGTGTTTCTCACCATCACCGCGATAATCATTAAATGAAGAAAGGAGCGAAAGATATTTCTTGACGAAATGCGGTTTCGCCCCTATGCTTACAAGTTCCAAATAAAAATCCATTTTAGTATCTCGAATCTGAAACTGTTCTGTAACGCACACCATTGAATTGTCGAGCTAATTTTACAAATTCCATAGCAGGCAAATCTACTTTGTAAACCTTCATACGCTGCTTGCCGTCCATATTCAGAGCGGCCACAAACCGATGGGAACCATCCACGACGTAATTGTCTGAAGATACCCAAACCCGGCCCATCGGCTTCTTGTTCCTGATCTGTTTCATTATCTTCCAGACTTTCATTTTGTTGATCTCGTTCTGAGTAAGCCGTAATGTCCGGATCGGGACTTGAGATGAATCTATGGTCACACCATTCGCCTCCAGATAATCATGGAAGTCTTGCTGTTTATCAGCGTCAATTTGTGGCATAGAAGAACGAGAAAGCCCGAGGTTCCCTACAGGAATCCTCAGGCCGTTGATGATATTCAACCAGTCGATAAAGGAAGTCAAGAACATGGCACACCTCGGGATATGGAGTTATCCCTTAGTTAGCGCATATGTTTAGTGAAACAGATAATGATCAAGAATAGGACTAACCCAATAATCCCAAACCCAATTATTGTGACCATCACCACCAGTTCTCCCGGCGGTTGCGGATTTGTTCTTGGCGTTTCATGCGTTCAGCATCACGTTTCTCATATTTGGTGAATAAACGATAGAACCAGATGCCAATGATTACCCAAACTACACCCACCACACCGAAAATAATGCTGAGCACCAATCCGACTAATTCCCAATTAATAATCATTTTACAGCCCCTTCTTTGATCATAATGAATTTGCCCCGGTGAATATGGCAAATGACTCTTGGAATACAGTGACAGGTTTATTGTTGACGGTCGCGATTACCGTTACCCAACCGCCTTCTTCGATATTCCCGAAGGTTTTGACACCCAGAGTTTTATTCCCACACTGGTATATGTCCAGCACATATGGATCTTCTGCTTTATCAATCCCGCGAGTGGTCATGTCGTAACGGCAATGATATAGCCGCTTCGAACCATTATAAAGGACAAGGTCAGAACCAAATGCCTGGAAGGAGTATTTGCCATCAGTGGTTATACCCTTGATAACACGATCGGCTTGTGCGGCGAAGGAAAGGCTGGCCAGAGCCAAAGCAATGATTAACTTTTTCATGATATAGTCTCTTCAAATTGACGGGGCTATCATACCCCGTCCGTATTATTGATTTTAGTTGATTTGCTTCAGAAGAGCAAAGAGGATTTCGGCCTTGGCCTTAATCTTGCCTACGATGCCGTCTTCGTCCACTTCTTCTGCCACCCAGGACTTACCCTTCTTGCTAATGATAACGTCCTTACGCTGGACATAGACTTCCTTCGCAGCATACACACGGCGGAAACCTTTAGCACGCAGGAAACCCCAATTCTTTTCAATTTCAACCGTGGTTTCGACTTTCTTATTGCTCATAATATAGGACCTTCTTCAATCAGGCGGGAGCCGTTCCCGCCCTACGAATTCAATAATAGTTTCTTTTATTGAAGAAGTAAACCAGTTCAGCCGTTTTTATTGACTAAACGCACCACATATTCAGCCAGATCACCCAGAGTTGGGTCATCTTTGTGGTTGCCGACCCAACCGTCACTGATCTCTACATCATATTCTTCTTCCAAATCCATGATGATTTCGATGGCGTCAAGTTCATCACCACCCAGATGTTCTTTGACGCGCAACGGAGCCAGCGATTCTAATTGATCTTCGAGTTTATCGATGTTGTCGACAGCACGTTGTATCGTTTCGGAGTGGTATTTTTCACGCCATAACTCCATATTCAGATTGTCACCTGCATACTGAACAAGGTGGCGCATGACATCGATATAAGACACATTCTTAGACATTTGGTATACCTTATGAAAAGGCCGGGTTTCCCCGGCACAGTTGATTAGATTTTGATCTCTTTCTCTTCCAGGACTGCGCTGACGGTGTATTTCACGCCGTCAACTTCCACTTCCATGGTGGACTCTTCCAGATCCAGGTCGGTGAACCAGCCATGGCCAGCAACGATGGCATACAGGGATTTGGACAGGGTCTTGTTCAGCTCACGCACTTTGGTGATAGCTGCTTTGGCCGCGTCACTGATCCAAGATTCAATGATCTTGGTCTGTGTTGCTTCCGGGACTGCAGTCACCGCCGGAGATTTGACAAAGGCGTTGTATTCTGCCAGCGCATTAGCGATCAGCTGATCAGCTGCGTTCAGCTTTTTGTTGTCTGCCTGTTTCTTCAGAACGGCGGCAATTGACGGCAGCGAGGAAGCGCCTTTGATCTTCACATTGAGTTCGCGGCTCATGTAGAAATCAGTAGACTCGACCGAAGCGGTCTTCGGAGAGAAGCCGTAATCGCGGATGCCATTCGCAGACAGAAACTCAGCCGCTTCGGCACCGTATTTGCCCGCCAGACCCACGGCATTACCTTTCCCAACCAGTTCGTCACGGAAATATTTGAGAACCTTCTGCTTGGCTTTCAGGGATTCCAGACGGACATGGTCAGCAAAGAACTGCGCGGCGCTGATGTTCTTAACCATCGCGCGGTTAACCAGAGGAACGCTGCCCAGATTAACGATGAACACTTCCGGCCCGCCGTAAACTTCAACGCCTTTGCTCACCAGCTCAGACACGGTTTCCGCCGAGCAGACCACAGGAAGGGTCTTCATATGGATGATACCGTCTTTGACGATGGTGTAGTTCTTCCACTGCCATGTGTCAATAGATTCCGGCAGATCGTATTTCTTTTGTGCAAACTTCGGGATGATGACGGTCCCGTTTTGCACAGTCTGCAGACTGATGTTCGGGCGCGCCGAGTTGTAAACCAGATTGCTGATGGGAACGCCCGCGCCTTTCACTGGCTCAAACACAGGAGTCCAATCTTCGTGCTCAGCCAGTTTCAGGGCCAGCGCTTTACGCTCTTCTTTAGATTTGGCTTCGGCAATTTCTGCCGCCAGCTTGTCTTCGGTATCGTCGGCTTTTTGTACCGTACCGCGACCGATCCGCTTGTAAGAGAACAGGGGATGGTCAACAACCAGTTGTGCATCTGCTCCCGCCAGGTAAGTCAGAACATCAACAACAGTAGTTGCGTCTTCCGGCGGCACCAGATTGTAATCGATACCGTCCACACCGCGCAGCGCCGGGTCTACAATCGCTGCTGTGATGTCAGTTTTGATGTTGGAATAATCCTGCTTGGTGAAGCAGTTGGTGTACTGTTTAATGAAGCGAACGTCGCCCGTCTTCTTCAGCGCAGCCCATACCAGGTCTGCGTCCATGATGTGTACGCCGTAGAACGCCAGCACGTATGCCGCCTGGATGTCCGCCAGCGCATCAAGCTGGTCGATCATGTTAGGGTTGACGACCCACAGCTTCGTGACACTCTCAGGGATGCTCACGTGGCCGATAGGATGATCTTTATCCGGCTGTACCGCCAGCACGGTCGCCGCGCCGTTTTCAACATAGATGGCGTGGGTGTATAGCAGGGGTACATCAACAACCACTTTCGGTACAGAAGACTTCAGCACGTTTTCCAGCTCGGTCTGATATTCAGTCTGGCCTTCGGCGAAAACGTGGGTTGCACCAGAACGCTCAGACATCAGAGCCAGCAGTTCACGGTTACAGTGCCAGCCGTATTCGATGAACGTAACGTTGTCGAACGCGGAAGGAAGTTTTTCGGCGGTATCCAGGATTTCATTGGAGCGCCAGCAGTTGTCATAACCATCAGTCATGAATGCCAGGTTGTTGACGTAGCCGGGTTTCTTCAGGTCGCGCGCAGTATCCATCGCCAGTTTCAACGGCTCAACAAAGCCAGTACATCCGGACGGTTGCAGGAAGCGATCGATCAGCTTATTCAGCTCGCTCAGGTCAGATGCAACACCGATCTGACGTCCGGCAAATACCGTTCCGAAATCACCACGAGATGAAAAGTAAAGGATGCTCACAGTATCTTCGGGTTTCACCAGGGAAGGCAGGTTCTCCTTCAGATGCTTACGGACTTCTGGAAGTGAACGATACATGGAACCGGAGATATCCACAACGATTACATGGTTAGACGGCGCGACGGTCGCAACCGCATTCTTAAATGTTAATGATTCAATCATCGTTTTGACCTTTTTGGGCTTTGGGGTGTTTGGAGTTCGCGTCGGCGTTCTCCAGCATAGTTTCAATGAAATCCCGGTTGTTTTCCATTTGGGCGACCAGAACATCACTGGGACGGAATGAATTGTCAAGACAATCAAGTCCGGCGCGTTTTAATTTGTTGTCGGTCATCAGGCTCTCGTGAGTTATATTTCCCAACTATTTCAACATGGGACTATTATATTACGACAGGTGGTATTGATGTCAATTAATATAATAAAAATACCCGATTGAATATAACCGGGCATTATATTATTGACAGGTTGAAATATTATTCAGAGCTTATTTAAAGGAGTCTACAATGGATTTGAAAATATAATCTTTGGAGCGTTGTTGTACCGGGAGTTCTCCATACGGAACCATGCAAGGGTGTTGCTTGGTCTGAGGGTCTTTGACTGGGCCATACACCCATCCCTCAGACTCCTTCTCCGCCATCCATCTCTCATGCGATTCGCTGGGCTTACGATCACCAGTGAGATGGAAGATAACACCTTTGCAAGCGCTCTCACGCTGCCAGGCCGGAGATTGTTCCCAAGGCAGTTGAGAGTCGTCACCAATAGACTTGCAGTATGCGCGGTTGGCTTCATGACAAATCTTGGCGATGCGCAGAACCAATGGCGAATAAGTGAGATCGAGTTTGGAGTTGGCGCGCAGGAAATCAATAACAGCCTTACGAGATTTGGCGTTGTGAGATTCAACAACAAGTTCCATGTCATCCGGCCCACAAACGAAAGACGCCAAGAAGCGCTCGCCATTTTCCGCTTTGAACATCACTTCCTGAATCATCACATTGAAGCCGAGGTGATAGGCCGGACAGAGGGCGCTACGTTCAACAGCGTATTGATCGATCTGTATCTCTGCCGTTTCCGTGGCTTTGGCCAACAGATCTTGTTCAACAAGCGCCCGGTACGCCTCCAGCTGCCACAGCTGGTCGAAGGTGTTATTGTAGGAAATCTCTTTGCCCAGGGCTTCATCGAAGTTGGCCGGGTCTATGGATGTGCTGGGCTTGGTGCCGTGAACGACGAAGCCGTTATCCATCTTGAAATGACAAGTGATAGCCCGGTGACCGCCGACTTCGCGGTCTTCGTAAATCACCTCAGCGATATGTGACTTCAGGACTTCAGGAGTTAGTTTGATGCCAGTACGAGTTGTCATGTGTTATCCTATGATATTTGTTTACAGACCTCCACTACTTTACGGCACATGTCGATATTGAACAAGCCGATATGGCAATCGCGCTTCTTAATCCCCAGCTTATGCGCCAGCCAACTGTAAGCGTCGCTCCTGCTCCTCTCTCCGCTTTTCCATAGTGGGTCAAACGATCTATGGGCTTCCTGCTTAGCAGCACGGAGAGCGGCATTCGCCATCCTTCCTAGTGGTTGTCTCCCGTTCCCATGGGCATGGCAACCGACACGGGCGTCGCATGGGGTACAAACCCAGAACTTCAGATTTCGGAGGTCAGGGCGATGCGGGTAGAGCATATCACCACCGACGAATTCGGCTGGGAGGCCACAGTAATCACAAATGACAGGTTTCATATTCTTTATCCAAAAGCAACCCCGCACACGGCGGGGTTGCTCAGGCCGAAGCCGACAGATTATTTCAGCAGGGCTTGCAATTCTTCAACGGATTTGCCCGCCAGCTCTTCTTGCTGTTTCTTCTTGATGAGTTCCAGGATAGCCTGGTTGTGCTCACGTTTTTCCGCAGCGGACAGGCTATCGTCACGCTCTTTCAGCTTAGTGCTGATGATGCTTTTGACGATGTCAAAGCGCAGTTGCAGCAGAGAGTCGACGGAAGTGTTGTTACCGATGAAATCTTCATCGTCGATCGCAGCGGCTTTCAGTTCGCGGCTCAGACCTTTCGCCATTTCGTTCAGCGCGTTCAGGCCGAGATCCCACACCTGCTCAACGGACAGCTGGCCTTTGTTGGAATTGAAACGCAGTTTCAGACGGGTTGCTTTATCAAACATTTTTGTATCCTCTGTGAATTTGGTTATATTTTAACTTAAAAGACGACTTTGACTACACGATTAAAAGAACCGCTTACTTTCACCAGCACATGGTTGCGCTGTGTAGAAGAGAAGCCCAGACCGCTGAGTTGTTTATCACTCGGTTCGGCTTTCATTTTAGCGCCAAGCATTTCAAAAACTTTACCATGCGGTGCCAGTTCCGGCTTCAGATATTCGTTGTAGAAGCCGCGAGTGCTCGACGGGTTGGCACAACCTTCCAGGATAAAGAACAGATGACGGTTGCCAGTTTGTTCGCCATCCCAATGGTTCGGCGAATTCAGAACCAGTTGTACCTTCTGGAAGTTCTGGGTACGGATGCCCCAAATTTCAGTTTCTACGCCAGCAGTCGGCGTCAGTGGAGTCTGAACGTCAACAACTTTGCCATTTTTAACATGAAGTTCAACTACCGAGAACTTCTGTTTGTGCTTCAGACCTTTTTCGCAAGAATAGCGCTTCAGATCACCTTTGTATTCAACTTCGATGACAAACCCGGTATCGATCATTTCGCGCTGGGAGTAGTTGTCCACCACGAACTGGTACACACCGTCTTTCAGCTTGCTTTCATCGCTGAAGAAGATGTTCTCAACCGGCTTACGCTCTTTGTTGATCCCATCCATGCCGTTCATATCAATATCCAACTCGCCACCCGTATGATAAGAACGACGGCAACCGCGAGAGAAATAGATATGTTCGTTAGCCGGGGTGTACATATGCAGGTCCAGGTCGTCGTTGTTAAACCAGGCCAGAGACACACGCAGGAACGAATCAACGTTACCACCAGCGGCTTTCACGCGCTCTTTGATAGAGTCAGCGACTTCACCGTTGTACGACCAGGAGAAGTTGTTGTTCCACTTGAACAGGCCCGGAGCGCCTTCGGTTTCCGGTGCAACCAGAGACATCAGGTTGGTAGTGTGTCGGCCTTCGAACATAACTTCCATGGAACGCGCTTTTGGAATAACGTTTTTGATGAAATCATCAACACTAATCTCTTCGATCTTACCCAGCGACTTTTCAGTCACTTTGACTTCCTGTGCCAGTTGATCGAACGGGTCCATAGCTTTCCGCGCATCGATATCGGCGAACAGCACGTTGTTGATCGTCAGATCTTCATACTTCGCATAGCGGCGACCCAAAGATTCAGTCAGGCCGAGTTCAGCAACAGTTTTCTGCGCCTTTTCGATCATACCTTTGGTGACCAGGGCAGTCGGGCGGCGGTAGTTGGTCGGGGCGACTTTGGCTTCAAAGGATTTCACCGCCTTTTCCATTTCAACGCCGTCAGAAAGATCAGTCAGCAGGGTTCCGATGACAGTGTTACGGATGCCGAACGGCTTATGGTTTTTGGACAACCAACCAGTTCGCCAGGCCCAAAGTTGTTTCAGATCGGAGCGAATTTTCATGTATTCGGTTTTGCTCTGTACAAAACTTTGCACAGCCGAACGATGCTCTTCGCCGCGATACAGAGAATTCTGATCGATCAGTTCCAGGACGATTTCAGCCGATTCCATAGTCAGCTCACGCATGCTGCGCTCAAACACTTCAATGGATTGGGAAATTTCGCCTTTGGTGGAGGCGATATCTTCGCCGCGCAGGACGAATTTATTGCTCAGAACGGCGTGGAAATGGTTGTACGTGCGCACTACACCGCCAGCGCCCATTTCATGGTTGCTTTCTACGCCCACCTTAGCAGAATCGTTGAAGTAGACGCCGACGATGTTGTGCTGCTTGACATATTTGGCCAGCGCTGCCGCCACCACGTCGTATTCGTTACCCAGATTGACGCTGTCCCACACAGTAACCAGGTTCAAATCAGCGTCAATCGATACGACGCCGCCGATGTTACGGATGAATTGCTTGCAGCAGGTGCAATCGTGCTCAGTGCGCTCGCGGTAGATGTTGTTCGTGCCTTCCGGGAAAGATGACAGGTACAGATCCCACAGGGCGTCTTTGTCAACCGAAGTCATGTACAGGCCATTGCTGGACATCGCGGTGATTTGATTCTTTACAGCAACTGCGAAGGGTTTAAAATCTGACATGATATAGTATTCCTGTTTCAGTTCAAATGTGCGCCCCGGTTGAGGCGCTTCGTTAAAGTGAGGTCAATATACCCCGATTACAGTTATTGAAAACTTTAAACCCGGATCATATTAATTCGGATACTTCTGAATCTCTTACCGTCAAATCTTGTGTAGCCAGCCACGACAACACTGCGAGTGCCTTCCGGGTATCCCTTTGGAGTTTTGACAACTCGCACAGGACGTTCACAATTTTTATCATAATGGGAAATCTTTTCCAGGACATGAAGATTAATCTGAGAAAGAGAGTCGCCCATTACGGTGTATTCATATTGTTCAGAAGTCCCCAACAATATTTTGAATTTGTACTTCTTATCAACCAAAGAACGACCAGCCGGGTCCGAATAACGATGAGAGCAGATCTGGCAACGATACAAACCAGTCCCAAAGTCAAACATCTTGGTGGCCCGACTTGAACACGCCGGGCATACTTTCCAAGAACGATGGCGCTTCACAGGTTTCATTTCTTCATCCTTTCCAGGAGGTTGATGGAGCGGACTTGGGTCTTGGGAGAGGTATACACTTCCCCGCCATTGTATCCGACCTTGCCTCGAGGTTTCTCGCCGCGCATGACCGCCTCAACACAACGGGTGTATTTGCTCAGCTCGCAGAACATGTTTTCCAGCTGCATGACGTTCATACAACGGTCATGCGGTTCTTCTGCTGACCAAAACGCATCACGTTCATAACCATATTGCCGATACACATCATCCTGATTGTCACGCAGCCAGAAGATACATTCTTCATGTGTCATCCCGTCTTTATCCAGGAACAACAGATCAATCCCGGCGCGGCACCCCGGTCCGGCGATAGTGAAATGGTTTTCACTAAACGGATAATCCGGATTGTACGTGAAGTCAACCCAAACCTGATATGCCAAGAATGGTCCCAGGCCTTCAACTTTGTTAAGGAGTTCTTCATAAACAGATAGCGGTGAATTGAACCCCAACAACGAATGGAAGAAATGAGGGTTATGGGTAACAAACGATTTCAGGAACCGGACAACACGCATCCCCATATGCGGTTCCCATCCTTCGATGCTGTATTCACCCGGATGATCTTCCACCATTTGTTTTGCGACCTTGTAAGGAAGGACGTCAACAACACCTATCCCCCGACGATAAACTTTCACCATCATTTTGCTGGGGCTGGCGGGCTTTCCAGTCACTGCCAATTCAGGGAAGGCCAGACATTGTTTCAGTCCGCCCGTGTTGAAAGCATTGGTGAATGTCACGCCGCCTTTTTTATCAAAGTCCGCAAACCGTTCACGAGTTCGGTCCAAATTGATATTACGGAAATCATTGATGGAGACCGGGCCTTCTAGAACATGTTCGATAGGATCCCACATGTTAAACATACGAAACAGAAGGCAGTTGAACATCTTGTCTGCCAGAGACAGGTTGTTGTTCTCGACGATATTCCGGATGAGGTGCTGAGACTGCCTGTCGTGCTCTCTCCGGACGTTACAGAACTTGACCTGCCGTAGTATCTCATTTTCTGTCCAGGGAGAAGGAAGGCGCTGGACGTCCTTTCTCACGTGGATTTTGTAACGTTCGCTCATCCATTCATACGACAGCTTACGATGGAAAGGGCTGAGGACAGGATCAGCTGATTTGATTTTATCTTCACGGACACCGCAATATTGGATGTCTGACTGTTTGTCTTTCATGGTATCCTCTTCTTAGAATACGAAAACAGAGGCCATTATAGCCTCTGTTGTGTATTGAAACGCTGAGAGCCTTAATCGATTCGGGTCAGCTGTGTGACTTCCGGATTGTACGGGGAGTACACGAACACACGGACATTCGCTGCCCAAATGCCTTCTAGCGCCGGATATTTTTCGCCACCAACTTGGTATACGGGGACATAACTTTCTGTCTGGCCTTGCATATCAACAACATTTTCGATAGCACCACCAGTTTGCTCACCCAGGAAAGGGCCGAGGTCATCGGTATGAAAATAAGCAACACCCATTTTGTGGTCTACAAAAACCTTTCCCTTTTGTGCTGTTTGGCTAGAAATGATGGTTTTGATCTGTTGTTTGGGGCTATCCGTCAACATGTCACTGAAATCCGGTTCCTGGAAGACCGCCATGTTCTTCAGGAATTTGCCAGCCGGATATTCTTTACCTTTCCACATCACGGTTTCATTAACCTTGATGCATGCCTGGGGGAATTCGCCTTCAACGCGCAGCTGGCCTTCCGGGAAACCACGGGAATAGTAATAGTCCAGCGCCGGGCCGACTTCATCTTCAGAACGGATGAACTTGCTCATGTTGGAAGCAAAGACGCGCTGCAAGCATTCATCACCGTCGAAACCGGCAATATGAGCTACGCCGTCGTTGACTGTGGTGATATCACCCTGCGCATCCATGATGGCTTTCATCAGATCTTCAGTAGTGGTCGGTGTTTCACTTTCCCGAGGATTAAGTTCCAATGTCAGAACTACTTGATGATCGAAATACGCCGCTTCCAGGAGTTCGCGGGTTTCTTCCAGAACGAGTTTCGCCTGATTGCGAATTTTGCTAAAGTCGGGGGCGGTTACGTCCCCTTTAGCATTACCAAAAGCCAGATTCAGTCTCACGTTCTTACTAAATGTAGTTGTCATAATATAGCGACTCCAGTTATTCGCTTTTGGCCCGAGATGGGCGAATGATATATTTGGGAACCAGTTTCCAATCAGCGATCTGATCGTGTTTCACAACTTTGATACGGGACATGTCGGCGCATTCGGTTACTTGTTCCGGATGCAGAACCTTAATCATCTTCCACTGCTCCAGAAGACGAATGATGCGATTCATACGCAGGACATCTTCACGCTGAAAGCCGTTGTAATGCCCATCCAGCATAAACAGATGCTTGAAATGGACGATAAAATACTTGCCAGATTTGTGGAGGATATGGCAGGTCTGATACAGGGTTTCAGGCTCTTGGCGAGTATTAACCCCGATTCGGCTCAGTGTTTCCTTGATACCCAGGAAAATTCCCGGTTTATCTTGGTTCAGTTCAACTTCGACCATACAATCGACGATGCTGGCCTCATCGTCGACCGCAGTCAGTTTTAAGATGTCGAGCGTATTGCGCGCCATGACCAAACTCCTTCATTAATGATTTTAACTACTTAGCCTTGCGCGGCTTCGCTTTCTCGTTGCTGTTAGACAACTCAACTTTCTTCCTGATCTCGGCCAGTGCTTCTTTTGGAAGAAATTTGAGATACTCTGATGCCTTTTCATGGCTGATGTAATAATACTCAGACAACATCTGAATATCAGGGTCGAGCGGACCTTTTTTGGCCCACTTCCCATACCGCTTGCGGGCCGGGATAGAATGGAATGCCATATTCCATTGCATCCACGGCGTGACCTTGTGAAGCAAATTCATTCGCTGGGCGATGACAAGAGTATCTTTGTTCTGTGCCAGCCCGCGCCGGGTCATAAACGGATCAAAAGCCTTACGAACATCAGGGTCGTCCGTTTGCAAGAGGTTCTCTTTGGTGTTGTTCAACGCACCCAGGAAATCGAACAAAGACGGAGCGGCCATAATCAGCTCCACTTAATGTTGAGCATGACGTTGGTCAGGAAATAAACCGCATGCAGCCAAACGTCACCAGCCTGTCTGTGTTCAATCTGCGCCTGCCCGCAGAGAGCGACCATATCGACGATACTAGTCGTTTCGATAGCCCGTGGCTTGTCCTTATCCTGCGGTACACAGAAATGGAAGAAACGGGAATAGAAATCATCGCCGATGTAGTTCTGATTATCAGTCACCCATTGGCGAACGCCGTCCCAGTTGTTACGCTTCATCTCTTCAACCAGCTGGCGCATACCGCCTGCGTTGACGACGGCCAAAGCGCGTTCATCAATTTTTCCGTAGGTGGAGGCATTGTCTTGCAAGATGCCCATGATCTTACGGTTGTCCGGGAAGAACTGAGGAATGATCCGGCCGAGGACTTTCAGATCGACCTCGACGTTTTCAGCAGCAAGGATTTCAGCACAGCGCCGCATGAACTGTAGCTGCACTTCATGTGCTTCTTTGTCGGTCCAGATGAAGTCGATTTCACGGCAGCGGGAAACCAGCGGTTCGTTCAGACGGGATTTGGAGTTGGTGGTGAGGATAAACGAGCAGTTTTTGCTCACCTTCTCGATAATACCTTTCAACGATTCCTGGGCGGCCATAGACAGGCGCTCGGCTTCATCCAGGATAACGACTTTCCGTCCGCCATATACGCTGACGCCAGTCGAATACTGGATAACTTTGTCGCGGATGGTGTCGATGTTGTTGTCCAGGGATGCGTTGATCATCAGCGGCTTGACGCAGCCGATTTCATTACAAACCGCCAGAGCAGTCGTGGTCTTACCAGTACCCGGTTTCGGTGAGTAGAACAGCATTGACGGGATGTTGCCATTACCACCAGTGATATAGCCATGGATCTTGGCACGAACGTCCTGGGGAAGAACGATTTCGTCCAGATTGTCCGGGCGATATTTGTTTTCCCATGCGTATTGGTCACCAACGATTGTGATATTAGACATTACAGCCTCTTTAGATGATGCGTTTCAAAATACAGGGGCTTTCCGCCCCTGCAACGATATTAAAGCAACAGATAGATATTGAAGATTATTCCAGCTGCATGCCGACGTAATAGTTGATGGTGCCGTCGACCGATTGGAAATTGACCAGCTGCATTTCAGTGCAGGCGCGGATAGTATAGTTGCCTTCGATCATTTTCAGGTTGACAACGTCGATCGGCATGGAGAAATCACCCAGCGCAGTTTCGCCCAATTCAACGGTGTAATCGTTGGAATTGTCGATCGCCGGAGTAGTACCCACCAGACGGGTTTTGCCGCCGCTGGCGACCATGCGAACAGTTTTGTGGCCCAGCGTAGAACACGCGCGGATCAGCTCTTTCATTTTTTCCGGCGATACAGTTGCTTCGAAATCAACTGACGGCAGATCGATGGTATCAGCCGGAACAGTCGTCAGTTCTTTGGCCGAGCGCCAGAATTGCAGTTGAGAGTTTTCGCCTTTGAGCAGCACGTGATCTTCGTACATTTCGATCTTGCCGCTCTTAAAGCTCGGCAGGCGCTGGATGGCCAGCAGCTTGGTTAGATCGAGGATCGGGAATTCGAACGGGAAGTCTTCGTCAATATCGGCGATGGCGATAACCGTCGATGCGTCATTTACGGTACGCAGCTTTTTGCCAGGGGTCAGGACGATAGACGGACAGATGGTTTCAAAGTTAGCCAGAAGTTGCAGAGTGCGTTCCGACAGAGTAATTTCTTGCATTTATGTATCCTCAAGATATAGTGAAGTCAAGTCATGTTGTTGACGCAATTTAGTATCGCCCATTTGGGGATATAGAACAAGTGTTAAATCTCTTCGCGCGCAAATTATTAACGAAATAGATTAATCTATTAATTTATATTAATCAACTCGCTTCGCTCGTAAACCCCTAATACTCGTTGCTCGCAAAGCTCACAACTCGTATAGTACGACGGATTTGTTCAACAAGAAAGGACTTTTTAATCCGAAAGGCAAATTATTTTAAATTGGTCTAAACATAACATGAGACTATTATATAAGGATGTAAACAACACGAGATGAATAGCATGAAACAACTAGTAGCAATCTATGCCGTAGGGTACAGACACGGAGATATGGCAAGCCGGAAATCGGGTAGTGAAACAACAACCACTACTCTTTTGAAAGTTTTAGTTGATGAAACAAAATCAGACACTGCCAAGGAAGTCCCATTCTCATTCCTGTCTGGTAATACCAAGCCAGGGCTTTATGTTGCGATTGTCAATATGAGCAACTTCGGCGAATTAAGAGTGTTCCCTTTGGTCAACAAAAATCAGGCGATCATTAACAAAACCATCAAACCGGAACTGTTACAACGTTGTTGTGATAGTATCGATGCCTTCCTGGGTTTGGTTGACGACAGTGAAGAAGGCGAGCCGACGCCCGCCTATGTGGATCAAGACCCCAAATAATCTTCCAGCGCCACTCTTTTCAATTCGACAGGGTGGCGCTCTGTCAAATAAAATTTGTATCGCTCGTGAGAGTGACGCAACGCATGGTTGTAACTCCCATTATAACTCAAATTGTCCACCAAATCCCATATGAGTGCCACGTCTTTTGTTGAGTGCTGACGCATCAATCTTCCCAGAGTCTGGATAACACGGATATATGATTTGCTTGGGTGTGCCAATACCAGATGGTGAAGTTTCTTTATAGAAACCCCTTGTTGCATCGTTCCATAAGATGCCAACAGAGTAATATCCTCACCTTCTTCTATCGCCCTTTGTATTTGCATGCGGTCTGCTGATTTGACTTCCCCGTTGATGACAAATACGTTTGGCTTTATTTCTTTGAGGATGTCATACACGATCATCATATGGGCATCAATACGCTCGAACATGATGGCGACGTTACCTTTCAATGTTAAAGCCATCTTGGCGATAAGCCGGTTTCTAACTTCGTTCGATATCAAATATTCCATTTCTTTCTGGTAATCGGCACCATGCATATCAATAGCATCGGCTAATCTGTGTTTCAATTCTATCATCCGGATTTTGATGTCAGCTGCATATCCCATACTGATCAGTTCTCGAGCCGTGATGATTTTGTGGTAAGCACCAAAGTGAGATACTACCTGTAGACCAGCAACTTTGGTATTCGCCAAAGTACCAGTGACCCCAAGGCGCTGGTCAGCATTTATGCAGTTGTTGAGGATATATGAAAGTTTATCCGACTTTGAAGTATGAACTTCATCAACAATGATGTCACCAAACTGATGAAACCAATCCTTTGGCTGGTCTTGTATCCCTTGCCATGTGGAAATTGTGATAGGCTTGTCAATATTACGGGTTGCGCCTTCGCATATGGTTTGTACCTGGTAGAACGGGTTCCAGGATTGCCCATGACTGTATTCTTCGAAGTTCTCGTACAATTGTCTGACAAGGTGCACAGAAGGAACAACGATAAGCGTCCTCAGATTACTTTCGAGCGCTTCTCGCCTTTCCCTGTAGTAACGGGCCATCACATAAAGAATAAAGGATTTACCGGCACTTGTAGCCAGCTCGAGGACGCAGCGAGATTGCCTCATGGCAGTGGCGATGGAATCAAATTGATACTGCCGAACTTCAGCATCAATGTATTCCCCAGATTCTGTGCGAATTTGTGTTTTCAAATTATTACAGAAATCATGGATTTCATTATCAGGGATGTCCTGGATATATTTCAATGCAGGATCCACGTCAAGTGAATAACCGTTGGTCTTACAAAATTTGAAGAGTTCAAACAGAAGACCGATGTCGATCAGGCCGGAAGATTTGGTAAATAAGCGGACGACGCCATCCCATTTGCTGAAAGGATTAGGCTGAAAGTTGGGATCTTCAAATTTGAAATAATCATTTAGTTCTTCATAGATCCCTGCGTCAGCATGCACACGCATACGGACTTCGTTCACTTTGGTCACAGAAATGTCGGCCATACCAATCCTCCCAATTATATGGAGTATTTAGCGGTCTGCCCAGATTCCATTCTGTTCCTTGTCCATACGGTGATATAAACGGACACGCTCGAACATTTTTGGGAGAATATCTTTTCTGTCGAATTCTATTACTGTCGGCAGTAAACCATTCTCATTGGATATGATGTTGATGAGACGCTCGATTTTGACATTAAACATCTGCTGAAACATAACTGAATACAGACACAATTGGATGCTGTAATCCTCGATCATGTCCCTGGTTTTCAGAGTATTGGAAGTCTTGAAGTCGATAATTGCTGGGGTTCCGTTGTACACCCCGATTAAATCCACACGCCCGGCCAAGCCCAATACTTCGCTATATAGAGGTATTTCCTGAGCATATATCTTTGTCATGCGATTCAGATAGGGAAACAATTGCATGAACATGAACAGATATTGTCCGGCGGCGGCCACAACATCTTTCATCGGCGCATTCTTCAGATATAATTCACAAGCAAGATGCACTGCCTCTCCCCTATCAGCGCATCTTTGTGTTTCAATTGCTGCTTGTTCAACTCCAAGCCTTTCGACCCAGGCATCCAACCATGTATGGTCACTGGTACGCCCCAACATTGTTGTTACAGAGGTTAACTTCACCCCTGTTGGGGAAACGTAATGGCGTCCATTCTCGTTCGTTACACAAGTCAGCTCCTTGTACGGTAATTCGTACTGCTGAAATGTATATTGACGTTCCTCAATATTGTTGATCTTCTTGAGTACCTGGAGTTGGCTCATCCTTGTTTCCTTTTAAAAATGATCCAATCTAAATCTTCTAACGGGTTCCATCCAGCTTTAAATCTAGCTATCATACTACTACAAACTCCTTCTGAAATGTTTGTAGCTTGGCTAAGTTTAGAATAACCCACATTATGTTCTTTCCAAAAACAAAATGCTGTGTCTGCAGATAACCACATTTTCACAGTACCATATTTTATAGCCGATGGGTTCTCCCAAGGAACACAACCTTTCATGGGTGAAGATTTTCCATACCAATAATTCTTTTCTCCAGCATTCATTCCTGGGAATCTGCGGCCGAACATAGGATGTTCTTTCCCTGTTTTGCCTTTCATGGCTCCGACTTTCCCATATAATGGATGTTTGTCCCCAGTCCTACCGAACATCGGATTTCGTTCCGCTGGTAAACTTGTGGTGAGCCAAATATCTTTATCATCATCTTGGAAATGTTGATTAAGTAATTTTTCTGATCCCCAAATATCTTTTATGCGTTTTTGTTCTGTCCTGTATGCGTCTTCGGTAGTGTTGAATATTTCTATATGTTCAATATTAAAATAATCATAACCAAATTTATCGATTAAGGAGTGTACGACTTTTGAAGATGTGAAATATGTGACCCAAAATTCCCTCGGGTCGCATTTCTTAGCAGTACGAGAACCAATATAAATCTCACCATATATGGATACGATTCGATATACATATGGTGTTCTGTCACATGCCATCGAGATATTTCCTCCAATCTATGGCGTTTTTGACTTCATAACCCAGCTTGTTCAAACGATCCAAACAATTTTCGATGAATTTCACCTTTGCCTTCTGCTCTTGAAGGAGACCTGACATCTCGATATACATATCGTCGGCCTGAACCCATAGAGGCAGATCAGTTTTCAGTGGTTTGTTGTTGAGAGGGCGTTCGCGATACGATTGCGCAGGTAATTCCCCGGCATAATACCTCCGCAAATAAACATCAATCTGTTTAAACCGCCCATTCAGATATTCCAGATAACGCCCTTCACGAATGTAATGCCGCTGCACTGTCATAAAGGAACGCCCGATCTTCAACGAAATCTGATCTAAATTACGATCAGCCGGATCAACCGTAATCAGTGGATCCAGTTCGGCCATAATGTCTTCGATAGACATTGTTTCATATTTTGGTTTTTCATTTACGTCCATAAAATATTCCCACCTTTTCAACTCTCGCTATTATAACTCACTCTTTATCAATTTCGCGGACGACACGGGTCGGTGTCAGTTTCAGATACTTGAAAGTCACCGTTGTAACTAATTGGGGAACAGAAGCGTCCACGTCAACAAGAACGTTGTCCAGTGCGGTCGGTCGGGCTTCTTCCAACAGAAGTTGCAGGCCAACCGGGCGGTTCATGTTGTTGAGTAATTCTATGGTGATATCTTTGCTAACAGCCATATCAGCGGCGGCGTTACTGGCTATCCAGTTGTAGATGGTTTCCCAGTTTACCCAATCCTCATCGATAACGAACGTAAATACGATGGGATCATATGTTAAACGTTCAGAAGGGATCGTGTTGAGCACTGAACCGGGCGAAGGCCCATCGATGCCCTCGGAATACACGCCTGGTATGCTAAAATCGTGTACAGAGCGGGATAACAATATCAGGTCACCGATAGTTAAGCGCCACTTATCGGATGCTGCATAATTTGGGTTGTCATGTTTAAATTGGACTGAAGTAGACATTGTTAGCACCTTTACCGTGGAGAATAATTGTGTCCCTGATGCGCGGAATCAGAAGATGGATTGTGGTGATTTTTATGGTACTTGTATTGACAAGTTGCCGTATTTTCGTCACGCCCATCATTTCCGTTAGTGACCTCTGGGATACTGATGTCCGTGTTGTACCAGTAACCATTTCAACAGACAGTAACAAATGTGAAAAATCCATGCTGGATGAGGCCACTATTTTGTTTCAAAGTTTCCAAAATCTCCAGCCTGTCGGTTGTTTTGATAATAAAGACACTTTGCGACCATACTGGAAAACCACCATCCCTCTTTTACGCAAAGGGGAAGAAGGCAAAATTCCTTACTTGTCAGCAAGTATTTATTACTCACAGAACAACAGCATCATCATCACATTCAACCCATCTTTCTACAACAAAATAAAACGTTACACCATGAAACAGGGAGTTAATCTGACCACGGATATAACTGTTACATTTCAAATCACAAACAACACGAAGAAACCTGTAAGGATAGCAACACAAGGTGTATTTGTGAATAATGAAGCGGTTGGAAATGAAATGAACGTTTTTGAAATTAAGCCTGGTGGGAAGATATGGATTAGGTTGAGCGATGTAGGCGTGAACTCCCTTCTGGTGGAAGGTATTGAGCCAGTGGGAGTTCTGCCAGCAAGGACTGTGCCCTGATCATTTCAGGGCATTTTTCAGATCATTAGAACCGATATTGTTGATGACACCGCCTGCGCAAAGATCTTTTGCCCATTCGCCAAGAACATTAGCAAAGGAGAAATTAAGACACTTCTTCACCATGTCTTCAATATGGGCTAACTCAGCAGCTATCCCATCAGTGATGTTCTGAATAACACCATTCACCTTTGCTACAGCGTCATTGATTAATCCGTTGACCTGTGAGGCTAATGCCTGTATTTTGGCCAACCCCGCCGCCGCGCCTTGTTTGGCTAGATCATACAGTTCTTGGACTTTGTCTGTTATTGGAGATAAAGCATCCTCCATTGCAGTCAACCATTGACGACCGAGTGTCTGTACAACACCGAATGCGTTGTTAATCAAATCGCAGTTGGTGGGTTCTCGTTCAATACTTTTGAGGCCGGATTTATAGGATACTGAAGTTCCGATCCTATTGTATGCCTCATTAACGGTCTGGTCACCATAAGAATTCAGAGTCCCGATCCCGGTGTTGGCAGTCCCGTACATGGTGTTCATTGTATTGAGTTTAGCAGGAGTCAAACCACCAGCGGTTATCGCCGCCTGAACGGACGTATCCGGGATGCTTGTAATGCCTGCTATACTTTGTTGGCCACTGGTGATTAACGTCTGAGAAGTAGCAGAGAATCCCGGGAGCGGGTTGGTAAAGGCGTTGCCTTGCTCTAGTGCGTCGTAGATTTGTGCATTCATAAGAAAATACCCCCAATTGATGGGGGTATTTAAATCAGGGGAGGCGATACAGAAAATTACTCCAGAAACGGACAGCAAATTTCTTAGCATAAACCAGTTTGGATGAATACTGGCTCGATTCCAGATCACGGAAGGTTTCATAACCGACAGCAACCAGAAAGTACAGAGTGAACAAATAGCAAAACAGTTGAAAAATGATCATGGGACGTCTCCAGTGTTAACAAATTACAGAAGGCGTTTGGTTTTTGGCTTACCCAAGAGCATGACCTTACAATACAACCCTGCTTTGTTGATTCGTTTGATCATATCCTGTGTACCAGTCGATGAACCGTCCCAGAAAGCCAGAGGCAGTATCTCCGCCTTGTATTTCTGTGATAACTCCAACGCCTTGTCTAACATGTCCTGGTTGCGTTTGTTTCCAGCCCCTTTCCCATATGTAGCGAAGTATTCATCGGGGATAGGCATCCCAAGATAAGTCACCCCTCTGGATTCAGCCCAATCTTTGCAGATCGTATCGACGCCGACAGCCTCCCCAGCGATCAATATGGTATCGCACGGATGATACAGATTACAAACGGAATCTGTATGAGAAAGTTCGTCTAACTTTTCAAAGATTTTGTCGCGCTCTGTAATAGAACGCGAACCAGTTATGAGAATAATGGTCTTCATTTCCAATTCTCGAAGTTGCTCAAAACGAAGAGATTAAGCAAAGGATTGCTACACGGCATGGGTTCAATATCAACCCCAAGTTCACGTAATTCACGCAAAATAACATAAGTATCACGATGAGCTTTGGCCGAAGTGGCAGGTCGGTAAAACTCAATTGTCTCCCTGCCATCTGATACCGCCGCCGCTATACGATAATGAATAGACAGACGATGTTTATGGGATTGGTCTAAACTAAAATCTAAAGGTGGTAGAGAAGTCGCTATAGTTTTGTTCGCCATGGTGAAGCCTCAACTATTTGTTGATGGTATAAAACGAATCATACCCTGATAGAATACATTGAATACTTACGCTTTATTCAGCAGATCCGTTGCCCATCCCCTTTCCCCGTTTTTATACGGCTTTCCCGCTGCAATGCGGTCTAGGATGTGCTTGGCAAATCTGGTCGCATCTTCATCTGCGTTTTTGGGGATATAACGCTCACGGACACCGCGCTCATTCTTCTCGCCGTCTATACCCAAACAGAGAACGTATGTTTCACCGATATACAGGGAGTACACATAGGCACCCATTTGGTTCGCTTTTGCTTCAATGATAAACCGAGGATCGATGGCCAGAGGGGTTTTAGTGGTTGGTGTATTGTTCATGATATAGTTCCTTCATTTCAGGGTTGGTGTCGTACTGCTTATGAAATGAAGTATACGGGGTTTATTGAAGAAGTAAACCCCGTTTATTGAATTATTTTTAAAACTATTTGAAGCGGTCCGGAAGGGTATCGTGAATTTCAGCTGACAATACCAAGAATTTACCGTCCAAAGTCGGGAAACAATAATCCTTCCCAACACAACGCATGTGCTCAGCCGTAGCCGCAACACAATCATTGGTCACATCAACCTTTTCCCCTACCCACATGCTGGTTTTGGTTTCCAGGGTGCCGTAGAAGATAGTACCAGTCAGCGGGCTGGATCCGATCTTTTTGATACGCATATTAATAGCCCTGCTCTTCATAATGATCTTCAGCACCTGTGTCATCACCGATTGGGTTGTCAAACCCGTATTTGACAGCAGTTGCTTTAAACAGAGGAAGGCCGTACATCGCATACGAATCAAAATCTTCTAGACCTTCTTCAAGGATACAGTTCCACATTTGTACGACTTCGTACATAAGGCTAGAACTAATCCCACGATGATTCAGAGCCTTTTCAAACCCAAAGGCGACGTCCTTTTCCAGTTGTTTCAGGATATTTTCTTTGGTGAATTCAACCGGGACATGGGATTCACGTTTTTCAGGAGATTTAAAAGACAGTCCCAGGCTTTCAATTTGCTCAACTGTCAGGAACTGTGCCAGACGGGTCAAATCGCGACCGTCTAAAGCCGCCGACAAAGTTCCTGATTTATGACCTTCTAAAATTTGTTCGAGAGTTTTCATCATTTCACCTTCACCAAAGTGGGTACATAACACGGGTGCTCTTCACAGGACATGAACACATCGTAACGAGAACCGGATACCAGGCCAGGCAAATTGCCTTCATCAACCATCTTCCGGACGGTTTCTCTAGCATTGTACCAACTCTTGGCTGGATCGGCAGTGACTTCAGAACGAAGGAGGTGGAGTTCTCCATTGGAATAATACTTCCCACTTTCCTTCATGTAATACAGATTGACGGTCAACACCTGGGGGTTAGGAATTTCAACCCAACCACAATCCAGGAGATCCCGTACATCCGCCACATATCTTTGGGTGTCGATATCTCCTGTCGGCAACAAATATGATAATCGCCCCTGGAACCCTTCTGTCTTTTCGTCCAGATCGGTTTTGAAGAATCGTTTACCGCGAACGTCCAGAAAAATGAATTTATTTGTCATGATATAGATCTCGCTTCAAAGTGATATGTCTTTTTCAACATCTTCCTGTTTGGCTATTTCCCAACGGACCACAGTTCCATCCGGTTGGGTAATATCGCGGTTCAGGCTGCATTCTGGAAGGTAAAGGAACACATTAATATAGTATCGAGTTTCACCTTTCTCAAACAATTTTTGAGTCGTGATGATTTCGACCTTTGATTCCATCCCCTTTTTATCCAGAAAGATTTTACGAATTAGTGTCTGCATCTTCCCATCCCCATTCGTCTTCCCATGCCTGGCGCGGCGTTTTGCCATTGTCATAATCTTCACGCCAGGCATCGGCGTCAGCAGCTGAACCGCCTTGAGAACGTGCTACGCGCTCAAGGGTGTTGTGCCACTCATTGAAGGTTGAGTTGGCGTTGGTAGAAATTTGAGAGTTGTCTTCGCGGGCCATCAGTTGTTCCTCGTTTAGATTGTGGGTGAATAATAATTGAAATCTGTTTATTGAAAAGTTAAGAGTGCAAAACGTGTGACATCGCAGTGTTCAGTTGCATTTTAAGAGTTGCATACTCCTGTTCAAGGCAACGGGCAGCGAATGGGTTATTTCCGCACTGAGTGGATAGAGACTCCATTATCTCTATTTGTATCTGTAATTGCTTGATCCACGCCTTTTTATCCCAGGAATGCCCGGCGCGGGACCTGAAGCAATGGTATCGTTTAGCCAAAGACAGGGCTTCAGAGTTTGAGATATTTGAGTACATAAAACCCCCAAATAAAAGGGCGCAGTTGCGCCCTTCTTTTAAATGCCATTAGATGTTGGACCAATTTCCTTGACCAAATCAGACTGGGGGTGGTAAGAATTCCCCAGCGCTTTTTCTATAAACCCGATATATTCAAAAATTTGCTGTATGACGGCGTTCGTTTTACGCCCGATTTCATCATACACATCGATGAGGTTGGAAGGTGCCGCAGCATCCTCCGCTTCTTTTACTTCCCGAGGAGGTTCCACATACCCCAATTGGAACGCCACATCTTCCAGCCGATTACGGATGTAAGTGATTTGTTCCAGATTGCTGCCGAACGCTGGGATCAGGGAAGAGATTGACAATTGAATATTGGTTGTGTTCATGATTTGATTTCCTGTTTGTTGGAATGGACGAAAAGAGCGCGGGATTGGACGTAACCATTTGGAGTCAAAACGCAGAGATGAGTATCTTTTCCTTTGGGTGTAGAAACCAGATCTAATCTTTCGCACAACCCTTTAGACAACAATTCCAACTCACCAGATTTAGACGGAATTTCACCAGCTTCTCTTGGTCCAAACCAGAAAAGTTGGTATAGAACATCAATTGCTGCTCCTGACAGATTCATGTTTTGTTTCCTCAGTGATAGACCATAATATAATAGCACTGAGGGCGTATAAAGAAAAACTACATGAAATCTTTTACCCATTCAGGGTCTTCCATAGGAACCCAATTTTCGTATTTGAACATTTTATACATGTTGTGGCATGTACGAACGTTTTTGCCGTTGTTCATCCGGTTACAAAATCGTTCATGTCCCCAACCTTCATTCTTCCATAATTGATAGAATTGGTCAGCCATAGCCCAAACGTGCCGTAATGGTTTCGCTCTAGGTCTATTCCATATCCTCACGCTTGCTTGATATTTGATCTGGGCTTGCCGTGATGTTTCCGAAAATCCAATTGGTTTGTTCTTTCCTCTTGTTACGTTAGACAAATGCGCCTTTGCTTCTTCGCTGAGTGGCCCAGTCCTTCCAAAATAAACGAGGGAACCATCTTTCTTAACATGGAAACGATTTAAACAAAGAGGATTGGTGTGGACGGATTCGATCATTTGCGCTTCAACTTGGAGGGCTTCCTCTCCATCCCGACATAGCATTATCACTTCATGGGTGAAGTAATCTGGCCCATGTTGTGATATAAGGGATTGGACGACTTTCGAGGACGTGAAATATTTTACCCAAAGTTCTTTGGGGTGACAGTTCTTTGCGTGACGACATCCATAATAGATGTGTCCATCTTTTGATTCTATTTTGTAAACGTATGGTTGGCTCATAATTCCCCCTTTCAGGACATTATAACCCCATACTTCTGAAATAAAAACCCCGCCGGAGCGGGGTTTGTAAGTCGTTGTTAATTAAAACAAACTTTTGATTAAGCCCTTACGAAAATAAGGGTTACTGTCCTGGGCGATGCCGTCGGAGGTAACGTATACCTGCGGGTCTTGGGTAGCCGGGATCTGTACGAACGGGTTCGCGCAGATACCGTAACGGGTTTTGAACGCCATACGCGGTGCGAAGGTGCTTTCACCCTGGGTGCGGTACATTTCCAGCGGCACGTAAGGTGCGAAGAAGATACCAGCATCCAGCGCAGTTGCGCCTTTGTACGCCAGGGTGATATATTCTGCTACTGCATACGGGTCGATATAGACGCGCATACCGTTGGACAGAACGCCCGCAAAGGTCTGACCAGTCGGGTCAACCGCCAGCTTGGTGTTTTCCTGCAGAACCGGAGCGTAATCCAGCATGCCGGACATTGCCAGCGCGGATGCTACGTTCGGGGAACACAGGACGCGGTTGCCTTTACCACGACGGGTGTCGACGCCGATACCGTTCGCTTCAACTTCCAGGATGAAGGTCAGGAATTTCCATTTTTCCAGCGCCCAACGACCGGAAATATCCTGAGCGATGTCTACGATACCGTTGGTGCCGAATTTTTTGAAACGTACTGCGCTGAAGTTCATGGTGCGGATGAATTCGCGGTTCATTTCCGCCTGAATTTCAGTTACCATCACGTCGGACAGAATGTTGTCCACGTCTTCGCCGTGAATCGCCATCATGTCCTGGCGCAGTTCGTGGCTGTAATCAGCGTACAGGCCACGAGATTTCGCAGTAACGGTCGCTTTTTGAACGGTGATACCAACACGCGCCCACGGATTGGACGGAGAGCCCAGCAGTTCAGCGTCGGTCGACGGCATACCTTTACCGATGGTGGTGGTGCCAGCGCCGGAACCTTCGATCTCAGCCTGGGTGAAGCCAGACGGGTCACCAGCCTGTACAGTACCGTCACCAGAATAACCGGAATCGGCTTCCTGCATGAACAGTTCTTTACGGGACTGCTGGGTGTTAGAACCGTCAGCAACGCCCTGACGAGCACGCAGTGCGAAGATCTGACCGTCCGGACCAGACAGCGGCTGAACGCCGAAGAAGTCCATCGCGATGTTGATCGGCGCCAGACGTTTTGCCATATCGATCAGAACCGGTTGCCATTTACCGACAGTGGTGTTCAGAGAACCCGGCGCTTCGGATTCGCCCAGGTTTTTGGCGTTCCATTCGGCCTGGTTCTGCAGCAGGCGAACCGCGACGTTTTCGGCAGACAGCGGCTGAATAGATTTGGATTCTTCATTCAGAACCGGCAGCCACGTTTCGCGCATTTGTTCAGTAACAAGTTTCTTAGCCATGATGCTCATTCCTTACATTGATATTCAGTTAAGTTGAAATTACTTAGTCGTTCAAAATCAAGCCCCCTTTTATAGAGGGCTGTGGCTGCAAAATTTAGCCTTTCAGACCACGCATACGACGGTATTCTTCCAGCTGACGGCTGACCGACTCTTTCAGTTCTTTGTCGGTTTCATCAGGGTCATCGTCGTTGTCGTTGTCGTCATCATCAGGATCGTCGCCTTCTTTTTTCTGTTTTTTGCCTTCTTTGATGTCTTTTTCCTTATCATCAGAAGATTTACCACCTTCGTTGTCTTTACCGACTTTGTCAGTAAAGTCGTCTTTGTTACCTTCTACCAGGTTGCGGAAGGTGCGGACGCGAGCGCCGAAGGAAGAGGCGTCAGAAAATTGAATACCTTCCAGAAGGCCAACAACGACTTCTTTTTTGGTACTGACCATGCCTTCGCAAATTTCGTCAATGACGTTATTGCGCTGGCGGATACTTTCTTGTTCACGGATCTGTTTCAGCTCGGATTCAGAAACGTTTGCACGTTTTTCTGCTTCCGCCAGACGATGAGTCAGCGCCGCGATCTGGCCGTCGGTGTCTACAGTAAATTCAACGTTGGCTTCTTTCAGCACGTTGACCATACCAGACAGGAATTTTTCAGCCGCTTCGGTTTTGATGGTAGCGTCAATAGCCGGAGCATTTTTGTTCGCCCATTCTTCGACCACGGCATTCAGGAATGCATCAACTTTGGTCGCCACTTCCTGAATATGAGTTTCTTTCAGGTTAGCGATTTCTTGCTGATGCGCTTCCACCAGTTTCAGACGTTCCTGGTGGGCAACATGTTCAGTCTCTTGGATAGCCTGAAGACGGGCTTCGCCGACTTTAGCCTCCATCAGACCGCTCACTTTGTCCAGGAACTCGGTGCTGAGGCCATTAACGCCCTCAAACAGTTTTTGTAATTCAGGTTTCATGATAATTTCCTTCTGAACGATTTTTCAGTATTTAGTGAGCTGAAATCAACCCAATTTTTTAAGAGCTAAATCAAGACGGCGCAGGAAGTCGTCTTCAAGCTGGCTATTGTGTTTAACCAGATTGTCTACAACCTGACCTTTGATGTCCCGAGGCATCCAGATACCAGAGGATTCATCAAGTTGCCAGTCTACAGATTCGTGAACCGCTTTTACATAACAAACTTGTCCAGAAGGACGGTCGACAGCATCAACAGCGGTAAGCATGAAGCCCGGCTTGACATCATCATAGCCGTTAACTTCTACTGTCTCACCCAGGCCACGTGTAGAGACAGCCAGGTTGAAGTCCGCATCAGCCAGAGCACGGATGATCTGACCTTTGGGGGTGTTTAAAATACGCGCCCGCCCGATTGCATTGTTGCCTTGCCACACGAGTGACTCGGTTTTGAGGGCGGCATGTTCGATATCAGGAAATGGATAGTCAGGATGCTTGAGTTCACCGATTGCGCGACGATCTTGAATGTATTCCCGGTCATATGCTTCCACAGCAGGGCGACCGACTTTTTCAAGGTCGTAGTTGCGCCCGTTGCGGTTAACCTGGTTACACATCACAAACGGACCTTCGATGAACATGGCCTTCCCACCAGTGGAAGTTTGCGCTTCCCCGATCTGAAGTTCCTTTCCTATCGCCGTGATCTCACGCAACAGTTTCATCATTTGCTCCTTACTTACTCAGTCCCATCATTTTACGGAACTTCATGGCTTTCTTTTTACGCCGCTCGACTTTGCGTTCATACCCCAGACCCATACGTTTTTTGGCGCGTATGGCTTTCCGGTTGCCCAGTTTACGGGAACGGCGCTCGCTGGCGTTCATGACTTCACAACGAGAACCATCAGCGGAAAGTTTGAATCCGGGAGCGCATTTTAAACGACGACGGCGTTTACCTTTTGCGTTCACTTTATCGATGACTTTCTGTTCGTCCATGCGGGAAGCCAGGAAATCAGCGAACGTGGCAATTTCTTTGATTTCCATATTAATCACCTATTCCGCGCCAGTGCTGAGGTCGTCACCCAGGGAATTCAGAACGTATTCTGTACCCTGAGCAATCAGTTCTTCACGGCGGGCATCAAGTTCCATACCACATTCTGCCGTGGCATTTTCGATGTCACCATCCAGTACGGCTCGAACAATATCGATCGCGCTCATGATTGTATCTCCGAAGTTAATTTTCTATATTTAGTTGATAAATTTTTACTCTTCCACTCCGCCGGGCGTACCCTGGAAAGGTACGACTTCAGGTCGCCATTTCAGCGGGCTAACATCTTGTCCACTAAACCCACCGCTTTCATCAGCCTGAACCTTCGGATACATTCCTTTATCTTTTTCTTCTTTGATCTTCTCTTGCTGAGCCTTAATTTCTTCATCAGACATACGCATAATGTTCCGCATCGCGTAATCAATTGAGAAGAATGTTCCGATATAAGGCTCAACCCCGGTCAGGGCACTGAGGCGACCAGCAAGCATTTCATTTTCTTGCTGTTCACGGATAAAACTGTCTGAGGTGAATTCAAACGTAACGAACGGTTGAATTTTTTCAACCCAATCTTGTTCATCAGTAATCTTTTTCAAAATTAACTGACGACGTAAAAATTCAGAGAAGAATTTAGAATAACGACGGCGCAAACCTGCGCAGAATTTGTTGAAACGCAGTTCTTCCTGGGTGATCTCAGCCAAATTAGAACCGCCAATATTGATGCTTCCTTCTTCCTGGATACGACTCTTTGGAATAAACAGAGAGCTATACAGTTTTTCAAGGAAGTAATTGACGTGGTCCATCTGTCCTAATTGGTCGCCACCACCGACTGTTGAAATCTCAGTGGCGTTCTGACCTTCACGACGAGGCAACCAGTAGTCCTCAGCAATCCCCATCAGATGGCTGTTGCCCGTAATCTTACCAGTACTGCGGTCGAACGCCAGACGGTTTTTGAATTTACCCATCATCATAGTCATGTATTCTTCGGCAGATTTCTTACCGAGAGTACCGACGTCCAGATAGAATGCACGTTTTTCTGGAGCACGGGTGATGGCGTAAATTACCGTCGCATCCTCAACCGTAACCAGGTTGTTGAGCGGACGGATAGCGGGGTTCAGCAGACCGGGAACAACACCATTTGCCAAAGGATCTTCACCGCTATCAACATAGACGATACTTTCTTCGTCAAACACCAGTTCCTGTTGAGACGGCTGGAAGTTCTGAGATGTCCCAGATTGACCAGTGAATTGGTTGCGGTTGTAGTTCGGATTGTAGTAATACTTGAGAGTGACCTTTTCGATTGCCTCGATGCCGCCTTCTCGCATCGTTTTCTCAACGACGTATACTGGACGGATGCAACGAGAATCAAGCATGACCAGCTTCTGAATGCCGTTACCCGGCTTGGTTGGGTCAGTTACAACATGATATGCCTGACGGCCTTCAACATACCATTTACGAATCTTCTGATACGCGGTGTCGTCAAAGTCCAGCAAATTCATAATCTCTTTGAAGCATTCTGTGATTTGTTCTTTCAAATCTTCACTGATGCCTTCAACTTTATCGAGATTGATAGTAACCGGCGTTTCATCTTCTTCGCAGGTGACAACGTCGTTAATAATGATGTCCACCGCTTTGCGGATTTCAGGCTGCTGAGCCATGGACTGATATTCTTCAACAAGCTGTTTGACATTAAGCAGCTCGCTCTCAACACCAACATAATTGTAAGTGTTGGCCCCGCCCTGGAGGATGACTGAACCATCCTGAGCGTCGTCCAGAGCTACAACAGTCGCTTTTGAAAGCAGCTTCTCTTCTTGACTCTGGACATATTTGTCCGTGTCAACTTTGGCGTCAACTAAACCGCCGCCGCTGAACAGACCAAAGAAACCTTTGCCGTATGCCATGATTATATGTCCTCAACGTTTTCTTGTAATTAGTGGTGGGGAAATAAATTCCCCCACCACGTGTAACGTTAGAGAGACTTGTCCGAAATGGCCTGGAAGTAACGCAGGTCAACAGTGAACTGAGTATAGGAGTCCATAGCAGACATATCCAGTTCCAGCTGACCGAGGTTCTGAGGCCAGCCGCCCTGCAGCGTCCAGGTCTTGGTGACGTTGTCGTTAGCATCCAGCAGTTCCATGATGATGTCACGGAAATAATCATCTGGGTTAGCAGACGCACGGTTGTTGTTGCTGCCGTTGATATACTGCTGCCAGATTTCAAATGCGTTGTACGGGGCGTTGTCTACAACGTTGATGAACGTTACAGGCAGAGCCTCAAAACGACGGTCGCCAGGGAACGGCAGTTCACGGCCACCCCACGGAACGAGAATCTCACCCAGCTGGCCTGTCGGGGTGTTGGTTGTTACAGCCAACAGAGATACGTCACGAATGGTGTCAGAACCCGCTACGAATGCCGGGAAGTTTACAGTCACACGCCAGCGGTGCTGACGTTGAACGCCGCCCCCACGTGACATGGCCGCGCGAAATTCATTTACTGTAGCCATTATACATTCTCCAAAAAGAGTTACACAATTCTAATTAGTCTGTTAATCTTTTGATCGTCAATTTACTGAGATCGAAGCCATGATCAACATTGTTCCGTACTGGTTCAATCTCACAGAGATCCCAACGTGGATCAATTAATGAGACCATACCAATATGTTCTCCAGTGGAGGTCAATTTAGCAGCAGCTTTACCAACCAGATGACTTCCATCGTTACCGCCTTTATTCATGTTGTAGCCCAATTCATAAGAATCGTATTGAGCAATTAATTGCTTTTCCAATTCCCATTTGTGGACTTCATCGGTTTGAGCAATAATCACGAAAGTAAAAGCAGAAGCCCCATATTTGCGCATGGCATCATACAATTCACTTTCAACAATATATTGAAATGCATTGGCCAAATGTTGCTCATATCGCCTTTGCGGATCATTGGTCACACCGATGTAGACCTTGTTGTTAGATATCATTTCAATTTTGTATGCAAATATCATATTCTTTCGAGTCTCCACCCAACAGTGTTCAATCGTTCTTGTGAAGCATTCTTCTGATGGAATACAGAAGGTGGTGGAACAGGAATGCCTTTCTCAATATAATCATAAAGAGCTGAATATTTCAACCCAAGGCTTTCCACGTATTCTTTGCAGTTGCCGTGTATCTCATGTTCTTCGCCGGATGGAGAAATCAGTTTGAACTTCTTGGCATTGGGGTTCTTAATACCAGTACGAGTTTTGGCATAGTTGGACAATGTTGTGGAAAATGAACGTTTGATTCCAACTTTGCAATGTATTATCTCTCCTGTTTCCCACCTTGGGTCATTACAATCCACCAGGCCGATCTTTTCACCGGTTCTTGCATCGATAGCCCCAGTTTTACCAGAAAACGTTGCTCCATCCCCACCCCAAGTCTTGTTGTAACCTTTCTGTGTGGACATATGGGTGCCATGTTGCTTTATCAATATGATCTCTAATTCTTTGAGGTCTTCCATGGAATTGGTCTGCGCGATTACCTGAACTGAGAACGATTCTTCGCCGTGTTTGCGGATTGCTTGGTGAATAAAATAATCAGAACCATTCTGAGCGCTGTTGCAATGCTCCCACCACCTGTCTATTGGGTCGCGTGTGGTGATCCCGATATAGGCTTTCTGGTTGGCGAGATTTGTGATTTTGTAGACACTTCCGATCATTTCGATGTTCTCTATCATAAAGATCATTGAAATGCCCTCCGAAGAGGGCATGTGTCTTATATTTATTAGGACGCCGCGACGATGCCGCCCCCGGATTCGATTTCCGAGAATTCCATGTCCGGACGAACGGCAGCAAAATCTAAAAATACCCAATTAATGCTGTATTCTGGCTTTAACCAAACGCCCGCTACCATCTGGTTGGCAGCAATAACTTCAGCCGGGTTATTGTCTTCGTCGCACTTCACTTTACCGTCATAAATCGCGCCCATGTTGGCCAGCTGGCGGATATAAGGACGAACGGCGTTGCTAAACAGGCTGCGAGTGAACGCATCGTTGTTTTCACCAAGATAGTATTTGGCGATGGCAGCGATGTTTTGTTCAGCCATGATGAACAGGCCGCGCACGTTAATGCGATCGAACGCCGACGGGCGGGTCAGGCCAGTCTTATCACCGTACAGCACGATGCCTTCTGTGGAGAAGGTGACGATGCTGTTGATCTGGTTGCGATACAGCACAGCACGTTCATCAGAAGACGCAGACCACGCCATACGATTGTAATTGTTGTATTTGCCACGGTTATGGAACGCCGGGGACTTATAGATACCAGCAATCTCAATAGTACGCGCCCACAGACCTGCAGTACCGCCACACGCCGGGATCCAGCGCATTTTGTCGTTGTACTTGTCGTAAACGTATGCCCAGTTGTCATCCATAAAGAAATAGGAAGAATCGCGCACCAGGCTTTCACGCCAGGCCACAACATCATCCATTTCCCGACCACGGTTGCCGACCACTACATCACGCAACGGGGACACGAAGGACACTGTGTCTTTACGGTTAGTCGACAGATCGATGATAGCCTGCTGTTCGATCAGTTCTTCACAGTATGCGAACACAGGTTTAGCATCGTATGCTTCGGCGTTGTTCAGGGCTTCGATAGCAGCGACACGGTTGACGTCGTAATCATCAACGCCACCTTCGAGTTCAACTACACCTGCCGCCAGGGCATTAGTGAAGGTGTAAACCCAATTCGAAGTGTTGTTGATCACGTCTTTGAAGTACGCATTAGCACCATCAGACTTTTTCGCGCCTTGGGTATTCTGCATCAGTTCATACTTCTCGATGATCGTACCAGACGCACCGATAGTAGTGATGATAGCAGTCCCAGTCAGGCCATTAGCATCAGGAACCACGGCAGTCACGGGCTGCGGGCCGATAGCTTTGTGTGTCAGAATGACGGTATTCGATTTCACAACAACGCTCGAATAAACATCAGTCAGCGCTTCCATCTCCAGGCCGATTTTAGCCGCCAGAGTCGCTGGGGTATCCGTCTGCAGATATGCAACAGATTCACCTGCTACTGTAATGGCGCCAGCGGCGGTAGCAGTACCAGAAATAGAAATACGATCAACCTGACCGACAGCGCCGGAAGAATCGGTGATACGGCCAACTTTGTCTACAATAACAACGTGGAATTCACCAGCCTGAGGAGCATAGGCAAAGTTGTTACGGAATTCCCAGGTCGGGAATGACGCTGCATCACAGATGTTAACGGCAATATCGTTGCCCAGAGAACCGGGATAACGACCAGTCCACGTAATAGAAGCCGACGGACTTGCGGTCTCAAAGTCCAGTTTGTTTTTGATGAGGATAGCGCTCTGACCTTTAGTCACGGCGTTCTTGGCAGTAGGGCCGACGATACGGGTCACCCATGCAGCAGAACTGTACGACATAAAGTCAGCAATGACCAGAAAGTCGATCGCGGTATCATCATTCGGTTTGAAGAATTTCTTCACCAGACCAGTCTCACCGCTAGTAACCAACACGGGCAATTCTACTTCACCCCATTGGAATTTACCAGCAGACGCGCCCTGAACAACAACGGACGGAGACGTCTGAAGCGTGGCATCGCGCTCGGTCCACTGTACAGACGGCGCAACGCTGAAACTTGTAGTTGCCATAACATTATTCCTTCTCGGTAGAGTTTCGCTCAATTTGAAAGATATTTAGTGATCGTTCTTAAACCACTCATCCATTGACATCCCAGAACGTTCATCATATACATGAACCCCACCGAACCCTGGCATTTCTTGGATTTCTGAGGGGGTGTCACCAGTAAATTTGCCTCCAAACGGGAGGACTTGGTGTTGCTCCATCGCATTCATACGACCGCGCATATCTCTCGAAATGCTGGTGTCAGTTAAATCACTGAACCATTCCTGTTTCACGGCCCATGAATATAAAACAAGTGGCATAACGCAGTCATCATGGCAACCCTCGTCTGCCTCATAACGGGTCCCGGTAAACACGAATGTACTCAGTTCATCAATCGTATCCTGGTCTTCGATTACCAACATCTCTCTTTCGATAAGTGCTTTCAGGTTAGCACAACCGATAGAACGAACTTTCTTGTTGGTGTTGATCCCTGGTTCAGGACGACGCCCGCCGATCTTCTTACCAGTACCCTTATTGTCTGTTGACGTGAACACGATTTCCGGATATTCAATTTCTTGATACAGGATTGTGATCACCTGACCACCAACATCATTGTTGGTCTCTACAAGCACAGGGCATTCACCATATTGAGTACACATATCTGCAATTGTGTATGCATACATCATTGGCGGTATCGTGTTGTTCCGGTATTTGGCTGCAATCGTATGAGGATATTCCGTGATGTCCAATATGGTCAGCACAGAGTAGTCCCCCTCAACCCCTTTGCCTGTATCAGCAATACCAAAATATGTTCTGGTTTTGTCAAAGGGTTTATAGATTTTGGTGAACTCATTCGGCTCCTGATACAACTTGGATGTCATCTTGTCTAGACATTTCGACGGTATTAATGAACCGACAGAACCACGGAACTTGATACCGAATTCCTGATCGAAACGAGCGTCGCCAAGTTTGGCACGTTGTTTGGATTCCCAATTCGGGTCTTTGGTGTACGCCGGAACCCTGTACCAAGGAACTTCCGTAAGATTGAAGTCGTTGTATTGAGGATGTTCTGGGTTCGCTTTTGTGACGATGTCGTAAAATAGCCCGCGCTGACCTTTTGGTGTACTGGTGAGAATACACTTCGAAGTCTCTGCCTGGGCGATAGCAGGGAAAGTTGATTCCCAGAATTCAAAGTCGTTTTCGATGAATGCGACTTCGTCCACATACAGGAGAGATACAGAACGACCACGGATGGAGTCCGAGGAAGTCGCGTATGCAAAGATCTTCGAACCGTTCTCGAATTCAATCAGAGTTGAACCAAATTTCTCACAACCTTGCTGGACGAAGAATGGCATGTCCTGATATGCTTTACGAATACGATCCAGGATTTCAATAGCCTGTTTCTCTTTGTTCGCAAGAACCGCGATCTCTTTGTCAGAGTTGAACATCGCGTACCAGAGGAGAAATGCCGCCACCACTGTCGTATTATGGCTCAGGAACCCATTGGTGTAATAACGCTGCTCAGATGATTTCACCTGGAGGTCAAACATGTGGTGAGATTCGCCGGTTTCCCAAATTTCAGAAATACATTCAAGGCCATCTTGCGTCATGATGGCATCCCCGGCTTCCAGATCTTTGGCGAACACCTCACGATTATATTCATTAAAGAATAGATGTTCGTCTGCGACATGAATCGTCCGGCCACTTTCAGTCTTGACCACATACTCGGCGTATTCTTTTGTCTTGTGTGCTGCGATTACAGGAACCCAACCACTATCGGACTTCACAAAGTATCGTTTGCCGAAGCGGCTGTCTACGAACTTATCATGTTTGCCAATGGTATTCAACGGCTCTGCATGGTTAACGTCCTCGAAGCGGCTGTGAAGCTCCTCTATGGTGATAGAGAACTCTTCCTGGCTGAGAGTATCGTAAACATAAACTTCAGAGTCGCCCCGAACACATTTACCCGACTGACGAGCCTGCACAACAGCATTGAATCGATGATCCTGGAAATCATGGAACAATTGCTTCTGATAATCGTGCATGTCAAATAAGATGAAACCATGGTCAATCGTGGTGATCTTGTAATAGTTCGCAGCGAAGTAGTGCGCGTCCATAGCACACTTGACATATTCTTCTTCCTGCTCATCAGTAAGGACTAATTCAACACGAGGAGCACGCACAGTCGGCTTGCGCATGAACGTTTGGTCCATACGCAATTTGACGTCTTCAATTTTAAACCCCGTCTTGACCGGGGCATATTCGACTTCACGCTTCGGATACGCCATCGTCCTCACCCTCTGACTTCTCTTCCTGTTTTGGTTCTTCCGCGACGTCAATTACTTCTTCATCGGGATTAACCCGAGAATTTCGATTGGCCTCAGCGTCACGCCGAACTTTCTCAATCATTTGAAGAAGATCTCTTGACGACCGAGCTGTCTTGCCGACTTTGACTGTAGTCGTTCCATTTTCATCTTCAGAAACCTCAACGGTGGTCTGTCCCGGCGGCTCTTTGTCGCGAGTAACATCCTTGATGGTTTTCTGGTTTTCCATCAGGTCTTTATTGAGACCACGCATGAGTTCACCCAGCTCTCGGAAGACGCTGAATGCGCGAGGAGCCTCTGTAGAAGCGGCGAGTTCAGCGGCCTTACCCATCATGAACATCGTGGCTTCTTGCATAGCATATGTGGTGTCACGAATACGTTTGTAGTCAGTCGTGGCATCAGTGTCCTCGTATTCAGGAACTTTTGATTCTTTTGACGCGACTTCAGACAATGATGGCGGCATCTCGAATCCTTGATACCCTTCCGGGGGATCACCTAACCACTCCCCCGTTTCTTCATCATAATCAACACCGGGCTTCAATGCGGTTTTCTTCATCGCATCTTGAGCAACCTCATCTCGTGCTGAGACAGCATCTAAGGTCTGTAACAAACGTTCTGACATATTAGACATAATCAATCATCCTCTGGATGGTGGACGCCGTCTTTGTCAACAGTAAACCAAAGAGGCAATTCCGTCCACGGTGTATTCAAATCAGTAGACATTTCGATAATTATTTCCTTGATAACGTTTGGATCACCAGTACCGGAACCGTCATCAACCCAATAATCCCAGCCATAGATAGCACCATGAAGCTGAAACATGAAATTACAATCGACGTGAGGAGATTCAGCTGCATCCCCTTCCCAGTTATCTGACATCGTATGGCTCACCAATTGGATCTTCACAACCTGATCCTGCTTGAGCGTTTCGTTGTCCTTTATCTGGCAATCTATTGAAGGTGTGTAAACAGAATAAATCTGTTCGAGGATCTGAAGCATTTCATTCATCTTCTTTGTACGCACATTGTATTCAAAGTCGATGATGATTGGAATTCGTTGCTTAGACGTCGCAGTATTAGTCGCCAATTTGTTGTGATACGAATTCGTTACCTGTTTATTGATTTCAAATTGACCGAAAGACATCGTCGCAAATGGTAATGCGTTCGCCGGAACATTTCGGTTCAAGTCATTACGACGACCAATAGCCATGTGTAACGGGACCTTCATAATCCCGCGCTCGGTTTTCACCTGAACGTCAGACATAATAGCGTTGAACACATGGATATATTTCAGGAGTGAACCATGGTAAAAATAGTTCTGAAAAGGCCTCATGGTTATTCTCCAAAGTCTATTTTGACATTATTGGTAGACAGATCTTCTTCGATCTCATCAGCAAACTGGTTGTCTGTCTGTAGGGTGGCATCCTGATAAATGCCACCACCTTCAAGATCTTGAAGACGTTTATCAATATCATCAATTTCAGGGACACCAGTATCGAAGTCTTCGTTGCCATACTGGAACAAGGTACATGGTAATGAAAACGTGTACCATTTACCGAATTGCATGAAGTCTTCGTCATTATTCGGGTTGTTGACCTTGAATATTTTATTCGCCATCGGAAGATAAATGAGATCCCCTTCCTGAGGTTGTTGATCCAGTCCTGGCCCGTTGCCAATAACTTCCGCAAAGCGGCGACGGGCGATAGTAAATGTCACCTCATCTTGTAGCTGGATACCACCGAACTTCTCCCACATTTGGGTGTTGAAGCCCTGGTAGTCCTGCATATAGACCTCAATATCAAACGCCTGGTCGAAACGGTGTTCTGCCTCGTTTAAAATTGGGTATTTTTCATAAATGGCGCGTGGAATATACTTGACGTCGATCCCACGTAATTGTATCATCTCCACCACGAGGTCATCAATTAACTTCTGCGTGCCTTGGTGGTTCGTGTAGTTGAAATATTTTGAAGTGGCCATGACTATACCCTCAATTTTGAAGGTATTTAGTCGATGTTTAATTCTATTGAGGAATTGACGAATGCAGGTTGAAGACATCAAGGAAACTCGTGATGGAAGTCGAGTAAGAATCATCTGTGTGGATGCTAAAATCTCAGGTGGTGATTACGATATCGTCGGTTTGGTAAAACAATCTGACGGGAATGATTTCATTGAATGGTGGGACAGTAATAACGTCCATGATGGGTATATTCAGGCGACTTCGCTCCCTGGGCCTCGAGATATCAAAATCTAAAACAAAGCCGGGAAACCCCGGCTTTTTGTTATCCCATAAAGAAGTCGATGGGATACTGTTGACCAGTACGCAATTCTTCCTCCAGACGCTCGATCTCAGCCTCGGCCTCGCTGAACATACTATCGCCGTCCAGTTCGATACCGCCAGGGAGACGGATGCCTCGGGCTTTTTTGAGCACTTCAGCCCAACGGCGTTTTACCAATGCGGTCGCATAAGCCTTCAGCCACATATCATTCCATGCTTCTGTGTTCTCTTCCGCAGTTGGGTCGATGTTCTGGTAGCACTTGAACGCCAGGACTTCATCGATAACAGCTGAGAATTGAGGGTACAGACGGCGCTGGAATTTCTTGTAAACGAATGCCCTGCGGACATTGAGGACGCTGGTGATATCGGAAAGGCGCTGCTGCATAGCAACATAATCGATAAGACGGATAGATACCAAAGCAGCTTTGGGCACTAACATCGCCTGAGCCATCTGCCACTGGGGGGTTGCCCAGTTACCGATAGATTCAATTGGTGGCCCTTGGATAACTTCGACAACGTCATCGATATCTTCTGGAAAGGTGATATATCCTTTATCGATGTCTTCCTGCTTCACCTGGTAAAGGAAGAATGCATCTTGGCTACCGTCGCGATGGTACTCCCAAAACTTCTGTAAAGCATCATCAACCGCGTCTTCAACTTGTGTTTTGTCGAGGTTGATCTGGATGACAGGCGCACCCAATTTGCGAAGGACATAATTCATAAATGAATCTTTGTCCCGAATCTTATTGACGGCCATTAACACCCTCCTTGCGCTGTATATCTGAAACAGTCAGGCGCAATGTTCTAACGTCGTCAGAAAGGCTGCTGCTGTTTAATTTCAATTCAGACACGTTTTGTTTAACGTAGGATATATCGTTGTTCATGACGGCCATCCTTTCACTGAGATCATTAACCTTAACCAAAATCTGGTCAACTTTCCCAGAGTCTTTTTCCAGAACATTCACACGGTTTTCTAATCCACCCATAAACCATACGAATGTCGCAGAAGAGACTAACAACGATGCAACGGCAGCAGTCAAGATTTCCTTAACATTAAACAAGCTGTTATTCTGCGTTGTCATTTTCGCCCCCGTCCGGGATTGTAATCCCGAGTTTTTCTGCCAACATTTTAACGGTTGCTTCAAGCTGATCAATTTGGGCCGATTGCTGGGCAATCTTAGCCTCTCTTTGTTCAGTATCTTGACGAGACCGAAGCGCCGCCATTCCAGCAACATGGTCAGTGCAGATGATTGCTCCGGGGCAAGAGCTACTGCGTACCATTGATGCGTACCCCTGTACTTTCATTCCACGCATACACATATCCTCTAAAGAGGGCGGGGGATTCCCCCGCCATTTCAATTCTATTTATGCCAGAGCGATCAAGCGGAAATCTTTGCAGGAAGGTGGAGCTATCCGGCTTCCGCGAATTAATGCTCTGACTTTCAGGGCTGAAAATGGACTGTTGCTATCGACGGTCTTATCGTATTCATATTCAAAGAATGCGGAACCGTCGTTGACCAGAGGAGAATTCGGTGTAACCGTTTCCCATTCGATCGAATCCATTTCTTGCCCTGGGCGCAGAAGTTTGACCTGTACAGTCATGGTGGACTGAGAAGGCAACATCGCGCCGAAGTACATTTTCAAAGTTGTACACGGGTTGTCAAAACTTACGTCCTTGGTCACATAGCGGAAAACGTCCTCGAAAGGATCTACGCCATGCGAGTTGAGAACCACGGTTAAGTCATCGCCATCAATCATTGGTGCCGTGTACGCATTGCTCGCGCTGCGAGTCATGGTGGCTCTTACCTGGAAGTCCCCAGCCTGGCGATAAATGCCTTCTGTCGGCAGAGGAACATCAGTATCAGATTCAAACTCGGCCCAATCAGACATAGAATTGGAAGTAGAATCACGATAACGGTATTCCAGTTTCAATATAGAACCTTCTAGGGCTGAATTGGTCACGCTGGCATAGAACATATCTACCAGGTAATTGCCCAAGAAAGAACCATCTTCACCACCAATCTGTCCATCGCTGTCTGCCGCTGCGCCAACATCAATCTTGAATGAAGTATAGCTCGCATCCGTGACAGTGTGGACTTTATTCAGTTGCTCTGCGGTAAAGCCGCAGCCGCCCGTCAGTTCAGATAATGCCACAGAGTTGCCCGCAACAAGACCATGGCCCGGTGCGTAAACTGTGACCACAGTAGAACCGTTGACGCAGTTCAACACATTCAGACCAAGAGGACGGATTTTAGGCCCGGCGTTCGGAGTAAATGTCACCACGTTGTCGGCAGCAGCAAAATTACAGCGATACACACGGAATTTCATATCCGCCATTTGGTTTGGAGACCAGGTTGAACCGTTTGACGAAGTGAAGAACACGCCAGTATACGGCTGTTTGGCGATATATTCATTCGACAGCAAGTTCTTTTTACCCATTTCTGCAATGTAAGCATTGTAATCCTGGGTGTTAGCCAGAAGAACGATAGCAAACTCTGTGCCAGCCTGCAGATATACTGGATAATCGAAAGTGAATTTCGTCCCGAGAGAAGAGTCATTCGATACTTTGACGTCAGACGGGTTCAAAGTTTTCCGGGTGATAACAGTACTTGCCGGAAGGCCATTGCTCATCTCACGGATTTCCAGAGTTACTGGAACATCACGTGATTTGCTTGAGAAGAACACTTCCACGCCTTCAATGTATTCACCACCGATGCTGGTCGCCACCATGAAAGACTGTGCGATAGGATCACGCCACTGACCAACAACGGCTTCAGACGACGTTGTTTCAGATTTAGTCGATACAGTATAACCCAGCACACGTGTGTTAACATAGGTCTTCTGGATACCTTGTTTCTTACCAAAGGACTTATGAACAATCTCGGTATTCGTCAGAGTATCATCAGCAGACTTGCTATCAGTCGGGCTGTCAGTTAATCGGAAGACGTTGTCACCAGTATTGAATTTAATGGTGTTATTTTGCGGAACTTTGAATACACCTTTCAGATTACCGTTGGCGTCCGTCGTCAACGGCGCACCATATGCCCCGCCGTTCGGTTTGCAGTACAGATTCACATCCCGACCAGAGAAGAATGCATACATTCTGGTGAACGGGCGCAGGCCGCTGGCGTCAAAGTTGATTTCGATTGAACGCATGTACGGAATAACCTGAGTTTCAACAATCTGTTCGCCAGAAAGTGAAGTGGTGGTTGTATCCGTGTACGTGTAAGTCGAAACATCACGAGTTGAAACGGTCGTGCGGTAACGATAGCCCCACCATACGCCGCCTGCGCCGTGCGGTTCCCATACCCGCTCAGATACAGACACGGTCCGCCATGTACCATAAACTGTACCTTCTTGGACAGCACCACGGGTATTGATCGTCTCGTTGATAACACGAGGAGCAACGTAGTAGTTTTCAAACCAGTAATCTGTTGTCGGATTGAGTTTGAGGAACCCCGTCCAGTTAAACACAGCATATGGGTTGACGTTGATCGTCGTCGTCGCATATTCTTGGTTGACAGAAATTTCCGGCGTGTATTTGCACACGACCATACCGTCCATAACCTTGTCCCAACCATCCGGAACCAGATCAATCGCGTTTTGTTGTACAAAAGGACGCAGGCGACCATTGTCGGTGTCTACGGAACCCATCCAGTCGGAAGACAGATCATCAATCAGACGGAAGTCTTTGAACGGATCAGCGGCGATACCATTTTTGTAACGTGGGTTGCCTGTTACCGGGTCGAATACTTGCTGAGTCATAGCCGAAGATTCCAGCTGAGACAGTGTTGTATAGTATTCAACGTTCGATATACGGGTGTCCAGCTTACCGATATCCCGCATTGTGTAACGACGGTTGTCGATAGTACGGATCTGAATATCGTCAATATCCGGAGTATACGGAGGAATCAACAGTTCGTACAAACGCATGGCGTTTGCTGGAATAGCCGGAGCCGCCAGGTTGTTAGAACTGATACCACGAGCAACGTTGAAAACACCGTTATCTGCCAGGTACACGGCATCAATCCGAGGCAAATAATATTCAACGTCCATGATGATCGCCGTGTTAGGCCGCACCATATCAGTATCAGACGCACCATTGGTGATTTTAGGACGGAAGTCAATACTGTCGGCCAGGCCATACACTGTACCAGAAGTGCTTGATGTATAATTCGGGATTGATTTGTAATCAATCGAAGTATACGAATCAGCTGTAAAGAAGTCACCACTACTGTGAGCGAAATACGTGTATTCCACGGTATACGTGCCTGAAATGGCTCCAGCGGCCGATATCAGGCTGGACTTGTAGTACGCCGCATCACGCTGTCCGCCATCCAGAGTGAAGTTAGAGGTCACGTCAGCACCATTGGCATTTTTGACGGAAGTCAATTTATAGCCGTCATGGTTCGCAAGCTGGATGCTGGCCTGGTTGGTAAAGGTCACAGTCTCAGTCGCAGTCGTGACAGTTTTGGTTTTGATGATAGCAGTGGTGCGTACCATCAGTGCCAACAGGTTAATCGATTGCAGAGCGTTACCAGAACCCAGAGAAATCTGCAGAGCCGACCCAACTGGTGTCCCGGTCAGAGACAGGCTACTGGAGATATCGATCTGGGCGGCGGTTCCGTCAGATTTCGCTCCGGAGTAGAGTGAGAATTCCGGAGAAAAACTATATCCCAGCGGCGCGGATATAGAACCATTGCCTGATGCGTCCAGCGTAATTTTGTAAGACCGCAAGACGGTGTAGTTGATATCAATCGTCCCGGTCGGTGCCAGAGTTTTCACGCCAAAGACAGGCAGTTCAAATATGAGATCCATAGATGAACTTTGTGAGAACTGATTTGTTTCCAGCGCGGCCGAGAACATCGTGGTCCCGCTTTCTTCGTAAGCGACTTTGGTGACCGTGCTCATATCACCAGTGACGACCAGGTCACGCATATACAGACGGAATTCCGTCCCGGTACGGTCGGCGGAGATACACAGGGCAGTCGCTTGGGTAACACCAGAAGCATTCAGCAATTTGTAGCGAATACTACGGCTGATAACAGGAACACCCTTAGAGTTCTTGGTCGTCAGGAAATTACCTGTCGCTACAGCAACTGGTGTGTTGTTCAGGAGGTCTGTATCACGCGCCTTATCAATGACGACGAGTTCTTCCCCGACGTTCTCAATACGACGACCACGGACATAAGAAATGCCCGGCTTCATTACCGCAACCAGTTTGCTTTCATCGCCACCTTCGGACGGAGTATAAACCCCACCATTGTTATTTTCTTTCAGGTGTTCGCGAAGGTCGATCTGGTGAGTAGACACGTTGTAGTCACCAGCTTGCTCATAGGTGCGCTGGGCCATAGTGTCTTCGAGGATATTGTACGTCGATTGGGTGACCATAGACTGGATTTTACCGTCTTTGATCTTCGCCAGCTCAACGAAATCTTCGACTTCTGCGTCATAGTCAAACGCCTGAAGACTCAGATCCAAACGAAGGCGATGAGCGCCCGGCGCTTTGGTGTTCGGTGTACCCTGGGCATTGGAGAACAGACTACTATCTTGCTCTTCGGTCACGATTTCTTCAGTAACTTTGAACCCGACACGATGGCTGGTGTTGTTTGCATATTTGTTGACAACCAACATATCATCGTCAACGTCGAGGAAGAACCCACGAACGAAATAGACGCCTTTGGTCAGCCGAGCAACAATAGAACCACCGACAGTCTGAGCAACACCATAACCGATACGGATGAAGTTATCATTCACATCATAGGTGTTGAAGTATAGATTATCGTTCGGGCTGAATCCATCGGCAGTACCGGATTCGGTCATTTCCAGAATACAGAACATCATATCCGGTTCACTGGTGTAGCGTTCCAGAGACAATACACGGGCCTTGGCGTTGTTGTCTTTGCCAATCACGTACAGTTCTTGAATGCCTTCGAGGTCGGTGAATTCGCTCCCACCCGCCAGCTGAAATTTCATAGAAACTGCGGAATTGGTGATTGTCAGACCACCAGGAATAACCATAGATCCATCTTTGAAAAGATGATTACCGATCTTCTCAATCTGATCCTGCAAGATCGTCTGCAGCTGGTTCAGTTCCCTGGTCTGTACTTTGATTGGATTCGGGCGGAACAGGATGCGGCTGAAACGCTTCTCTGGATTCCAGTCGTCCCAATACGGGCGGCGGTTAAGATTCAATTGTTGCATTTTGTACTCCATCTATAGAGTTTTGTCTTGAGATTATTTAGTATACCGCGCGACCTATTGATAGAAAGAAGAAAGCCCCCGAAGGGGCTTTGGCTTAAAATTCAACATAGCTCTTTGGAAGACACTATTAGGATACATCCCAATCTTCCGACAATCTATCTGAGTTTGATGGAGTCCAACCAACAATATCGCCATCTATGGCATGGAGCGTCATTATTCCATTATCCATTGTTACATATTCACCATCTAAAAAACGACCTGTTAAGCTCCCGCCATTTCTTAACTCAATCAATGCTTCTTCGTATGTCATAGCGCCCCCATTAAGATGATGATACAGGCAATCCGGCAACCACAGCTGCCGTGCCAACACCTGCTGTAACCACAATCGAAGCGACAGTACCACCAGCAGTAGGAGACTGGTTAATAAACTGCTGTCTCCTGGTATAGTACGTGTTTGCGTAACCAAGATTATCGGTTATGGATGTCGGAAAATCAGAAAATGTCACTGTTTTACCACGCATTAATCCAATTGGCATAAGAGTTGATGTGCTGAATAATAGTGTTTTATAAGTTTTGTTGGCAAAAATAAATTTATCTACTTCATATCTTAAAGTAATTCCATTATTCGTGCCCATGTTTGCAAATATAACATCAGTTGTAAATTGAGCAGAGGTAATGCCACCACCATCAATTCGATGGAGTGCGTTGCTATTCGAAGAACGGGACAGCAGCAAAATCCCTACTGACTCTCCGGTAACTCCAGTCCAGGAAACTGATGAATTTATGACACAATCACGTAGTGATAAGGTAGAGGCATTTATAACAAGGGCGGCATAGTATGTTACAGAATTAAAGTCTCTACCATCAACAGGGACAGCATCAAAAACCATGTTTAAATTGCTTATCCCAATTCGTCCGTTATTCAACGAATCAAGGTGCAAAACTACATTTCTGAAGGTACAGTTACTGATTGTCAAATCACCTACAGCCCCCTGCTGATATACAATAGAGCAGCACCCAACACCGCTGAACATACAATTGCTGTACGTTACACTTCTGTTGTTGGCGTTTTGACTGGAGTTATTTATTGTAAATACCCTGTATCCTTCTGTTGTAACTTCGGCGCAGCATGAATCAAAAATTACGCCATCACTATAGAAAAATGTGGCATAGCAACCATAGCGAAAATCTTTAACGTAGCATCCTACTGCGGAGCATCTCACGCATCCTTCGAAGTCTATCCCAACATCCGTATCCGTTCCAATTCCGTAGCAGCTTAGTGATGTTGCAACACAATCCAAGCCCATTGACCCCCACCAAGCTGCTTTTGTGGCAGAGATTCTATCAGCCGTAGATCTTACCCCAACACACTTTCGCTCATTGCCGAGGCCACCATTGTTACCGGGGTTAGAGTCACCACCCCAAAACATAATGCCGTAATAATACCCATATATAATATTATTCGACGTTGTCCCATAGTCAGAATAACGAAAACTAATTGCCGCCCCGTGTGTTGATACAGTTGCCGCAGTTGCCTTGCAGAAAGACGCCTTAATTCTTTTAGACCTACTGGCGCTAGTGCTATTAGCATAAACGTTGTTTGCGTCATTTGTTGCGATGAGGCGGAGACCTGTAACCTCCACGCCTTCAACCAACACCCCGTCTACATATGACAATACCCCGACGAGACAAATGGTGTCATTGGCGTAGGAGAAATTACCGCCACTGATTTTAAAGTTGGTTATTGGTGCTACTGCTGAACCAGATAGTTTAAAGACAGCCGCTTCTACGTTAGCCCCGGACAAACCAGAGGTATTGATGACTGTAACATTAGCGTTTTTATCAAACTCAATCTCACAATAAGACGTAGTAATGTTTATTTTATTACAGTCCAACACATAGTTACCTGCCGGAACTTTAACTTTTTTCCCACTGTTGATTAGATCGTTAAACCACGACGAATCGTCGTCAGTCCCATTGCAGGGTGCTCCTTGAGACTGGGGTGTTAAATAGTGGATATAATCACTAACCATACCCCCACCGGAATGTGCAACCAATGCATCACCCATGCCTTCTGAAGCCAGGTCTTGACGAAGAATGTCACCAGAATATCCTGCTACAAGAACATATGAACCGTTAGAAGTTGTTAAGTTCAACAATTTATTTGTTACAGTCCAGCTGACAGGAGTACCTGTTGCTGTATCCCGATACCAACAAGTCTGAGTTTCTTTGTCAAACAGTATGACATACGAATCAATTGGAGTGGTTGTTGACAGATATCCGACTTGAGACTTCTTGAGACCAAAGATGCGAGCAATCGCTTCTTTATTGGTCTCACGTGAAGTCGAGCCTTGTGATTGGTTAAACTGTGTTTTCATGGGTGGTTCCTCATGTTGTTTTTCTAACAATGCATCCTTGTATTTAGTTTGTTCAAAAGAAAAGCCCCCGAAGGGGCTTCATACTAAACGTCCTGCCAACTTTCTATTTCTTTTACATCCGTAAAGTTATCCAAACTTTTTTCATTGTTGTACGGTAACAATGAGTAGCTCTGTTTAAATTTGTCGATTTCGTATATACAATCTTCTTGATGTACTGAATACAGTTCGCTCCCTCTCATAACGATGTAGGCGTCTTTACCACTTTCTGTTTTAGCAGTCAACAATTTATATTCACGCATTATGAAACTCCATTAGTGATAAAGGTGCATTCATTGGTAGGATAAATTAAAACCCCAGCCGATGTTGCTGTGGAAACCGTGTCTTCGATGTCAAAGCAATACACACCACCAGAAACAAACCCTGAACGAATTATTCGTGTTTGCAGGTCGGCCCCACCAACACCAGCCCCAGGTATAGTGACAGCAACACCAGCCGTTTTCGGGAAGGTGGAAACCCAGTTCTCGGAACCGTTAGCAAACACCCGACTATCTCCAACAGCTAAAGCCGCGATAGCGGTGGTTGCTGTGGTAGTTTTAAATTTGGCACCAGGGGAAGTAACTGTATAAATCACACCGTTGGTATCCACAATTTTATCACCTTTCTTAAATGGATAACCAATCGGGAAACCAGTGCCGTTATAATAGAAAGTCTGATCCACTTTTGTTATCGGAGTACCTCTGAGAACAGTAGAAGTATTCGTGGTTTTTTCAATCTGGAAATTACAATCCGTGACTTCTAATTGATCGAATGCTATATTACCCAACATAAGACCATTGGCATTCAAATTCATATTGAAGCATTTCACTCGGTTGAATGATGCAACACATTTGTTCAAGCGACGTGTGTTGTCCTTTCCATTCCCTAATATCCGATGTATATCGATGTTCAGGAATTCAGATTCAACATTGGTTAAACCCAAGAATGACATATGCCCATACAGGCTGATTGTCGTCGCTGTTACATTGTTAAGTTTCAAAGAAGCCAAGAACGTATTCGTGGCCGACATTTCCAATTGTATAGTTCCTTTGATGTTGACTTCAGAAATAGATAGATTTCTACCCGCACTTATGTATCCACCTGAAACAACACCCCAAGTTTGCCATATCATTTTCGCGTCATCTGTCAACGGATTTCCCGTAATACCGGATATGACGGTATTCATAGAGCCATAAATAACGAGGCCAGCAGTGTCCAAGCCTGTGTTAGGAGACATTGAACTGTCCGGGTACATTTCTATGTTCCTGATGTGCGCCCCAGAACATTTTTCTAAATGCAAACATTGGCGAGCTTTGTAGATATAGCAATTGCTGATGGATAAGTTTTTGTATAATAGGGATGGATTATCGGTAAGTGTATAATTCCCTTTGCCTGCGATACCGATAGCAATTCCCCAAAAAGCATTTGTCCCAGTATGGTTAACTGTGTCGATATAGATGTTGTCAATAACAGTATTGATATCGTTAATACCTAAATTCAACTCAATGCAATCAGCCTGCATGTCCGTGAATCTCAGGTTTTGTAGGTACACACTTCTCAAGGCTGCTGAAGTGTCTGGGTCGCCTTGTCGTAATATACCATAATAACACCCGGTGAAAGCCCCACGTTTGATGGAAAGGTCGCCTAATGCAGTCAAATTCGTGCTTATTACCGCAGCGGTGGATCGGGTATTTTTTATAAGAAAATCTGTTAATTCAATATCCCCACCAGTGTGACGGATATACACCTTGTCTAACGTGAAGTGTGACAACTGAGAAGACTGTGTCAGCAAAATTTGCTGTGATGTGGATGTTGTCGGCCCCAGCAGCGTAAATCCACCTGCTTTGACACCGGAAAGATTCACAACACCAGTAACATAATAAGATCCTCGACAGAAAATTTCCAGCCCGGTGGATCTGGCACATTCTGACGCTAAATTTATAAATGGGGTTTGATCCACCACAGATGATGTAAACCCACCAAAATCTTCAAACTGTATAACTTGGCGGTCCCAAATCCGACTAAGATAAAGGGTGAAATTTCCAGTGGTGGTCACTAAAGTCAATACGTTGTTCTGTACAGACCAAGAGACGACATTCCCAGTAGAATTCACATTTCTAAATGCCAGTTGACTACTACTATCAAACAGAGTTTTAACACCCGCGATACTGACGCCCACTTTGAGATAAGCAACTTCACTGGTTTTGATCCCGAGTGTCCGGGCTATGGATTGTTTGTTCACGTCTTTAGAGACGGAACCACCAGGTTGACTAAATTGCGGATTCATGATGAATCTCCTGTTGTTTTTCTGAAGTTGGTATGGTCTACTTATTGGTTTGGGTTCCTACTGGACCAGTGGTTGTGTGAACATCCTATTCATGGGTTAATCCCCATGTTGTAGTTTGGTTAGTCAAAAATATATGTGATTTGTATTTCAGACCCTATTTGTCCAGTTAATGTCATGCACTGATCGGCTGCCTGAAGTATGGCAGCTCGATTAGTTTCACTGGACTCAAACTGCGCTAGTGGCGTTTCCCTGTTATTGGTAGAAACGCTGTAAACGCCCTCTGCTTCCGTCTGGTAAATATAATATTTTGTCATATTAGCTCCCCAACAGTCGATGACTGGTTACAGTTGGTAATTTTAGAGAAATTGTCCCTGTAAATCCTGTTATGCGCAAACCAACCCTTACATATTGCATGGGGTGTGTGGAGTTCGAAAACGAGTTTACTTGTCCAGCCTGTGTACAAAAACCCTGGAACTTATCAATACGACCATTTGCCTCAGCGATGGCCGCTAAGTCAATGGCTGGACTGTAAGTAGTAGCAAGAGTTGTCTCACTTACTGACGCACTGTTCATAGTAAGTAAACTTCTTGCTTCAACAAGACAAGAAACATTCACGTTTCCAGAATACCCAGAGGCCACTTTAATTGCACCAAGTGCTCTAAATTTTTCCTGAGACATCACAGAATATGGAAGGGCGCAAATAAGGTAATAAACGTTACTAACATTATCTGATGTAAGTGATATTGACTGTAAGCCATCATTATCATTAGTATCAACAGGACTGTACGTCCATGCCCCGTTAACCGCATACCAGCCCCACTGATCGGCAGCTGATACCGAAGGGTTATATGCCGCTCCTTCTGTCCCGCTAAAACGGTTAGTGCTTATTACACGTTTATCTTCTCCTGTTGGGTTGAACTTACCAAGCAGAACAGTTGAAGCATCAAGCAAATCTTCAATGTTTTGGGGGAAATCAATAACAATTGCGTTATTTGCAGGCTGTCCCGAAACAATAAGAGACTGATATGCTGTTTTAGCATGGCTCATTGTTGACGTTGACGTCCACACGCGGCAAGATTTTTCTATCAGTAAATAAGTATTTATTACTGAAGAGAAAGCCCATGTTTTATTCCATAACGCTGGTGCTACCTGACCGGAACCAAGGTCAAGAATTGAATTTGAAAATACGATTTTCTTACCATATTTAGGGAAGCTGGTGGACGCTGTTACATTAACCAGCATACCCTGCACGCCTTCAATATGACACTGATTGAATGATATGTATGTATTACCGTTTTTAGTGATTTTAACCAGATCACCAGTAGGATAGTCCAGAGAGCAGCCATGGAAAAATAATTCGAATGCATTATTCTCTACATAGATCAGGTCTGAATCTGAGTCAGCCAGTGTACCGTCTCTAAATAAGAATCGCTCTCCCGCATTATTTTTAGTATCCCCAAGGACAGCAACCCCATAGTTGTTTCTTCCAAGATGAAAACCATCAAAGGTGTTGATATAATTATCAATTGGGTTAATTTTAATACCGTAATAAAACCCCAGGGATTCGAAATTCCTCACACGGCAACCACGAACATCAATAAAACCTGTAACAGTATTACCTATCGTAATACCTGCGTTAGACGTTCTTTCTGATCCGATAGGGTGAGTCAGTACCAGCCTACCGCCTATAAAAATATCTCTCTCAGTTTCCCACAGGAGTACAGACCTTGGGCGTGCTGTAGATGATGTATCATACGCAGAATCCAGTAACATAGGGAAGTAGCTGTTATCAATTACTATCCCATCTGTATTAGTCACAGTATAGTAATCAAAGTATGTGTCAACATCCATCTTTAAGGTGACGAATGAAGGGATATGGATCGCCCCAGTCACATTATACCGGGTTTCACCACGAGTCTTACCTGGGATTCGGATGGTTGTGCAGTAATCAATAACCCCTTTCTTGTTTCCCCATAAAACCGCTAGATCATATGCGATTTTGTTGATGCATGAGGAAATACTTTCGTACCCTACTGCACCTAACAGGAATAAAGGGTTATATCCTTTTGACAGGTCAGCTTTCCAGCGTTTACCACCAGCAGTAACAAACACTGAATAACCATTATCAGAACTAGTAACATCTGAAGCATCATAGGTCAAAACTTCGTTAATGATTTGCCCACTAGAAATGGCTTTTTCAAGCACAATCCACTGACCATTAACATCTGGCTCAATAAGTCGCAATGATGATACCGATGCACATCTGCCAACCATCTTTAGACCGTCGCCTGAACCCAGGCTATCTACCTCTGAATCCAGAGTAGTCAATCGAGTTTCTACAGTAGCACCTGTAGATGTACCGATGTTAGAAGCGCCATCATTTCCAGCTAAAGCAGGAATATTCTGCTTTATGTTCATCTCAGCAACTACCCAAACACCTGTTGGTAATGCTGTATCAAGAACAACCTTACCTGAAGTTTTGAAATAGTTGTAATCTTCGCCGGGCGTTTTGTATTTCCCGTCTATGTACAAAGACTGGACACCATAAGCCGTGAAATCAGGAGTAAATTCTGTTTCACCCCCAACAGAAAGGAATTTGTAGATACGAACTGCATTATTGCTCGCATCCTGAGGAGACATGATTTTATCAAACAGACAGAATACAACATCCCCGGCTTCCAGTTCGCGGCCAAGGTTTAATGTATTCCCGTCTATTTCAAAATTATCAATCGGGACCTGTACACCAGAGTTGATAGTAACGAACCCGGTGATAGGAAAAAATGGCAGGGAAAGGAAAGTTTCCCCACCGTTTGTTGAAGTGTACTTGAACGGGATCTGGTGGGGTGCTACGACTACCCCGCCGAAAATTTCTTCTACGTTTCTGGCCATTTGAAAATACCCCATAAGGCGTTACCAATATGGGGTATTTAGGTTTATTCTATTTGCTCAACTTTGCTCCCACCCTATATTAGAGCCAGCATTGCCCCAGATATCGAGGTTAGCGTTGGGAGAGCCACTAGATATACATGGCGAAGTGCTCATCAATCTTACTAATTCTTTCACTTCGCGGATACCAGCAGGCGTTGCCATTTGTACCCCGTTCTTAAATTTCGGAGAAACGAATTTATTATTTTCGGTGAGTATCTTGGTAAATGTCGGAGTAGCACCACCCCATTTCTCGGAGAAGAACAGGTTGTTTTTCAGCTTAAACTTAGCAAAAAGATCCCCGATTCTAGCCACCGTTGCACTGCTGATTACGTCCGTTCCCGTCCTGTTGCTCCAATAGAATAGGCAGCTATCAATTGTCATCGACAATGCGGTAGGGCTGTCGTCAGCTTGTGGGTTAACATCAATAACCCATTCGTTCCCACTGCTCACAGTATCAATGAAAACACAATTTCGGACTAGACAGTCATAAACATAACGATAAGCAGCTGTTTTAATCCAGTACGTATCAGAAGATCGGTTAGTTCGCCCCACCCCGTCGTTGTAAGAAACAACATATTCTATTACATTGCCGATACACCCAAATCCTAGAGTGAAATACAGCGTGTAAATATCGCTGGAGAGTGGGGTATACCCCTGCGAGCTATACCAGCTGTTACTGAATGGTCCTTGGATGAACATCGGTCCTCTGGCATTATTCGATGTAAATCCGTAGCGGGCCAGACAATAGTGGCAATGATAATCAAAGTCGAAGCTCTGGCGATCAGGGTAGCCAGGCCCAGCGCCATGGATCTCAAAGTTTTGGAACGTCAGATACCTCGCCCCACTAAACCACACAGGAACATCTGCCGCTGCTGTTTTCGTGACTAAATCATAGACATTATAGCGATAGCTCGAGTGGTAAATACCATCAACTCCGCTTTCCATATCATCGTTGATAACATCTCTAGATTGGTTTTTGCTCGCGCACCACCCTAAGAAAACGCTTGAGTTTATGATGTTCGTGAAGCTGCAATTGATCACGCGCACACCATAGCTTTTCATTTGATCGCCATGGTAAGTCGTCGTGTCGCTCAGGCGAGGATTCCCGCGGATCTGTATACCAGCGTTCAACATATCGAATCGGCAATTACTGACAAGTATTTTATGAGCCACGTTAGTGCTGCCACCATAGTCAGCAAGCGCGTTCAGGCAAAATACTCTGGACTTGCCGTTGCTGCCAGCGATGCTTTCTGGCGTCCCGATAAAATCGATTCGGTTCAAAGTAAAGTTGCATATATTTTGGTTACTCTTGTTACCAATCGGAACAACGTTAAAATATATTGCAGTTCGCTCAGAACCCGGCATAGGAGAAACCTGCAAATCCTCCAGCTTTAGTTGGCACACCCAAGCGTCAAGTATCCTCACGTTGTTGTCGCTGGTAAGGATCGGCTTTTTACCAACGCCGTACCTTGTGATTACAGATTGAACAGTAGTCTTATTGTTGAAGAAACTGTTCGTCGTGTTATTTGAATAGCTGAATTTGGAAACTGTTCCAGCCTTTAGATGCAGCGTAAAAGGATGCTGAATTCCAGCAGCAATAGCATTGTCAATCGAATTGAACGGGCTTTCGATAGTCCCGATTCCATTAGTGCTTACACTTGGATCTACATAATACTTGTTCATAAAAATTGCCCTTAGTTAAGGTTAGTGTGAACATCTACCCAACTATCATTTGGTATGTCTGTGTAGTCTCCGAGCGCAACAGTGACCGCTCCGGTAGTTGTATTTGCGGTATAGTTCACCGACCGCACACCAATGGTGATCACGTTGCCGACTTCGCTCTCGATGGTCGCAACTAAAGTTTGTAACCCACCTCCGAATGCAGTCCTTGGGCTGCGAATCTTCCATTCAGCATTGTCTGGAGTTTTAGCCCCAGTAATCACATATTTCCCGGTCGAAGGTTTTGTTACTGTTACTGTGCCTAGCCCGGCGTAACCTCGGTTTATGGCGCTATAGGTATCGTTACTCTGGAATTCACTTCCGACAATTGTGGACTTCGTTACTGAACTCATTGAGTTAGCGATACGAACAACTGCTCCCCGAGTTGTAGCACAGCTGCCATCATTCAGAGTAACAGTGGTATTACTGGTTAGCGATTCAGCAATCTGGGTGTATATAATTCCAGACGGTTCCACAGTCACGTAACTATCTTTATCGTTCCAAATTTTTACTCGGAAAACCCCAGTTGAGCTGTCCGGTGTAGTCCGTAATGGAACTAATGTTGAGTTCTCAGAACGGTTACTCAGCTTGGCGTAAAGCGTGGTCGTACCAGCGGTGCTATCAACAACAATACCAAAGCTGCACAGTCCTGATGGATAACGAAAGTCTCCACGAGATCGCAATGCAGTAATGCGGACGAACGTTTTCAGATTAGCCGAATTTATTGTGGTTATGTTTGTGCTAGGCGAGAACATCTCGATAAGATAAGTTCCTACAGCCTCTGATAACCCACCTCCTGCTGAATAGAGGCCACTGAATACGGCTCCTTGCTGGGAGTTATTTACCGTCACCAGTTTTACCCACGACGAAGTGCTTAACCAAGTTGTAGGGTTGGATGAGGAGAAAATCAACGCCTCGGGTAGCTGATCAATCGTTGCAATCTCTTTGCCTAATGATTTGACAGCGTTGGATTCTGGTACTGCATAGGCGGTATATAATCCAGGACCAGCCAGATACCCTTTGACTGAACCATCATCTTGGGGTAACAATATCAAGCTGGAATTTTGGCTATCATCTTCAGCGCCTGCTACTGGAAAACGGGTAATTGTCCCCAGTTTAGAGTTGCTTCCGTAACCATAACCTTCCGTGAACGGTATGGCAACCCTGGAAGCGGTCAATACTCCGTCTTTAACTGAATATACTTGCAATCTACCCCTTTGGTCAACCGTGATGGTGCCTTTATTATTTTTCCCACCAAACGTTATACCGGCTATCCCTCTTGGATCAGCAAACCCTTGATGTAGATCATATTGACCTCTCTGTGTCAATCTGTCAAACAACGAACTCCCTTCACCACCTATGTCAAGATCATCTTGAGTTTGTACGACAGAAAACCCTTCACCGGGGTAACTATTAGGCTCAATTACTTTAGGAAAATTCCCAGAATAAAAATAGCATTGCCCACCTGAAAAATACCAGATAGCATCATTACTGTTATTCAGGACGGCCCCTTCTTCAAAACTACCAGCTACGAGATTAACCCCGAATTCAATTAATGTCCTTCTCCAAAGTTCTCTTATATTTTTCTTACACATCAATTCTATGAGGTTCTTACTAACGTTACCTGGTGTATAAATCAAAACACCTGAAGACACGTTAGATATTTTTGCACCAGAAGGAATACCAGAAGGAATACCCCAAGCCTTTTGTTCCAAAACATCATAGATTATAGTTTTCCCATCTAGAACAGAAGTTTTGTCTGTGCTGAGAATAACTTCGGAATTGCTTACGTTATTCGCGCGGGCGACTTCCCAAGGAGTACGGTCGATCTGGTTATAGACCGTTGGGTCACCGTTGATAACGACGACAACGTCATCCCCAGCTTCCAGTTCATCCGCCAGAGTAATCGTACTGGTGGCAGGATCAAATGTAAATCCGCGCCCTATTTGTTGACGCTGGCCGCGAATATAGATTTCAGATACTGAGTCCACGACCACATCCAACACGATTTGGGTTTCGCCGCCGATAGCTGAACCGCCGTTGTATTCCCAGGTGATTACAGTGCCACCAGAACCCCCGCCGCCCGCGCCGAGCTGAATTGGGATGTACTGAATAATCTGCACATCAGAACCAGAGGCCAACGCCGGATCGAATTTGACTTCATACCCGTCGAGAGTATACAGGGATTCTTTCAAACGTTTTCCGTCAACGTACACATCTACAATAGATGGTTGAGTGCTCAGGGTAATAGATGGTGTTGTCGCTGACAAAATTTGGCTGTAAATTTCGCGGCTGTAAACCCGGCCTTGCCCCAGACCGACGCCTGACGTAATAACCCAGCCACGGGCTTCACCAGTCCATGTGAAAGTCGCACTGACGTTATCTGTAGAAATAGTCATAGAATCGGCTGAACCATAAATTGATTTGCCGTTTCCGTCAACAGTCAGAGGATAAGTGGAAAATTTACCATAAAGGTCACAAACAGTAACACTGTCACCAACCCGTTTAGGGGAAGGGAACAGCACCGTAGAGACGCCGTCCGTATTATCTACCAGATATGCACGTCCTGCTTGTAACAGGGAAGAGGAAGCATGAGGGAGCGCTTCCCAGCGCCCACCGTTACCGCCACCAAGCGGCAACCAGCCGCCTTCGTTGTAGTAGCCTTCGAATTGATCGTCGTCTTCGTTATAACGGACAGCAGAAGGAACCCCAGATGCGTCAGGAGTTTCTGGCACAGTCATTACCGCATCTGGGCCATGTTCTACAACACCATTATTCAGAATACCTTCTTGAAATACGGATTGATCTTGTGATTCAAGCCCAAGCGGAAAATTTGGTTTCGTGGGTTTATTAGCCATTTGAAAATACCCCTAGCACATGTAATCGTCTAGGGGTATTTAGTTTGAGATTTAGAAAGAAGCACGAAGTGAATAATCGACAGATGCTGCGGTTGTTGTATTAGCATTGGTCATTGTCAGGCGTAGTTTACCTGAAACAACAGAACCTGTGAACGACAAAGTCCCCGCCGTACTTTTTTGTGTCAATGACGTCGCCTGAAGAGTACCGTCATACGTCATTGTGATCAAGAACGTATCAACCAATGTACCCCATTTGGCCGTAATCAAAATTTGACACAGATTCACCAAAGTGAAATCAGGCAACGCAGCACTACCAGAAGCCGGGACAGAAGTACTGGTGGTGTTGGTTTTAGCCAATTTTACCGAACCTGCCAGCGCCAAATTCAAGGCGTTCATATCAGTAGTGTACGTTGACACATCGACTTTGTTTGAAGACAGTCCGCTGATTTGGCTGTCAAGGCTAGTCATTTTGGTGTCATACGTGGATTTGTCGACCTTATTCGTAGACAGGCCACTAATTTGGCTATCTAAACTGGTCATTTTGGTGTCATACGTGGATTTGTCAACCTTATTCGTAGACAGTCCGCTGATTTGACTGTCAAGGCTCGTCATTTTCGCCGTATACGTCGTATTGTCTACTTTCCCGGATTGCAAATTCGCTATCTGAGAATCCAGACTGGTCATCTTCGTCGTATATGTCGCAGTATCCAGTTTCAGGTTTATACGGTTGTTGACACTGGTGAATTGCGTTTCAATGTTCAGCATATCTGAATCATAATCCACGACCTTCACGTAATCGTTGAAACGAGTGTCAGCGAATATACCGTTAAACAGACTTGTCATAGACCATATTTGTGACCCACCTGTTGGTGAATACACCGCCAGCGATTGAGGGAGCGTTGTGTCTGTCCTCACGACAAGATTGGAGAGATCGACTTCCAATTTGTTGTAACTATTGGAAAGCAACGAAATCTTCAGACCAGAACCAGAACCAACGGAGTCCACAGTGCTCAGCCCGTGTTTTTTCAACATGCTGAGGTTCACCGCATCCGTGTTGGCCGCAGGTTCATCCGTGATCGTTATGGAGCGTTGGGTCGGGACTACGATGCCACCATTTGCATTCACCACAGACGCAAAAGTCTTTTTCCCGTTTATCGTTTGTTCTTGTCCATCGGTCCGAACGACTTTATTGGTCAAAACATCGTTCATTGTATCGATAGCAGATTTCAAGACGAACGTAAGGTGTGCTGACGCCGGAGACAGGTCGTCATCTACCGTGATATCGTTCACGACATCAGTTTTGTTCAGTTTTCCATCGACCGCATCTAGAATATTATCTATCTGCTGGCCTGTATATTTGCTCAGATAATCAGCCATTTTCTTAACTCCTAGTGCTTTCGAGGAATACTTTGAAACCAGATGGATGGAAGTGTTGACGGAACACGCGATCAAATACACCTTCGAAATCTGCGACGTCGCCAGGTATTCTTATGACATATGTGTATTCGTCATAGTAGTAATCATCACGAAGACCAACTTCACCATCACAATCAAAGTTAGCATCCAAACCAGCCAAATCTTCTTTTGGATAATACACAGTAACTGGAACACCGAAATAAATCCAGAAGAACAATTCTATCGCTTTCTGTGTTCCCCGTATTTTATAGATATGCTTCAACAATTTCAGCCAGCGGGTATGGTCTAATGTCCGGCGGCGCGTACCCTCGATATAAACCGAGAACTGGTTGCCATCCGCTGTAATAAGACCATCAGACCCTTCTGGTACAAAGAACCCGAATTCAGGGAAAGATTTGTCAACCGTTCTTTGAAACCCGAATTCTTTATACCAGGCGTCAATACTTGAATTCTTGTCTTCAGGTGAAAACAATGGACGCCCATCAGAGTCCAACAATTCTTCAGTATCAAGCGCCATCATTTGCTCAAATGTCCTGACCAGATATTTGTCAAGGAGCATATCACGCGCAGCAGTACCGGGCGTCTTCTGTATCTTCAGGTCTACCAGCTGCATCAGCGGGCTGGCGTCACTAGCCGGATTCAGCCAACTGGTGTCTGCCAGGTAAGCAAGGATTTCTTCTTCAGTGAAGCCATTTTGGCGGTACAGCCAATTGAAGAACGTATCCATGAACTCAATGAACAGAGGGAAATCGTTCTGATAGAACAACGGCGTCTCATATTTGACGCCCAGATGTCCGTTATTAAGATCTTTGGACATAGCGGACCTCCGCGTCTACGGTTACATCACCAATACGAAGAACCTGATTGGATGCAACCTGGATATTCTGATTCAACCCTTCTGGGGATACGACAATAGCCGCGCCACCTTCATCATAGTTTGATACTGTGATCTGCTGAAGTTCAACGACACCGTTTTCGTAATCAACGACACCAACAGCCTGCACCAGATATTCCTTCGTCGTATCAGAAGTGCTGACCTTGTACATATTGAGAACACCATTTACATCCCGGATGTAATAAGTGAAGTCAACTTCAGCTGGAAGCGGCTTGAACCCGTTGATAACAACCGAGCCAGATTTGATGGAACGACCGAAATCAAACGTAAAGCTGTCAAGAACACCATATTCTGGTTTGAAGTGACGCTTGTACGCGACAGAAGTGATGTTGGAAACAATGGAGCGTTCCATATCCGTTATAGCATTTTGTAAAACTTCTTTGTCAAACAGCTCATCAAAATTGTCGAGATTATTGGTTCCCCAGGTTACAACACCTTTCTTGACGAGAGTTTTCAACCCGTCTTCAGCATACGCTGTTGCCGTCGGGTCCCAGAATATCGTGGTGTTGACCTGAATATACGTGACTTCGGCGTCCACGACCTTTGGAGTTATAGAACCGACATTATATTTGTCAAGAGTAGACACAATATCGGATTTCTCGGCATCGGAAAGTGTTTCACCCACAGTTGGGATTACAGCGATGTAAACATAACCAGGGTCCGGTGGATTGAGCGTATCTCCACCATAGCCTTTAGCCCGTAGAACGTTCGAGAAGAGTTTCTCTGTCAGGTAGGCATAGTCTGTTTCGGCTACTGCTGCGCCGTCCGCCTGATAGCTCAGAGGGGCAAGACGCTTGATATCCTCTATGGACTCTGGATCAGTACCGCCTGCACTTCTTTCCGATACGAGTTCGATATCCACCAGGTTGTTCCCAGCAATCGCAGTCGCCGATGAAACTGAAGTGATATCGTTGCCGTCCGCGCCGGAAGTCTCCAGATACTGTAAGAACACGACGTTCCCATCTTCAACACGACGACAAATATAACCATCCCCGAATTCAAAGGTATAGAATCCATCAAGTCCCAATTCCACGAAATAAAGACGAGCGTATTGATTCAGATCAAACGGACTGTTGTAACGATCAAACGTGTAAGAAACATCAGAAGTCTCAGATTCCTGCACGTTGACAACCAGATGGTTGATATCTACATTAGTAGATGGGATCTTGTATGTACTGATCGCGCTACCTTCAACATCATACGTTTTGTAAAGCCAATCACCCTGAATGAGTTTCACATTCTCAAAAAGATAATATCCTTCTGGTCGCAGGGTTGTGGACACAGGTTTTTCAACGGTGAAGTTGTAAGACTTCCCATCTTTGGCCCCAACAAACATAACCTTGCGATCCATGATGATTTCGCTTGGTGCTGTGGCCACATCGTAGGGGGTGACTTTGACATTTGCATACATGTACGCCGCCTGATAATTCTCAGGGGTGTACGACAAGAATGCAGATGACAAGCCAACATTTGAACGTTGTTGAGCCGATTGGAGGTGACTTTCTCCGTTCAGCATATTCTGCATAAAGCCGATAGCATTCGCGTCAGAGGCAAGCAGACGGATGATAGCACTGAGACCAGATCCTTCAAAGTCATAATCCTTGAAGGTCGGATCAGCTTTCATACGCTGCTTGATAATGTATTCGAAAGCCCTGACGTCGAGTGAAGGAACTGTTTGTGTAGCCATGTTGATCTCCGTCACACAAGTTTGAATATGGTGTTGGAGATATTTAGCTGTTGAAGACAGAGAAAGGAATTTGTTCTCGCGCGCGTTATTATCAAATATATTAATCAACTCGCTTCGCTCGTAAGACCGCCCTGTGCGGGCTGGCACCCTTCCACAGCCAGGGAGGCTGCTTCTCGTTGTTCGTTGACACTCACAACTCGAAGGGCACAGCGTTAGCATACAGTCTAGAGATGTGTTAGAAAAGTAGTTTCTGCCTATTAATAAAACACTCCTGTAATTTAGAGACCAATATTCAATAACATTCGTTCTATTATAATGATGGCGTTTATTTCAATTCTACAAGAGGATCTTATTATGCACATTAACACCGCAGTTATGAAACACATCATTCCTTTATTAGAAAAATATGAAGGACAACAAGCCACCAAAATTTCTTTGACGACAATTGCTGAGGAAGTTAAACTCCTGACAAATAAAGGGGTAAATTTCCGTCGCGTTATTGACAATGCGGTTTCCCTTGCTCGTTCCGATATGAAACACAACACCTTTTCATTTAACATCGACGTCACGAGTGAGTTCCGCAACGAACTGGAACAATCTTCCACCGCCCGCCGCGACCGCTTCCGTCATTTATATGTTCGTCCCAACATGCCGGAATGTCGTATTGGGATCAAACTGGAAGCCGTCCGCACGGACACTGCGTTCACGATCAACTATGTTCTGGAACCAGAAAGTCAGCGCATCTACTTCGTTGCGATCATCGGCTTCTACGGTAATGCCATCAATGGCTGGTGTGACCGTGTTAATCTGGGCGAAACAACGAATTCACATTCTATTCCGTCTACGCATTATATGTCGAATGCAGCTGCTCAGGAATATGTGTTTATCCTAGAGAAGGTTGTGAAGTTTTCTGTGGTAAAATAACGCTTTATTCAATACAGAATTACAGTAAAGTAAGTTGCATGGAAGGGAGGGAACAGTATGACAATCATAGCGTTACTCCTTATCCTCATCATCGGGATGGCCTTCACTCTCCTAGGAACACCCGATGTTTACTCTGGTAAAGCGCCTTCGATAGCGCACCGGGTTTTGAGCAGAGGTTCGCCGCAGGATTTCAGGTCCTGTTGCTCAAGAGGAGAGGACTTTTCAAATTAGCCGTGTTGTAGTATCATAAAATTTCAAGGGAAACAGCACAGTGGGAGTAGGCTTGAACCCGAAACCAGTTAACCCCTAGTCTCAGGGGCTTGTGTGAATAGAGGCAGCGCAGTAACCCTGCTGGTGTTAGTGGACGCACTGACCGTCGGAGAACGAAACTCCCTGTTGAAAGTGTGATTAGCTCAGAAAAGTACCCGCAAAGCGGAGACGAGAGCATCCCGGCGGCGAGTCGACACCGCACGATGGGAAGGTCGAGGGCTGGTAATCCTCATCACACCGACAACATTATGAGTCTTCTAAAGAGGGTTCATAATGTTGCGTCAAAGGGCAACACAAAGGTTTCCTGTTGGTAACATAATTGTTCCTACTGTCTTCCCGGATTCTAGGAGCGCCAACAGGACGAGGCTGGATGCGTAAGTTCCGGTAAATTAGATTGCGGTGAACGCACAGGAATGGTGTGCGAACATAGGCAGACGAGGATAGGCGTCCCGTGCGACGCTTGCTGGTGATGGTCGGGTTAGCACCTTCTCCTAAGACTCTGCGCTCAACCAGCTGTCGGTTCGATTCCGACCACCGCAAAATAATTTAAAGTTTTGTCAATAAGGGTTAACAAAGTATAGTTAACCCACTGAAGCGAAAAGCTGTTTGGGCATTAGACAAACACTTCGATGTGAACCCAGGACATGGTGTCTTGTGCTCAAACAGGTTTTCGTTCTCGTTGTGCGCGACTTTGCGGGTTTTTAGAAACTGACCACAAAGATAAATGCAAACGATGATGTAGTTCTGATGGCGGCGTGATAGCCTATAAGTCAGTGAGGTCTTCCGATTCCTCATAACAAAATTCGGCGCACTAACAATAGGCGGGAGGGTGTGATTAATAAGCTCCCGCCGACTAAAACGGCTCCATCTTTGAGGGCATTCCGCGTCAGACGCGAAACTGCATGGAACTTCAGGGGAAAGGCAACTTAAATCCGACGCCGGAATAGCGCTAGTCAATATCGGAGCCTGTTGCACACTGAATGCTCTCAAAGATGGAATGCAAGGTAAATGCAAATCGGTTCTCACTTGTAGTGGCTCACCACCGTGAACGTGATTCAGGACTGAGATGACATTTCATTGTGCAAGGTTTGAAGACATGTTGCGGTTCATAACCCTACAGCCTCTGTTCAAAACTGAACACAATGTCTGGTGATCTGGCAGACACCCGGTCTTGCATGACATCCACACAAATCGAAGTGCCCTGACAATTTATCTTAAACCCAAAGGTTGATCTACAAAGTGGACGGCCAGCCCGGTAGACGATAACAATATGTTGGGCCACAACTGTTGAGTCAGGGCACTTCGATTTGTGAACTTGAGAGAGCGCTGGGCGAAAAAGATCAGTGCCTTGTAGACTGCGATGCCTATACATTCCGGACACTGGTGGGCACCAGGAACAACTCAAAATAAGCGGGCCATCAAGGGTAGCTCCCTGGATTGACGAACAATGAGTGACCGTACTAAGGGGAAACCCGAGACAGGTATAGTATTCTCAAGTTCACAAAATGAAGAGCATTAAAGAACTCGCAAAGGACCTGAAAATTGGTATCCCTGGCTTTGTACCACTGAGTGTTCTTCATCTTTGGGTGATTCTATGTTGCCGGGCTATCAACCCATGCTTGCTGGAGCAACCAGCGGCTCTGAATCAACCAGCCAGCCTCGTTTGGTCCGAGCGTTAGAGGACAAGTTGCTTCTGTATAGATGCTGCTATGTTTGGTGAATTCTGCTAAGCGCAAGAGGGAACGGAATAGTCTCATCCCCCTGAGTATGATGTTACATCACACCCGGCCTTATTTTCCGTGTTAAGGTCATCGGGAGGCACCCGACACCAAACAGCCTGGTCTAGCGAATAGACAAGTGCCTGACTTTCACTCAGGTGCGAGTTGCGACATTGGTTGCAACTTTGAGGATACTGGCATCCGAATATCAGTTATGGGTGACTAGTAGACGTCGTCAGTGTCCTCAAAGTTGTGTCCAACCCGATCTTACAAGCCCGTATCCCGGTCTGGTTAAGACTTGTAAGTGGAAAGCCCTGGAAAAATAAACTCCTGGGATGAGCCTGGCAGCAGGGCGATGACATCCAGAAGAGTTGCCGTAAGGTGCTTGATAAGACTCGCATGAACTGATCATGCGCAAACGGGATAAAAGGTCCAGCAGCCCTTGGTTGGGCACACATAAATTGTGAGGCGTTGGTCAGTATGGAAGAGATTTGGAAAGAGTTGTATTTAGACAAACTTGGTATTAACATTTTTGTTAGCAACTATGGAAAAATTAAAAAGCCAGAATTGGTCATACGCCGTAAAAATCAGTTTAGGGAATATGAACAAAAACTTCCTGAAAAGTATCTGGTCGGGGTGGATAACGGGACTGGATATTTGCAAATCAAAGTAGAATATATGGGAGAATATCTCAGAAAATATTTACAATGGTTTGTTTGGGTAGCGTTTAATGGGCCTGTTCCTGAAGGGTTTGAAATAGACCATATTAATGAAGATAAGTACAATTGCGCTCTGTGGAATTTACAGTTATTGAGTAAAGAGGACAACATGAAGAAGATGTTGAAATCTAATCCACATGTACTAGGCAATTTAAAGAATCAGAAGGTCCTGTAGCTCAGTGGTAAGAGCAGTGAACTCATAATTCATTGGTCGTTGGTTCAAACCCAACCAGGACCACCAAATTTGTTGGACTGCCAACAAGCTCTGGTCTACGGCAGGCGAGATGGGATCGCGGGATTAAAATACCGCCTCGGGAGCACTAAATAAACCAGTTGTTCAATAAACGATTGGTGAGTATGATGAAAACGTTCGGTGAGTTTCTTACTGAGTGGGATGGTCTGGCTACTGACAACAAAGAAATTGTTGAGTTTGTTGAAAAGCGTGGTGATCATTGGGTTGTTCTTGATCATACCAAGACGAAAGTCCTGGGAACCCATGACTCCAAAGAAGACGCTGAAAAGCAACTTCGAGCCATAGAAGCGAATAAATAGGAAGATTGGCAGAGCGGTATTGCAGCACCCTGCTAAGGTGTACAACCGAAAGGTTGCACAGGTTCGAATCCTGTATCTTCCGCCATATAAAGGAAAGTTGGCCGAGCGGTTTAAGGCAACGGTCTTGAAAATCGTCGGGTGTAATGCCCCCTGAGTTCGAATCTCAGACTTTCCGCCAAATTGATGATGGTGTAGTTCAGTCGGTAGAACGGCGGTCTGTTAAATCGTATGTCGCAGGTTCAAGTCCTGCCACCATCGCCAGACAACGGGTGTGAAACGAAAGCGAGTAAGCACGAAGTAAGCGACCGACAAGTTCTTTGGAACAACGTCCAATAGCCGAACGGAATCTGAAACCGACGAAAGTAACGCCCACCAAATCTGGAACCCGGTTGATTAGCTGAGGAAGGATGGCCGATGTCCTCAAGCGTGGCCCAGAACCGGGTTCCGGACCAAATTGAAGTGGAGTGTCTCGAAGCGCCTTCGGAAGTGCGAATCGCGCGATAGCTGCCAATGTAAGGTTGCAGGATACAGACACCCAGGAGAGTGATTCCCACTTCATACAAATTCAGAGTGTAGAGGCTACAGTAGTGCGCACCTCACGGAATGCTACACCGGACACTCTGATACAAACACAGTAAGCGTTGCAGCCAGCTGTGTATAAAATGGGGATGACTCCACATCGGAAACGATGCCCCAACTACCAGAAATGGTTTGGCGCGAAGCCTGTAAAGTTCCAGGAGATCGAACCAGAAGGCACTGGTTGCCGGTTAACCAATCGGCGTTACGACGCGGGGAGTTGGGCTACGGCAGATCAAATGCACAATCGGGTGAGAAGCCCGTCCAAATTCGGGGGAGTACCAGAGTGGTCAAATGGGCCTGACTGTAAATCAGGTGTTTCGGCTTCGGTAGTTCGAATCTACCCTCCCCCACCAAATTATGAAGAGTGCTCAAGTCTTTGGGGGATCAACGGTGAGAAGCCGTGTTGTTCCTGCTGCAAGCCTTAAATGGACAGAACAGCCAGCCTGGTGACGCAGGCAACTCTTCACCAAATTACAGGAGCATAGCCAAGCGGTAAGGCAATGGGCTTTGATCCCATGATCTCAGGTTCGAATCCTGGTGCTCCTTCCAAATTATGGGTGCGACTTCCTGCGGGAACAGTAAGGTGTGCATGCCCCTGTTTCTTAATCTGGTGTTGAGGAAGAATAAATCACAGAACCGTAGGTGAAATGCACATAGCTTTCTAAGTTCTGATGACTCTGGGTTCGATTCCCGGCGCACTCTCCCAATAATCTGTGTAGCATAACTGCGAATAGGCCATGTGATTTTGGTCTTTATCAAAGCCCGGTAAGGATACCGGGCTTCTTTTTGTCTATAATTCTGATTCTCAAATAGGTTAATCTATAACCGAATCGCGTTATAATTCAGTGGCCAACCATGAACTGAGGAAATATTGATGCGCAATGTTACTATCTGGGAATTGAACGACGTGGTCGTTGACGTTCCTCCATTCGTCCGTATGTACACATACAAGGGCTACAAGGGAACTCTCAATGAGTTCTTGTATCCGAACTTTGTTCACCGTGAAGATCATATCGTCCCGCGCAACCGCAACACTCCGGGTAACGCCATCCCCTGTAAGTTGTTCCAGAAAGGTATGACCGTCATCGTCGGGTACTCTTCACTGGATTGTATTGAGAAAGGCGACGGCATTCCCATGCTGGTGTTCAACACGTTTGAACAAGCCGTGAACTGGATGGTTCGTAACAATTACGACTACTATGGTGAAGAGAGTTCTCATGCCCGCCGCCGGAAAGTGAAAGCAGTTGATTTCTTCACTGAGCGCCGGAAATATATTGAGATCGCCCGTGACTATGAAACCATGGTGCGTAGTCGCGAAGTCCCGGTGAAACCGACTGTTGTTGATAGCTCTGATTTGAATAAAACAATTTTAGAGATAAAGTGTGCCGTAAAAAGCACTGACTCCGTAGTTGGAAAAGATCCGGTATCGAATTCTAAACAGTCATTCTTCCGTCGTCTACTTTCTTTTCTGAAGAAGTAGATCGAGATTCTCCTTTTCTATACTCCTGTAGATACGCTATGATATGCCAATGTCTACAGGAGAAATAGAATGAACAAAACCATATTCGACGTCCTTTCACTCAGTCGTGACCAGGTCCACTGGGAAGACTACCTGTACAAGCACACCCCGTGTGAACTCGTTGCCAACCCCGTAACCAACCAACAGGTTTGGTTCAAACGTGAAGATTACTTCGCGCCGCTGTCCAACTATGCAAACGGGCAACAGGGTATCAACGGCAGCAAACTCCGTCAGGCTATCTGGCTCATGGTTGAGCATTTAAAGGCCGGAGGCTCCCCCGATATCATCCATGGTACTGTCGTTGGTAGTCCGCAGTCCCCTATGGCGACGGCAGTATCTCGGCACTTCGGCGGGCATACGACTACAGTCCTGGGTGCAACCAAGCCAACCACTTGTATGAACCACGACATGGTGGCAATGTCTGCCTGGTTTGGTAGCGTCTTCAATTTCGTCGGTTCTGGTTATAACAGCACTATACAGCCGCGCTGTAAGAAGTTGATTGAACAACAGAATCCAAAGGCGTATTATCTGGAGTATGGGATCACTCTGGACCATAAATTGCATTCCCCGGAGCGCATCGCTGGATTCCATATGCTGGGTGGTGAACAGGTCGCCAACATTCCGGATCATATTACTGATCTGATCATCCCGGCTGGTTCATGCAACTCTTGCACCAGTATTCTAACCGGGCTGGCGATGCATCCAAAACCGAATCTGAAAAATGTGTACCTGATCGGCATCGGTCCTAATCGCCTTGACTTCATTGAAAGTCGTCTGCGCATTATTGGTGAATACGCCAATCTACCACACATTGTGGACTTTACTCGCCATTATCATGACAACCCGGATTATCTGTATGGTAAGAAGGACGCTCCACAGTCCCCTAAGAGCGTTTCACTGCTTGGCCTGTTAGGTCGTTACGACCCGAAAGAACTGGAGAGAGAGGATGGTTCTCCGCGCTTTAATGTCCATCACTGGGATTTGCACACCACCAATTGGGTTCGTTACAACGATCTGATGGAATACCAATGGGGTGATATTGAACTTCATCCTCGCTATGAAGGCAAGGTGATGACGTGGATCCAGGAACACAAACCAGAGTTGTTGAACGAGAACTCTCTGTTCTGGATCGTTGGTAGTAAGCCGTATGTAGAACCGATGAAGGCAGCATGTCCTGAGTTGGGTGATATTCCTAGCAGTGATCACATTTTTGTCGATACATTTATACCTTCCTAATTTGTCTTGCCCATATGGTTCTCAGTGTGGCTAAATACCCCATAATCCACACTGAGGATCACTAACATGGCAATCTCCACTTTATTCGAATCTGAAACAATACTGGACGCTCCAATCTGGACTGGCGTTCAAGACGGCACAACCATAGAATTTTTTGAGCGCGGGGAAACTGGCGCCGAAGAGATCTATGCGTCCGTAGAAGGCACCGACGTTGTTCGTGCTGCCATTGCCCTGGCAACTTTCCTGGAAGACGCTCCGATTGATGGAATTCCTTTCGAGGCACACGTCGACCCCGATGATCCGACCAGCATCATCATTACCGTTCAGGGTATGGAATATACGTCATACAGCATTGAGCATGATGAAGAAAGCGACGCGCTTTATATCGCCACCGACCTGCAGCTCGAAGATGATGAGATTGCTTACCTGCAACAGAATGGTAAACTGCCGGAGTATTCGGATGAAGATCTGGATACTGAATTGGCTGAAGTCGATGATGACGATGATTTCTGGGAATAAGAAAAGGGGCGAAAGCCCCTTCTTTATGTAGACCTATGTTTCAAATTTGGATAAGAAGCCCCCGAAGGGGCTTTACTTGATATTAGAGGCGGCTATCCAGCCAGGCATTTTTCTCGTTCTGCCATTCCCAAGCGGCCTGACCACCTGCCATCAGAATTTCCAGAGGAGGGGTATTGTCATCTTCACCGCCGTGGAGATCTGGATCAAACCCGTCATCTTCCGGATCATCTTCACATTCGTTCTGGTATGCGGAATATTCAATCCAATGTGCTTCGGCGTCCATATCCATATCGCCCAGAGCGGCTTCAATAGTCATTTTTCCTTCGGCAATCAGTTCGGCAGTTGCATCGTCCAGCCCGGCGTCTTTGGCTTCTACAAAACGCTCATGGCGCTTCTGGAACAGGAAGAACTGCATGGCGTCAACGTAGGAGTCAAATTTTTGTTTCATCTCTTGGCGAACGCCTTTCATGACAGGATGATATACGACCATGTAACGCCCAGCAGAAATTTTGTCGCCTTCCACAGCACCGAAGAAGTTACCGAAAACGTGACCTTCACCTGCATCAGACAAAACTGTGTTTTTGTTTGCGGTTTCTGCTAAAATTTTCATGATGTATTTCCTTCTCTTCAATTTGTTGTTTGTTCGTACTACAATTTGAAGTATACGCCAGTTATTGAAGAAGTAAAGTTTTTCAATAAACATTTTAATAAATTTTGAACTCTGCTCCTCGGTATGTCGCGAACCCTCGTTCTATGAGACCATCTGGAACAATCACATTTGTGGGCCAACCACCATCTGGTGCTTTTACTTTCAGTCTAGTTTTGTGTGAGCCGAGTTTAGTTTGTTCATAAATCCGGCCTCTTACTATCGTCGCCCCGCCCTGGGTGACGAGCAATCTCTTGTTTACCACATCCATTCCTTAACACCAAAAGAAAGGGGCCGAAGCCCCTTGAACATTATTTCTTCAGATCAGGCCACGCACCAGAGGTCGCAGTAGACCCAGCTGGGGGAGCAGACTCAAGATCGGGAGAACCCGACTGAGTAACAACAGTGGGATCTTTGCTAACCACTTTGACACCGAATTGTTTAAGGGCATCGACAGCTTGCGCCTTGCGGCTGTTGCTTTTAAAGTGGTTGTAGCCTTTGATACCGAATGATGCACTAATTGCTGTCAATAATGAAGCAGTATACCAATCAGGCGCGGTATCCAGGGCTTGCATGCCACCGACTACTGCTTTGATGAAATCCCCTTTATGATATTCACCGGGGAACAAAAGCAGTTCCACAACAGGAGCTAACATAACGAGGATCGCGGGAACCGCAAGAACGATAGTCCAGAACTCATCCTTCCAAGAACCACCAACTTCTGTGATCTTAGATAGTTCCCAGTCAGAAGACGATTTGATCGCTTCTAACTTGACATCGTGTTTGGCGCTTACAATTTCCCGCTTATATTGAATCAAATCAGTTCCCAGATTCCAGAGCTGTTTCAAAGCGCCAGGAATCATGCTTACCAAGGGGATTGCCATATAAACTCCTTGGTCAATGAACCCTCCTCGGTTAAATTATGGGAACGTGCTAACGGCACGGATAACCTGGAGAATACAATGACTGTTTTCTATACTAACGTCGCCCGGCAAGGCAACGACCTGTTAGTTCGAATTGCAGATGACATGGGCAACCGCCGCATGCTCAAAAAGAAATTCGAACCCACTCTATATTTACCCACGGCTGATTATTCTAATGTTGAAAAAGTCGGCCTGTTGAACGAACCTCTGATTTCTAAAAAGTTTGCGTCTATGCGTGACGCCGACAACTATATGGAGGAATACAAGGATGTAGAAGGCGCGGCGATATATGGGCAGACCGACTATGCCTATCAATTCATCGCCCACAGTTTTCCTGGTACAATTCAGCCAGATTACAACAACATCCATATTGCCAACCTTGATATCGAAGTGTTCTCTGCAGGGTGGGTCGATGGGCAGATGACTAAAGGTCCATTCCCACACCCGACGATAGAACTACAGACGTTCAAAGGGAGCGCGGCGCGTGTTCGTCAGTTCCATAAACGTATCTTGGCCAACCATGCGTTCGTCCGCGAGCATTTCCCCGGCTCCTTTATCTCCAACAATGTGACAGACCAGTTTCCTATCATTGACGCAAATGGTAAGATTACTCAGAATATGAATGCCGCATTCCCGATTACGCTCATTCAGCTCCAGGATCTGACCAATAACAAATATATGGTCTGGGGGATGCCGTGTTCTAAGGATCGCCATAAATTCAAATATGACCCAAATGATGAAGAGATCGGTGGTCTGGAAGTAGAATATCAAGAGTTCACCACCGAACAAGATCTGCTGCGGTCATTTGTTGATTACTGGGAAGCGCGGGCCTTTGACTGCTGGACAGGATGGAACATCGAGCAATTTGATAGCCCCTACCTGGTGGAACGCTGCATGCAAGTATTGGGTGAAGCCGACACCAATCGCCTGAGTCCTTGGGGTAAGATCAAAAAGCGTATCATCCGGGATAAGAAGGGCGACATCACGACTTATCAGTTCGTTGGCTGTCCTATGTTGGATTACCTGCAGGTCTACAAGAAGCACACGTACACCACACGTGAGAGATATTCTTTGGACTGGATTGCGTATTGCGAACTCGGTGAGAAGAAGATGGATTACAGTGAGAGCAAATCACTGTTTGATCTGTATTTCAACGATTATTGTAAGCACACCCGGTATGGTATTAAGGACGTCAAACTCGTCTGGCGTCTGGAACAAAAGCTGCGTCTCATTCAGCTGATGTTTGTTCTAGCGTATCGCACCAAATCTAACTTTGAAGACGGCTTGGGCACGGTAGCCCCGTGGTTGGCCATGTGTTATTACAAGCTATACGAAAAGGGGATTGTTCCCAAAGTTCAGCGCGTCTATGATGGGCCGACAAACTTTGAAGGCGCATATGTCATGGAAGTGGCGCCAGGGATCTATTATTGGGTCTTCTCAGAGGACTTGAACTCCCTGTACCCACACATCATTCAGCAGTACAACCTTGGGCCTGAAACGATTATCGGCGATAAACACACCCGTCGTGAAATCATTGAAGCCATGTGTGAAGAGCTTGCTGCTAAGATGAACGATATGACGACGCCGATGCATAAACGTCGCCATATGAAGAATCTTCATGACAAACTGCTCCGCGCGATTGATGAACGCCTACAGGTTGTAGATGAACTGGTTGCCCTGGGTGAATTCCGGTTTGAAACCCTCGTGCGTTACAACGTGTCGTTTACACCAAACGTTCAGTTCTTCAGTAATGAGAAAATGTCCTTCCTCTCTGAGATCATGCGCGGTATTTACGCTGACCGTAAAGGTGAGAAGGCCAAGGGTCTGAAGTATGAGCAATGGGCGGGCTGGTGTAAGGAAATGTCTAAGGGTGACTTCCACCTTGAATCTGCGATGAAATCCCGCTACTTTGACCAAGACTGGTATGAAGAGCACAAGAACATCGACCTTGACCACCTGTCCGAAGTGATGCACAAATGGGAAGACCTTGGCGTTGCCCAAGACACGTTACAGCAAGGTCTGAAGATCTTGATGAACGCAGGTTATGGTGCAATCTCTAACGTCTGGTTTAAAGAATACTTTAACCTCAACATTGCGGAAGCGATTACAACTTCAGGGCAGTTGATCAATAAGTGGAACAAGCGTTACACTGACGATTATCTTAACGGATTGTGCGGGACCAGCGGCCTGGATTATGTTATCGCGGGGGACACGGACTCGAACTATATCTGTATCGAGCGCCTGGTCAAGAAATTGTGGGAAGGAGAAACTGACCACCACAAACTTGTTGATAATATCGACCAATGGATCAAGGAGAATTACCAGCCCAAGACCAATGAATGGGCACAGATGCTCTGCAATACGATGAATGGCTATGAGCAACGCATGGTTTGGGAGCGTGAAGTCATTGCGTCTGCTGCAGTATGGCGTGCCAAGAAGATGTATTGCATGGCTGTCTATGACAGTGAAGGCATCAAATATGAGAAGCCGAAGATCAAATTCAAAGGTCTTGAGGCGCGTAAATCAACAACGCCAGAATGGTGTCGTGAACGTCTCATCAAGTGCTATGAGCGCATTCTTTTAGGCACGGAAAGCGAAGTCCAAGACCTCATCAAGACGTATAAAGATGAGTACATGAAACTGAGCGTCGATGATATTGCGAAGGCATCGGGCGTATCTGACATTGAGAAGTGCGTGGCTCCTGACGGATCCTTTATCTCCGGAGCACATTTTGCTGCGAAGGCATGCGTCGGCTACAATCGCCTGGTGGAGAAACATGAAGAACTCGATTTACCGTTGATTGAATCCGGCGATAAAGTCAACATTGTTCTGCTGAAAGCTGGTAATCCGTTCGGTCAGAACTATTTCGCCTATCCAGAGTTCTTCCCCGAAGAATTGGATATGGCGAAGTGGGTGGATTACAACACGGCATTTGAGAAGTCATTCATCGAACCGATCCAGTCTATACTGACGGTCGTTGGCTGGTCTCACAAACGTCGAGTAAATCTATTGGCGATGATGGGTAAGAAAGGTTGATTCAATAACCGACAGGGGGATATAATTCCCCTTGTTGTTTCCCTTTGACAAAGAATAGGTGATTAAGATGAAACTCAATAAGATCCTTCTGGTATGCGCTCTGGCATTCTCTACCACGGCGTGTTCTACTCTTCTGGATGTTCCTGACCTGAGCGGGCCGGACTTCACTCAAGACCAGGCTCAGACCAAAATGGATGACATGGTTAAAGCACATGCCGCCCTCCAGGGTACTACTCCCGGCCCGATCCAGACCGTTTGCAATTACGATGACAGCGATCCAACAACGGAGCTGTACCATTGTTCCACTTTCGTAAAAGACTCCATGGTTGTCCTGTATGGCGACTGCCAGGCCGATGGTTGTAAAGCGACAGGATATGATAAAGTGGAGGAAGATAAATGAACAACCTGACTTGTCTATACGATATGAACTCAAAGGTCGGAGGCCTGTACCGAGTTTTGGTGGACGTTGATCTGACAATGGTCGACAGTCTATCGCCTTGGGTCAAATGGTTTAATGACGGAAACCTGGAAGCCCAAGCAAGTCTCCCGGATGGGATTGTTGGCCCCGCTAAATTCCAGCCGATCACCAAGCAATGTTATATGAACCATGCGGGTGATTTGGCAATCCTGATGCGTGAACGTGCTCATCCGGCATGGTCTCATTCATATGTCAGTATCGGCGGTAAGACTCATTATATGTCAAACGGACGCGACCCGATGGACTTTTGGCGCCAACCTGATCTGTACTCCCGTATGCAGCCGTTGCCCGGTGCGGTAGAGTTCTTGAACAACTTGCATGATGCGCTGCTCATGAAGTTTGAAATGGTGGAATTTGTTGCTGTCACCAAATGTGAACCTGAGCACGAACGCAGCAAACGTCAGTTCGTGTATGGCAAGTTCCCGAACATCTTCAATGGCTTCATCAGCACGGATGAAAAGCACATGGTTGCTGGCGATGTTTTGATTGACGACAATCCGAAATATGTCGACCCGTGCATCTGGAACAATGTTTTCAGCATCTTCGTTCCTCAGGGGAATTATGAAAAACTGGATCTTTCGGATTCAGAAAATATGATATATGTTAAACCGGTAGAAGGCCGCAACCACTTCGACTATCTGCGTGAGAATTTTACAGAAGTCGTTGACCGCCTGGTTGCACATTACCAATTTGTCCGTCAAGGAGTCTGAAGTGTCTAACGAATTGCTGAAAGTGGTAGAATGCCCTGACAAACGATCAGGGGATAGTGATATGGATGGCGTCATCATTCATATCAACAACTACATCCGTTCTCAAGAGAATCCTTCCTCTGTTGGGGCGGCTAAAGAACTGAAGCGTGTCTTGAGTGAGATTGGGATGTCTCCTGATGACGAAGAAATATTCTATAACTTTGACGACCAGTATAAAGTAAAGTTTGAAGAAAACGGTATTCCGCAGGTGGCTGTCTTTTGGGCACCGTGGATTGGCGGCGTGAGCTGGCGTATTGAGGATGGCGAGTGAACAAATACCATTACACGTATAAGATAATTCATATCCCGACCGGTAGATTCTATGTCGGGATACGCTCCTGTTCATGTATTCCAGAACAGGATTCTTATATGGGGTCTGGTGTTATTATCAAACGTCTTCTGAAGAAGTACCCCGAAGAAGAATTTGCCAAATTGATAATAGAGAAATTTGAAACCAGGTTGGAAGCATCTGACCTGGAATCTATTATCGTTAATGAGTTGCTGCTTAAAGACCCTTTGTGTATTAATTTGAAATTGGGTGGCGACAATTCTGTTATACCAAACCAATTCAAAGGATCATTGGCGAGGACGGGTAAGAAATATAAAACCGGTATCAATCCTTGGTTGTCTCAGGATTTTCGCAAAAGAGTTTTAATGAGAAGATCTGAGAATAAAGATAAATCCCCGTATTCATTTATGGTATCCAACGGTTATTGGTGGGTATGGAAGGATTCTAATCGGATATATGATCATTGGATTCAAACCGGAGGAGTTGCTAATCCCATCGGTATGCCGAAACGGGGTTGTGGTCACAAGGCTATAGGGGCGTGGTATTCTCAATTATCCGATTTAGAGTATCATAATCTCATTGGAGACGAAACGGTCTTTCGTAATATGGTGGCCATGTTTAAAGATGGCTGGATTCCCAGAGAGGACAAACGATTTATGAATATGATAAATTCTAGCGTAACACCAGGAATTGTCGTCATTCGCGGTACAAGCGGTACAGGTAAGGGTACACGTGTTGTTCAATTCTTAGAATGGTTAAGAACCAAATATGAACCAGAATTGATAGAATATGAATTAGACAAGAAGATGATTCAAGTGGGGTTCTGGTTTAAAGAACTCAACCTGGTGTTTATCGGTAAATACACCGTATCTAATAAATCCGGGTTGGCTTCTTGGACGTCTATGGATTTCATCCATTCAACTCTCAAGACTTCCGAAATGGCAAATTCCTTGGTGAAATATCTTAGCCTCAAATTCAAGAATGCGACCATCATACTGGAAGGTGAACCTATGATGTTGAGCAATCGTTGGAGACCCGAGTTCGTACATGAAGATCTCGGATTTAATAACATGGCATTCATATCATTTATCTATGAAGCACGTGAAGATTATGACAAGCGTATTATAGGCCGTTCGGGTAAAGCTGCGAAAGAAACAGGATGGGAACGGAACCAGCAATACACAAAGGATCATGTAAAAATCATGGGGGAATTTTCTTCTATTGGTTATGAATTAGAACCGGATTCCCAAAATCAGTTGTTTTTGAAGAAGGCGGGCAATGATAATGGGGTGAAGTCCGTTGGGTGGAATATTCTTAAAATGTTTGACTCCCCCCTATCGTTTATTGGTGATTTTGTAATAGATTTTGTCGGTTTAAATTTGTCAAAACAAGAATTCCACAAATATTGTGAAACCAATTCTATGTTACGCAAAATAAACAAATCTGACCCGCTGGCGCATCGCGTACCAGAAAAGGCTACCCGCCGCCAGGTTGTCAAGAAGACGGCTGATGAAAAGAAACAGCTGTCCAAAAGTTCTAACGTGCTGGCTATAATGTTGAGGAAATAAAGATGAACAGCAAGTGGTTGGATGCAATTTTATTGGTCGGGGCGATCACTTGTTTAGCCTCATTATTAACCATGATAGTGTATCATTATGGTTTCATTGATCTGTCAGAAGCAGAAAAGAAAACCATGAATGTGGTTTACTGGTTCGGCTTCTTATCGTTCTTTATACCTGTTGTCTATAAATTATTTTTAAAGGAAATGAAATGAAAATTTTGATTCCCCGCGATGCCGTGGCTATCGCTATTGATTATAAGGGCGATGCCAAGATGATCAATGCTGTCCGTTATTATCCGGAAGACAACCGGGTTATCCCACAGTTTCAGCTGAACACTAACCCGGCGTCTAAAGATTTTGGTCAGTGGCGCCAAGTCGGTCTCGTCCGTACTAATGCCAATGCCCAGGCGTTCATTGCTGACCGTTCCAATAAAGCCAAGCGTATGTGGGTTGTGACTTCTGACAAACGCTTTGTCGATATCTGGAACTCTGCATCCGGCCCGGTCACCGCAGATCAAGTGCAACTGGAGCCAGTTCAGCCTCATCCTGGAGATGAAGAACTTTCAAGTTCCGTCGGCGAAAAGGATTAATGTATGGCACATTTATCTAAAATGCCACAGGGGTATAAAGCCCCTGAGCAATGGAAGTACCCGATTGATCTGAAGGTTGACTACCGCAAGCCTGAGAACCGGATGTATCTGCTCAAGGCTTGGGTAGAAGCGCTGTCCTACACTGAAGAGCACAACCAGCAGATGCGTCTGATGGATTATGCTATTGAAGTCACAGAAGGCCTCACCAACCTGGAAAAGATCGAGCGCAAGATCTGGATGGCGTTCCTTTGGGGTTGTTGCTATAATGCGATCGGCCCGTGGACAATCTACTCTGAGTTCCCGGTTCCTCCTCAGACCAAAGAAGAAATGCAGCGCTTCTCGGACTGGTATAATCTGAACTTTGAACGCATGCGCTTCGATACTGATTGCCGCTACCGCAAGTCCAAGATGATCCCATGTGTTCAGTCCTATGTGGATTGGCTGGGCGGTAAAACTCAGATGGATTCTTTCCGTTGGATGCTGGAATGCACCATGAAGGAAGACCAGTTTACTGAGTTGTGGGACACGGCGATGTCCTGGAAATACTTCGGCCGCCTGAGCGCCTGGAACTTCCTGGAAGCCCTGAACATGGTGTTCGGTAACATGTGGGAAATTGACGTTCCCGGTTTCATGCTGCGTGACCGTGAAGGCAGTGAATCGAATCGCAATGGCGCGGCGTTTCTTTCTAACCGTGATGATTGGGTGACCAAACACGGGAAGAAAAAGATCGATGGTTGTCCTATTACCGATGAAGAGTGTGACATCCTGGAAGCCGATTTGGAAAAGGCATTCCATGAATGCGTTGAAGAATTCGGTCACCTGACGTTCATCAACCGTCTGAACTTTGAGACCTCTGGCGCGTGTTGGTTGAAGAAATTCTTCCGTCTGAAGAACACTCGTTATATCGGGTGGGATGCTGAGCGTACCTGGGATGAAATCGACTACATGGAACGCATTTGGCCGGAATACTCCTGCGCGGCACTCTGGGAAGCGCGTTCACTTTGGCTACCAGATACCCTGTTATGCGAGAAGGCTCCCGCAGGGCACGTCCCAGGCGTCCAGAAGTGGAAGATGCCGGTGTTCTTTGAGACGGGTGTTCCCCTTCATATCTGGCATCTACAGAAGGGGACACGCTGGGAACCTGAAGAGCGCGTTGAACGCAAACAGGAGGTCGTCCCTGTCGCAAAGAGCGTTAATCTGATGTCACTGATGAAGAAATAACTGAGCAATACCAATTTCTTCAATAAAGGGAATGGGCTTATATTTGGCCCGTTCCCTTTTTATCGCTAAGGATCAAAATTATGACTCGCACCGAATACGCTGAATACCTGTACGATCTGTTCATGAAAGAAACTGAAGGCCAGTTACACCCGGCGAAAGCCCGTTTTAAAGAATTGCATGACAAAGGTGATTTGTCACCAATTCGTATTATTCGTGAATTGCGTCTTATGGGTGTTGAGTATCAAAAACAGCATATCACAGAAACTCGGACTTTGCAAAGAGCAACCGCGCATAATCTCCATTCTGTGGCCTCAATCATGTTTCGTCATCACCTATCGTTTGATGAAGCCATGGACCCGAAGTACCATGAAGAACGTTGGGCGCTCTTGGTCGCCAACGGCGCGGATGAAAAACACAAAGAACAACTGTTGGGTATGACGAAGGCCCAACTCGTGGGTGGTGTATTATGATCTATCTCTTTTTCATCCTGCCATTGGCGATGGCGGTCGCGTTCATAGTCAGACACCAGGCCGACCACAACGTTAAGGAGACGGTCTATACGACCCTTATCGGGGTTGGTTTGTCTTGCCTGATACAAGCGGGTGCATACGCAGCATTCTCCTTGGGGAGTGCTGCTGACGTGGAAATCCTTAATGGTTATGTTACGGGTAAGACTCGGGAAAAGGTCTCGTGTGAGCACCAGTATCAATGTGGTCAGACATGTTCAACGGATAGTAAAGGCAACCAGTCCTGTGTCCCGATCTATTGTGACGAGCATGATTACGACGTTGACTGGGATGTTCACACGACCGTCGGTGATCTGACCATTAAGCGTATAGACCGACAAGGTTTGCGCCAGCCGCCGCGCTGGGCACAGGTGAAGATCGGGGAGCCAGCTGCACAAGATCATCTGTATCAGAACTACGTTCTTGGAAACAGGGATTCATTATTCTCTCGTTCGGATGAACAGTTTGCCGAGAAGTTCAAAGATTATATTCCGGCGTACCCAAAGGTCTATGATTACTATCGTGTCAACCGGGTTTTGAACATGTCTGGTTTGAATCTTCCTGTCGGTTACTGGAATGATTATTTGAACGGCGTTCTGAAAACTCTGGGTGCCGAGCGTCAGGTGAACATCGTTTGGGTGATAACTTCAGGTCAGCCGATTGAATATTTCCAGGGGCTGGTGTATGCATGGGCGGGCGGCAAGAAGAATGACGTCATCGTTGTTACCGATATCACCAAAGACATGAAGATAAATTGGGGCAAGAGCACTTCTTTTGCAGATGGCATGAACAACATGGAATTGCATTCCCGCAATGGATTATCCCTTACTGGACAGCCCATGGGGATAGCAGTCTTCCAAGAAGTCGCTACCAATATCAGCAAGGGCTACAACCGGGTGTCTATGAAAGAGATGGATTATCTGAAATGGCGTGAGTTGAAGACCTGGGAAGCCCTGATCGTGTCTTTACTCGGTTGTGTGCCGTTCGGTGTATTATTCTATCTTGGCGCTGGGCCATATAATTTTAGTCTAAATCGTCGTTTCCCATTCTAAACAAGAGGCTACACAAATGTCAAAAAGTATCAATTCTTCTCTTATCGTCGTCGGTGCTACCGTTGGTTTGATCGCAATCATCGCCGGGTTTCTTATCAGCACGTTCAACGGCTTCAACACGCTGGAGAACAATGTTAAGAAGTTCAACAAGGACTCGGAGAACTATCTGAGTTCTTATACCCTGAAAGTGCAGGAAACGGCGCAAATCCCGGACATGTACAAGAACGGGTTGAAGGAAGTCATCAAGGGGACATTTGAAGGCCGCTATGGCGCTGATGGTTCCAAAGCGGTGATGCAATGGATCCAGGAACAGAACATCCAGTTTGATTCGTCCCTGTACAAAGAAATTCAGATCGTAATCAGCGCGGGCCGCGATGAATTCCGTATCAGCCAGACCAAAAAACTCGATGCGTGCCAGTTGTACGAGACCCGGCTCCAGCAGTTCCCGGGCAACATCGTGGCCGGAATGTTTGGTTTCCCGCGCCTAGATCTGGAAAAGACCTGCCAGGTTGTAAGTGATAGCCGTACCCAGGCAGCTTTTGAATCTGGTGTTCAGGCTCCGATTAACTTTAAAGGGTGATATCATGAGCGTAAAACTTACCGAATCTATGAGTCTTCACCAACAACAGGCGATTCTGGACGAGATCGTTATCTCAGCTGTTAAACAAGGTATCATCAGGGATGATACCCTATTAACCCGGCCTGAGATGATCCACCATCTTGCTGTATGCCTGGGGGAAGCATCCTATCCTCGCAAAAAGATCGTGTTGTTTAAAGAAGGTATTATCCATCCGTCTGGGCGCTGCGCTTTCCTTACTCTGGTTGAAGCGCATCCGGTGGCTGAGAAGAATGAAATCAAAACTTCTATTCCGGTGACGCCGTACACCAAAGACGTTAACGAACTGACGTGGTTCGAAACTATCAACACCATCTATATCATGGCAGTTGGCGGCCAGCCTATTCAAGATCTGCGGGGCGATTTGAACTACACGCAAGCTGAATAGACTTAATTCTTCAATAAACAGGGATAGGGTATTATTACTCTATCCCTTTTCTTTGGAGCAAAATCATGTCAGAACCCAAAAAGATCGTGATCATCGGGGGCGGTCACCACAGTATTATCATGAAGGCCGCATTACAAGATCTTCATCCGGAATGGGAAATAAAGCAGATTTCGATCGAAGATCATATGTCGGCTCGTGAATTGGCACGTCGTGAAGAGAACGACAAACGCATCGTGATTTTGGATGAAATCTGTTCTGAATCTGATGTGAAGCAGCTTATCAACAGCCTGAAATCAAGGCGCAAATTAGATGACAATGATTTTATTGAAACATCCAGAGACGAGCGTCAGATGATGAAAGATGCTCGTTATCAAAAGCCTCCCCGCCTGCGCGGGGCAGCACAAAATAAACGTTTGGCCAGTAAGGCCCGCAACAAAGGAAAAAGAAAATGAACTCGCAGACCAAACCGACTTACCAGCAGCTTGTTGATACCGTAAAGGCGTACGACAAGTTCATTATATCCCTGAAGAATCGCGTAACATTGTCCCAAGAACAATCCGAAATATTATTGGAATTATTAAAACCACTTTGGGCAGTAGATAACATCGTTGCCCAATGTAATGAAATGAGCCAATCTGATGAACCAACTTATGAGGTGTTGGTACAATCGCTCCTGGCACTGGATGATGGTTGTTCTGATTTGTTCGGTCAATGTTGTTCAAATCCGGTGAAGAACGCTTGGGGCCAAAATGTCGACTTCACTGCCTTGAACAAAGGGCGAGAAGTTGCCAGCACCACGATCTATAAACTCAGAAGTTCCATGAAAACGTCTGAGTCTAAAATACCAGAAGTCAAACAAACCAATCCACCGAAATCGGGTATCCAGGAATATCTGGAAAACCTTGACGAATATTCTTTTACTGATCTGATGCTGCGCGATCTAATCGATCAGGAAGAACGTCGTCAGAGCAAAAATTGCCCAGAAGTCCAATCTCGTGATGAAATCAGAGCATTGGTGGAACGTGATTTTGACTATGGTTCTATGCAGTTGGCTGTGATGATCGTCAAGGCATTGTCTTATGCGGCGAAAGGGGATACGAAATGAAAAAGTCTACTTCCGGAATTGCCGCTATGCTGGCATTAACCGAAATGGAATCGATCGCGTCACACCGAGGGGATGATATGTGGGGGCGTCGTTATACTCAGGGTGGTGTACCTGGAGAACCAGGACATGGTCGACCATCGGTGAAACGACCGAAGAAAGCCAAAACGCATGGAAAGAACAAAAGGAAACGCAAATGAGTGATGACACCTTAACAAAAGAACGGCTCCTAGAAATATCTGAAGGGGAGCCGAGGAAGGTGAAGTGTCATGTCATGTTTGGTGAAGGGAAACAGATGGCCGACGAAATTCTGTATCTTCGAGCCGAACTCGCTCGATTAAGTAAACCTGAACCCGAAATTTAGAGGATATATTATGAGTTCTATTGAACAGCTGATCACGCCGCAGTACATTTATTCTAACATTGTTGAGCATCTGCGCTCACAATTGAATATCGGTACGTTGAACAGCAGTGAATTGTCTGACTTCAAAATTAATGAAGTCGAGATCGCCGCCTTCGGGAGCCGCTACCATTTTGAGATCAAGCGCACTGTTGTAGAGCAGGTGACTTCCAGCCTTCTGGATCTGAGTGCAACCAAGCCCAATCGTGCCGAGCCGACTGTAGTTGTCAAACAATACGTCGGTTATCTGGAAGAAGTGCTGGAGCCGGGCGCTACCCGTCCCACCTTCGACTTCAAAGCATCACTCGTTTAATAATGTGAACTAAAGCCCCTGAGAAGGGGCTTTTTCAATTGAACTGTCGCCACGTATCATACCTCTGTGTAATCCCTTTGAAACTGATAGGACTTCTTCGTTATGAAAATGCGCAAGTCAGAGCACTTCGTCCGCTCTTCATCATCTATATCTGGTAATGTGTTCAACGTCAAAATGACCGATAAGTTATTTGAAACGTTGTTCTCCAGCCTTTATCGTTATAAAGAAGCGGCGGCGCTTCGTGAGACCGTTTGTAATGCGATTGACGCTCACAACATGCGTAATCGTTTACAGCGCTGGATGCCGTCTCATTATGCCTCTCTGTCCCCGATGCCCCAACTGTACAGTAAGTATCTGGCTCCTTCCAACATTCCCGTAGAAGTCCATCTCCCGGACGATTACGAGCCATGGCTGGAAATCAAAGACTGGGGTATCGGCCTTTCGCTGGAACAGATCATGGGTGAACCTATTTTGGCCCGTGAAGATGAAGTGCTTCTGTCGGGTAACATGGTCGTGAAAGAAGACGAAATCCCAGAAGGTTCTGAAGTCCTGGGTGTACCCGATTTCTCTTCGTATTATGGTGGCCAATTGGTCTTTAAAACCCAAGATGGCGAAATCATCCGTTCCCCTGGGCTTTATACCACTTTGTTCAACAGTACCAAAGAAGACGATGATGGCCAGATCGGCGCGTTCGGTCTGGGTTCCAAATCACCTTTCTCTGTGTCGGATTCATTCACCGTTGAATCCCGCTATGAAGGGAAGATCTATCGCTTCCTGATGTATCTGAACGGGAACCGTATCCCGACCGTTGACCTGGTGACTAAAAACGTAGAAACCCGCGAGCCTGCACCGGAAGACACAGATGAATGGAATGGTTTGTCTGTGAAAGTCCCGGTCAAGAACAGTCGTTTCCGTGCGTTTGAAGAAGAGCTGATTCGCCTTGGCAAAGTTATGAAGCCCAACGAGCGCCCGAAAGTCACGAATCACTCATACAACTTCGATTGGGAAGACATCAGTTTTAACAACCGGGTGGGGAATACCTATATCCAGCCGAAGGGGACGGGGAATACCCACTATGCGGTCATGGGCGGGGTGTCATACCCTATTGATCTGGAACAACTGGAACAAGACGTTTCTTCTATTCTGGAAAAGTTCCCGACGTCCTATACCTTCTTTGAACTCGGTGAGCTTAATGTCCCACCATCCCGTGAAGACTTGTCTTACGATGAGTACACTCGCGAAACCCTGAATCGCCAGTTCAAGAAAGTGGCGAATAAAATTATGCAGGAAAAGATTTCCGAACTCAACCTGGCGGCCAGCAAAGGTCCGCTGGCGTTGTATATGAAGAAAGACGAATTCACCAACATGTTCGGTAGCGGTTTCCGCAAAATGATGGAGCGGGACTTCCCGGCTGATACCCGCTTCTACAAAGGGAAATATGTTTACAACGGCACCCCTGATATAGAACGTAACATCGATGTTGACGCTCCATTCCGTACTGCCGGGAATCCTTATTACCTTGAAATATATTGGGATGCCGGGTATATTGAATCCAAGGATTCACTCATGCTGAATGACGTTTATGGTTGGGTTGGTGAGAAAAAATCTGTTGCTATTATTATCGATAACTCCAGCCGCGCCCGTAATCTGAAAATCAGGACGGCGCGAAATAATCATGATGTTGTTATCGTTGTTAAGCCCAATGATTCTTTGCTGACCAATCGCAATTTATTGCAAAACCATAAAGGCGCATACAAGAATCACGAAGAGCTTCAATCCTATTTTGAATCTTGGGTTGGTAAACAAGAGACAACTATTGACCATTTGGTATTTGCCGATAAGTTTTACGAAGTTATTTCGGAAATTCTCGTGCCAAGTGAAGTTTATTTCATGCATGATATGCAGTATGTGAAGCCCCCGGTCGAAAAAGATCCAGGGATGTTTGAATACGAAGGGTTCCGTTTCAGTTTCTATAAGGATAGAGAACTATCTGCTGAAGATATCTCCGGTATCATTGATTCTGGTAAGCAAATTGTTTATATTGAGATATCAGGAACTAACAGCATCCATGATATTCATGGAAAACGTGTTAATGAATACGTTGCCCGAAGCATTTTGGGATGTATGCACAACACTCCCATGGACGATGAGGGGAACAACATATTTGGGTTCATGAACTTCCATAAGAAAGTCATCCTTGCCCGCCGTAAATCGGTTCCGATGATGAAAAAGTTCCCGGAAGTGTTCGTGCCAATTGACGCGGTATTTGAAATGTTGTTGAAACGCCATATGCCGTATTTCAAATCTAAGAATGCCCGGGAACTGTTAGCATTAAGAAAGCAAACTCGTTGTATCATAAACCGTATCCCGTATGCGGAGTCACTTCTGGCCAAATCTCACGAAGGTATCCCAGAAAAGTTTGCTTATCTGAAGGATAAAATATCCCAGCTGGATAAGAATAATATTGAATTAATCCCGGAAACTGAATGGGATTATCTGAAGGAAATCAGTAAGAACAAGAAAGGATTACCTGGCGTCAAAGATCTTAACGAAGCGATGGAAAAATTAAATTTCCATGTTAGTATCAAAAAGAACTTTGACCAATACCGCCATGGGCAGGCGCGTATGATTCAATTGTTCTCCAGTATCAATGAATTGCTGAAAACCAACGGTTATTGTGAAATCAGCTGGACACGTTCTATTTCGCAGACCCAAAAGAAATATAACCGGTATCGCGTCGATTGCCATAACTTGTTAAAACATCTGATGGCGACGTATACGCCTGTGGCTCAGAACCCGATTGAAGAAGACAAAGAGGGTTTCTTCGCCGCTATTTCAAAACGTATTCTCGGGGCATAATAGCCCCGTCTAACACAAAGTGGGAACTACAAGATGACTGCTACCGAAAAAAGTATTTTGCGGATGTTGAAGGATGGCAAAAGCCAGAATTCTATCGCTAACGAATTGGGCGTTCCTCGCTCAATGGTACAGCGTGTGTCCGACCAGGAGCTGGGTGTTGACCCGGCTTCTCTGAAATCGCTGACAACCGAACAGATCGAACTGATCCAGTCTCAGAGCCAGGCCGGGGAAAGCAACACCACCCTGGCATCGGCTTATGGCGTCAGCACCAAAACTATCGCCCGTGCGCTGATGGTCCGTATCATCAAACAAGCAAACAACATCACCGTCATTTCACCGATTAAAGAATCGGACGCCACGAAAGAATTCGAAGTCCTGGAAGGCGGCGTGGCTGTATATGAAAAAGACGACGAAGAGTGGTATGTCGGCAAGTTCATGGAGAACCACGGCCAATTCCTGTGTTTGCGTTATACAGACGACAGCAGTTATGCTGGGATCAAAGCAGCTATGATCCCGCGCGATCAGCTGAAACCGTCTGAGTCTTCCGACAAATTTAATTCTAAAGATGATGGCGATAAAATCGTTGCGCTGGCCGAAGTGGCATCTGCCCTGGTTGATGGTTACAAAGGTGAGACTTCTGAGATCACGGTTATTTTACCTGACGAAGACACGTATCCGATGCGCGGCTCCATGGACGCCCGCCGCCGGGTTGGTTATTACGACTGCATCCTCGGTCGCACCCTGCGTCTGGCGCTGTCATCCGTGTCTTTCAAAGTAAAATTGAAAGAAACGCAGCAAATCGGTGACAAACAGACCAAGGCTGAATTCGGCGATAAAGAGCTGAGTGTGTTCCTGAATGAACATCAGATCATGATCCTGCCGGAGAGTGTCGTTATTGTCATCGATGGCAAACCGGAAACGATCACGACCAGCCACCAGTCGTATGACCGAATCGTTGAAGCGATTAAATCTCGTGACATCAAACTGGCGTATACGTTGATGAAGCCGCGCGAAGCGATTGAGAAATTTGCGACAGGCCTGGTTGACATCAGCAATAACCGTGTTCGTTGGTCCGGTCATGATATCACTGGCACGAGCGTCGCCAAGCGTATCCTGACACTGATGCTGCGTGGTGATTACAGCAACATGCAGCGCCTGACGAACTTCCTGGATAAGATGTTCCAGAACCCGAGTTCGTCCCTGGTACAGTCTGGCCGCATCTATGAATTCATGGCATACTCGGATATTGAGATTGCCGAAGACGGTGACATCATTCTGTACAAGTCGGTCCGTGGCAATTACATGGACAAGCACTCTGGTACGATCGACAACACTCCGGGAACGATTGTACGCATGGCGCGTTCCTTCGTTAACGATGACAACAAAGACCTGTGCTCCTATGGGCTGCACGTCTGCTCGCTGGCATATCTGAAGCAATGCTTCGGCCACTTGGGTCAGCGCGTTGTTCGTTGTAAGCTGAACCCGAAGGACATCGTGTCGATCACTGATGACTACAAGTCCAGTAAAATTCGCTGCTGTGAATATCTGGTGTTAGACGACTACACCACTGAATATAACCGTCAACACAAATCCATTGACGTTGAAGGGCTTTATCGTTAATCACGACAGCGTAAAATAAGGGGCTTCGGCCCCTTTTTGTTGGAGTTAATTCATGGAAACCAGAGATGTTTATTTCAAATATGCTCGCCAGACATTTGGGCCTCATAGAACGACTGAAAAATTCTTAATTGATTCTTTTCAATTTGACGGTGAAATGCGAGAATATTCATACAAACATTTCCCGGTCAGGAATATTGAAGGGAGCCAATTCGTAAAATTATTCTGTCGTTGTGGGGCATGTGACTTTAATGACGACGGGCGTTGTATGCATGAATACCAATGCAATTGCTGTGGTAAATATATCAAAGTCTATAGGAGAACTGAACATGGCCAAGACACCGAAAGTTAAAGATACTGCTGTTGTTGATCCAATCACCGCAGTAGAAGAACAGAAAATTCCATCATACCTGCAGCGCATCCTGGATAACATCCCGAACGTTGGCGACGGCGCCACGGTATATGCTGGCGACTACGGTTGGGTGTGTGAGCATAAAAACGGCGATAAGGAGCTTCTGGAGGAGCTAACCGGGCTTGCCAGTACCCTCAAACGTTATGGTCGTGACAAATTCGGCCGACCGATAGAACCGGGCACGGTCATCAGCACTGATATTACAGTAGAAACCCTCAATCTCCTGGATATCAACGATCTGTCAGTATTGGGTGAGCCTCTGGGGATTGTAGAAACAGACCGGGACAAACTGATCGCCAAATTGATCGAAAAACTTCAGATTAAATAAGTCCAGTGTACAACAGCTGAACTTATTCTATATGCCTATTGTTGATGAAAGCAATTTAATGGAATACGCTCTGAGGCATTATATTACTCCTTGTGTCTCAAGAGATGATTTGATGGTGGACATTCAGCGAATTTCGCTAATTAATCAATCATTGAAACGATTTGTCCCCGGGAAAAGTCCCCGAGTCCTTATCAATCAATTGATTACGCTTTTCAACACATTTGAGACTGAGGCGGTATGCCGAATGTTGGTGTTGAAAACTGACAAGTCCCAACATCCTCGTCTGAAAGCAGCGTTGTTGACGTTAGGTGTATGGAGAGATGATTTATGTTCCGGTTCTTATGAACCAGATAACGAGCTGATGATGGCTCTGAACAACGATTTGGATGAGTGGAGGAAACCATGCCAACAATCAATGTATTAGTCGCGCCGTATGTTGTACGCAACAAACCGGAGACCGAACGTGGTCATGTTGTTACCGGGGTTGCCAAGGGCTGGCAGAAAACCAGTCTGAACCAAGACCCGGACGAAATTCTGACCGAATGTAAAGGTCTTGATGCACTGCTGACCAAGTCTAACCTGGAAGCAGACGGCGTGACCAAAATCGATCCTTCGAAGCCCGTTGGCTTCCTGGTATCTTACGAAATTCACGATCCCAGCGCAGTCCTGACTACTGGTCTGACTATCACCCCGGCAACCGCCAATGGTGAAATTGGGCAGGTGGTTGAACTTCTGGCGACGGTGGCCCCGGCGAATGCAACCTACAAAGGCGTCAACTGGTATTCCGGTGACGTGACTAAAGCAGTCCATATCGGCGGCGGTAAATTCAAACTGCTTCAGTCCGGTTCCGTTACCGTCTATGGCGTCACCGTAGAAGGCAACCATGTCGATTCAACCGTCATCACCGTTGCGGGCGCTTTGTCTCTTTCAACCGATCTGACGGCGACTAAAGACGTTACCAGCGGCCAAGACGCGACATTTAGCGTTGTCGCTGCGGGCGGCACTACCCCGTACACTTATGCGTGGTATTTCTCTGATGTACCGGGTGGCGCAGGTTCGGTTATTGACGCTGGCACCAACGCGACTGCATCAACCGCTAACCTGGTTGTGACTGCTGTGGATGCTGCCGACGAAGGCGAATATTGGTGTGTTGTTTCTGACGCCGATGGCCATTCAGTGACTTCTACCCGTTGCGAAATGGCTGTAGTCTAATATGAAGACCTTCAAGGATTTCCTTGAAGATTCTTCTCCTCCTGCCACCACGACCGCCGATGTGGGGAAACCCGAAGGCGGTATGGTCAAGGAACCCGTGAAGAAACCGAAGGATCTTGAAGAGGAATCAGAGTTCAAGAAACTCTTCGGGAATATCTTCAAGGATATTGACTTCAGCAAAGCCAAGAAATGGAATTTCAGGACAGGCAAGTATGATGAATAAAAGAGGCTTCGGCCTCTTTTTCTTTATGTGTTACTCGGGGTATAATCCACCAGTTACCTATTATCTTATTTATAGAAACGCCAATTTGTTTACTCTAAGAATGGTTGTCTTTCTCGGCTAGATAATAGGGGCTTTGGACCCTATTAATCAACCAGAGGAGGTGTGAAATGGTACGTTTACGTCATAAACCGAATCAGTTCGCCCTGGGAATGATTTGTGGTATATCATTCATGATATGCCTGGAAAACGCAGTTAGTCTTGTTGCGGCCCCTGACTTCCCTTTGGTCAGATTTATATTGTCTGGGCTGTTTGGTGCTGTATCTGTCGTCAGTTTCTTGATCGCATCCAGGAAATTATAAATCTGCTACACACAGCAATATATTGATTTGAGAATCCTATATCATGTTCCTATTACTCAATGTTCCAAAAGATCGTATGACGCCGGATGATGAAGGCAAGACACATTACAACATTTACAGTCGGAGCCGCACCGAGCTGGGGAGATTCCTGTCTCATTTTGCATACCATCCCATGGATACTGTCGATGGTGTTTTCAACTCGATGGAAGGCTACTGGTATTGGCTCAAATATCGGCACGATGACCTGCGTAGCCTTTATGGAAATGATGCCAAACAATTCGGTCAGACTCTGGCCAAGTCGCAGATTGTCGTTCTGTCTCCTGATGACCCCAAATTTAAACACGACATCATTGCAGCAACAAGCCAAAAATTGCTGACGATGCCACCCAAGCTGCGTTTCCAATTAGCCCACAGCCGCCTTCCCCTGATACATGCATATGAACATCAGGGAAAATATAGTTTTCAAAACTCTATGGACTTTATCATACAGCATATCAACCGCTTCCGCCTAGAAGGATATTTGAAATGAAATTTCTGCGTAATATTGTCAATACGTCATATGAATGTACTGTGGTCAATCCAGATCGTTCTCCATTTTTCGTCTTCTGTAAACTGGTGGAAGAAGTATGTGAACTTTCCGATGTTTACCACGGCATCGCAGCTTCAGAGCCACTCAATGGAGAAATAGCTGACGTGATTATCTCAGCAGTTGATCTTTTGTATGTCTGCGATTACAAAGATGCACAAATCCATGGTAATATGACGAAAGATGAAATTATTGATTCAATTATTACACAAATGGCATCGGCGCAAGGATATTCTGATTTCCGCCAATATTCCCTTGAAGACCACCTTTTCTGTGATACCACCACAGGGCCAGAAAAGAATTTAGCTATGATCCATCATATGAAAGGGCGTATCACCAGATTGCTAAACCAGCCACAAAGATCTACCGATAATTTAAACTTCCTGGTGAGCACTTTAATCAGATACACAGCTCAATTGGCATTGTCATACGGTTGCGCCCCTCAATATGGGACTGATGAAGGAAGAACGTATTATCATTGCGCAGAACCGTCATCGATTAGAATAAAAGTTGAGCACGCATTTGATCACAAAGTCGAAAAGTGGCGGGGCAAATTTGGTCTATAAGCCAATCCCATACATAATCTTGTGTGTTTACATTGACGGGATAGGAAGATGACCAGTAACGTTAACATTGAAAGAAAGTACAAGAAGCTCTCCCATGTAGAGCATATCCTTCTTCGCCCAGAACGCCATCTGGGCAGTATCCGTTCGACATCCGGGACTGTTTGGGTTTATGACCCGGTAAAAGATCAGGTTGTATTCAAAGACAACTTTACCTATTCCCCGGCGCTGATCAAACAGTTCGATGAGATTATCACGAACTGCGTTGACCATAGCAAAACTCCTGAGGGGAAACGCCTCAACGAGATCACTGTTACGGTAATGGCGATGAACGGCCAGATCATCGTTGCTGACAACGGCGGGATCCCTGTGGTAAAACACGGTGAGACCAAAGAATGGCTCCCGGAGATGCTCTTCGGCTCCCTGTATGCTGGTAGTAACTTCAACGATGACGACGAAGAGTACAACAACAAGAAATCCGGTGGCCAGAACGGCGAAGGTGCTTCTCTCGTAAACGTATTCTCAAAATGGTTCCGGGTGTCTACCAACGACGGCAAGAAGTCTTATCTCCAGACGTTTGAGAACAATATGAGCAAACGTTCAGAGCCGACGATCAGTAACCTGAACGCGCCGGGTACGACCATCGCCTGGATCCCAGATTATGAGCGTCTGGGCATCAAAGGTCTGGATAACAATAATCTGCTGATGATCTACCGCCGGGCATTTGAAGTAGCGGCGTGTAACCCTCGTCTGAAGATCGTCCTCAATGGCAAGCCTATCCGGATTGATCGCTTTGGTCATTTCGTGGATTACTTCTGCCAGGGTTCATCTGTAGACGAATCAGGGGATTGGTCTGTTGCTATCGCGCCTTCGAACGGCACGTTCATGCATGCGTCGTATGTCAACAGTATCGCTACTCACGTCGGCGGGCCGCATGTCGACTATGTTGCCGACCAGATCGTTGCTGCGATTCGTACTCCGCTGTCTAAAAAATTCAAGACAGAATTGAAGCCAGCAATGATCAAGAACCATATGATGCTTTTCATATCTGCTGACATCGATAACCCCCGGTTTGATAGTCAGACTAAAGAGCGCATGACCACTCCCGTCAGCCAATTTGGGACAACATACAAACCGTCTGATCGCTTGATTCGTAAGGCGCTGGAATATGTTACCATCGGGTTGGGTAAGGAACTGGCGGCTCTGCGTAATGATCAGGATGATGCCGAGTTTGAAAAGGCCAAAAAGGAAATCACCAAACGGGATTATCGTGAAATTGAAAAGTATTATCCCGCGACGGCCCGTGGTGATCGTTCAGGCTGCGTACTGGTATTGACCGAGGGTGATAGCGCGTCTAACCCTATCCTCAATGCCCGTGACACGAAGAAAATCGGTCTGTTTCCTCTGCGTGGTAAATTCATCAACTGTTTGAACGCTTCGCGCGCCAAGGTCATGGCCAACGAAGAATTCAAGAACCTGTGTACTATCCACGGCGGCGCAGTACCGGGGCAACCGATTGACACCAGCCGTTATCCTTGCACGGTTGTCGCTACGGACGCGGACGATGACGGCATTCATATCCGTGGCCTGTTGATTACCATGTACTGTACGTTCTGGCCGGAATATGTGCGCCAGGGGCGTCTTAAACTTCTGCGCTCCCCGTACATGCGTGTGTGGTGCGGTAAAGAAATGCATGAATTCATGAACAACGCCGAATATGAAGAGTTCATGAAGACCCCAGAATCTAAAAAGATCACAAAGAAGAAATATCTAAAAGGTCTGGGCGGTAACAGCACCGAAGATTTCAAACGTATTCTAAACAATCTGGATGCGTATACTACGACGGTCGTTCTGGATGATGCCTACAAGAATTCATTGAATGATGGGTTCGGTGATAAGGCGTCGGATTACCGCAAGACCTGGTTTAGTGACGTTTGCTTGTTTGAAACAGAGGATGAATAAGATGGTTGTCAAAAGCATTACTGTGACATCATTTGTTAACACCGATCATAAGGAATTTTCGGTTGTTAACAGCGTTCGCCAAATTCCTCTGTTAATTGACAGCCTCAAGCCCAGCCAGCGAAAAATTTTGTTCGCTGCGTTGGAATACGGTAAGGAAGAGATTGTTGACCGCCTGGGTATGTTTTCCGCCGCCCGTACCAATTACAAATCTGGTGGTGAGAACATGAGCAACACTATCGTCAATATGGCACAGGCTTTCCCAGGGACGAACAATATCCCGTATTTTGATCGTGATGGTCAGTTCGGCTCAATCATGGGTAAAGAAGCGTCATCACCGCGATATATTTCTGTGGCAGTATCCGGCGTGATTCGTAAGATCTATCGGAAAGAAGATGAAGGCATCCTGGAATACAATTATCTTGGTGAGGAAAGGCTGGAACCAAAGTTTTTCCTCCCGGTTATCCCAATGTTCCTTGTGAATGGTCTGAACGGTATCGGTAGCGGCTATGCTACCAAAACCCCATGCCATAGCATAAAGTCTGTTCTGGATGCCCTGAGAGCGCTTCTCCGTGGCGAAGACCCAAATGACTTGAAACCTTATTGGAATGGTTACAAGGGGGAGACAGGATACACTGAGGAAGGTCGAGTGTACTGTCGCGGTGTGTACGAACGTATCAATGCCACTACCCTACGCATAACTGAAGTCCCGGTGGGCTGGTTCGCCAAGGATTATGAAACCAAGATTATTCTTCCGCTGTATAAATCAGGGATTCTCACGGAGTATTCCAACGATTCCACAGAAGATGGTTGGGATATCACTGTTGTGTTCAAACGTGGTGAATTGTCTAAACTAGATGACGCCAAAGTTGAACAGATGTTCCGGCTGTACTCAGCTGAAATGCCGACCTGGACATCCTGGAACGAATGCGGTATTATCCAACGTTTCAATGGTTGGAAAGATATGCTGTACGCATTCTTCAACTATCGGCTGGAACGGTATGAAGATCGTCGCCAATATCTGTTGGCTGATCTCAACGCCCGTATCCACAAAATGAACAATCGTGCTCTGTTTATCGGTTGGGCAGTTGTGACAGATATGCGTCGCAGTTTGACTGAATTGAAAGCACTATTTCAGACAGACTACCCGGACTTTGATGGTGATCTTGACGATTTGTTCAAGATGTCTCTATCCTCGATTACATTGGACGCCCGCGAGCGCCTGTTGAACCAGATCAAGAATCTGGAAATTCAACGGGACGAGTTAAATAAGAAACAGGACATAGATCTTTACAACGAAGATCTAGACGAGTTGGAAACTCTGCTCGATCTATAATACAGGGGGCCAAAAGCCCCCGCCACCTGCGAGGGCTTTAATATGTTCTATTTCCGCAGCATTTCCGTTCTTGTATTCCTTGCCTGGGTGCTTGACATATGCATCCCTCGCTTCATATCAGAAGAAGTCGCATTCGCCCTTGTAGAAGAAGGGGAAGGTGAAGATTTCGACGCATATGTCCCCATATGTTCTTTGAAAGATATCACTGACGAAGACGATGATGTTGTCATGGTAGGCACTATGCGTTCCTTCAATCTGTTCGGCTTCGCCTTGTTGCCTAAACTTATCGGGGAATTGCGCCCTTACAATCCATATGAGAAGATGGACAGCTGATGAGCAGATTCCTGAGTTCAAAATTATTGTCTATGGGTGATTCTTTATATTTTCAATGCCCTGGTTGTAATATGCTTCACCCATATCGCGTGAAGGGTTCTCCAGAACAAGGCCCGATCTGGGCGTGGAACAACGATGTTGTTGCACCCACTTTCACTCCAAGTCTATTGGTGTTTAAAGATCGCCCAGGCTCACGCTGCCATTTGTTCTTGACAAATGGCAAAATACAATTTCTTGGCGACTGTTTTCACGATCTGAAAAATCAGACTGTGGATATGGTCGATATTCCTGAACCTGAAATATGGATTGAATAGATTATGAAACTACTTGGTTATTTCCGTGAACTCCCTGGTGGTACTGGACGATTGTTCTCTGAGGTCAAAGGAACCCCGGATGGTACAATGGTTGCCCTGTACGCTCGTGACCTCCCCAAGGAAGGGGAATGGCAGCGCCGTGTCGTGGCCGCAGCCAACAAATATGGTGACGTGATCGTGGTTGCTGATCGTCACCACAGCCTATTGATGAATTCCCAGTTAAGAATTCTAAAAGAAGCTGGGGTCATTACCACAACCCATACCCGTGAACAGGGTTTCATCGACAACCAAGGCAATTTCTTAACTCGTGAAGAGGCAGCGATCGTCGCTAAAGAAGCCGGGCAAGTCAACCAAGTTCGTCTGAAGAATACTCCTTTCAATCAGCTTTTCTCCGAAGACCTTTATTGAATAAAAAGGCGGTATTATTACCGCCTAATCCCATAACTGGTAAATGACCATGGCCAAATTTGAACCCGGTGATATCGCGCAATTTCGGGCTATTTCACGTCGCTTGAAATTATATGAATTAAACCCAGAAGAAATCGATGAAAACGTGAAGGGGAATTGGTAATGCCTGAGTTTGAAAAATATTTTGATCCGGCAACAACCCCTGCGTATCTCAATCGGATCGTAAAAGAAATCGCTTTCCGTTTGATGTCCAAAGGGTTTGGGGTTAATCTTATCGCCACAGACGAGAGAACATCTATCATGTCCATCAACAATAGTGAAGGACATGGCGGCGTTTTTTGCCTTGAATTTATTGATGACATCAACATTACCTGGAGAAGAATTGTATGACAACGTATATCGTTCGTGGTGGGAATTTGTTGGAAGCCGCGAAAAGTTTCAATCTTATTAACGGATTCGCCCATGGCGCCAATTGCTGGTCGGTGATGGGCGCGGGTATCGCCAATTTCGTTCGGCTGGGGTTTCCTGACGTCTGGCTCGCAGACCAGAACGATGAGCGCGGGCCGGAGCAGCGTCTCGGTGGTATGTCTTATGCCTTTGACCGTGACACGGGTGTCTGGGGCTTCAACCTGTATACTCAATTCTATACAGGCCCAAATGCCCGTATGCCTTCCGTTATCAGTTCTGTACAAGTGATGTTTGAACAACTTCACGAGATTATGGAAGCGAAGGATTCTGAAACGGTCTATATCGGCCTGCCAGCTATCGGCTGTGGTATCGGCGGTCTTAATCTGTATGACGTTGTCCGCCAGGTAGAAGCACTGGCTGAAACCCTGTATGAAGACACTCGCCGCCGGGTTGTCCCCGTGTTCTACATCATGGAAGTAGACAAGTTTGCGGAAGACATGGAAAATCTGAACGCGCTGGATGATGACATCAACGTCGTCGATTCTGAAGAAGAAATTATCCGGGTGGAGGGTAACAATGTATAAATCAAATATTTTGGCGGTCGCCGATAGTGAAACCCTGGGCCGCTGGGATGATGCTGTTATGTTATCCTGGGCTCAGACAATAGCTGATTTGACCAAACGTTATACTCTCCAGCAACTAGTCGAAGAACGTACCACATTCATTAAATTGAATGTCAAAGAGCAAATCGACCTCGGTCGTGTCAAAGAGAAAGTGACTGTAGACTGGTGGCTGGGGAACGGGAAATATAATCCGTGTGATGCCGCCCGTGAAGTCAGCCTGTATCCAAAGGAAGATGATATCTCCATCTATCAGCTGGCCGACGAAATTCGCAAAGGGTGTCATCGCCTGGGGGTTGATCCCAGGTCGGTTGACTGGTGTGATCGAAATCTATTCGACCTGCGTAAAGCCCAGCATATCATTGAAGTGACATGCGGGCAGTACTCCAATGAGCCGTGGGATTACCACCACACATTTGATATCGTCAGCTGGCTGAAAGGCGTTGGCCAGATGGATCGCTATGCCGGCATCAAGGCATGGGAACTGGAAGGCATGATATATCATGATCCTCGTTATGATGCTGCGCTGGATTGGCTCCGCATCCAGAAAACCATGGAAGATCTGATGGGGCTGAAGGTGGAATAATGTTTATTTTCACTGCTATCGGTATGATATTTGTGGGATTCATTGTGCTCATCGCGATATATTTGATCTATAGCAATTATATCCATCCATTGTTCCAGGCAATCAGCTTAACCCGCTGGCAAATCGCATGTGTGAAACCAACTCGGAAAGTAACTTTCAAAGACTTCTGGGCATGCATATGCCATTATTATGAAGTTGGTGGCTGGGTAGGAACTCGCACCTGGAACGATTTGGGCGAATGGCGTGGAATAGGCCGATGGGAAGTTTATAAATCTGATAAAGATGAAGCCCCGTAAGGGGCTTTTCTATATACGAAATGACGTATTATTGAAGTTAATCCATAATCTAAGAGATAAATCATGATAATCGGTATCGATTTTGATGGAACATGTGTTACCCATGAATATCCTCTAATCGGACGCCATATTGGTGCTGTAGAGGTTCTAAAAAAGTTGGTGGATAAAAATCATCTTCTGATTCTGTTCACCATGCGCAGCGGGAAACAACTTGAAGAAGCGGTTGATTGGTTCCAGTCATTTGATATCCCGCTGTATGGTATCAACAAGAATCCGACACAGCATGAATGGACAGATTCACCAAAAGCATATGCGCAATTGTATATTGACGATGCCGCTCTTGGTTGTCCTCTGAGTTATGACCCAATGTCTAAGCGCCCCTTCGTGGATTGGGGTGAAGTTGAAATCATCCTTGAAAGAGCGAGAATATTATGAAAGCGAAAGATACTGTTGTGAAAACTCAAAAGTGGCCTCGCTATACGGCTCATCAATTGAATTATATGCTGGGTATGCGTAATTTTGAGGACGGCGTTCGCCTCACTCGTCATGGCCGTCATGAAAAACGCTGTGTCAAGTCCTGGAAGAACGAAAAGGGTGTCCGTGTTTGGAATTTTACCCCGAGCCGGCATCTGACCAACGTCCTGGGTGATCCTTGGGATACCCAAACCGGGGAGTCTCTGCTCAAGAAAGGGTTGATTGAGCCTTGGTTTACTGTAACCCATGATGGCGGTCATGACGCCCCTGACGGCAATTACCGCTATGCTCGTGGGAAAGTGATCCAATTCTATCGCCTGACTGCGCTGGGGCGAGAAATCTGCCTGAACTAAATTTGAAAGCGTATTGAAAAAGGAGAGTATATACTCTCCTTAATTCATCAGGAGATACCATTATGTTGCCGCTAAAAGAGTTGTATGAACGTGTGTTAGAATTGAAGGCCAAAGAACGCCTTTATTCAGAAGAAGCTGCGGAATTGTCTGACCTTACGGACAAAATCGTTCTTCGTGAGAAATATCTGATGCGTTATGTCAATCATTATCCTCATGCCGATAATGTCATAACCACCGCGCTTGAGAAATTCGCAGGCCGCGAAGTCAATGATACACTGAAAGACGAAATGCGAACCGTCATCAGCAATATCATCCATAGCTGGGTCGCATCCCTGGCAGTTTCATGCAAATTTGACGGTGAAGACCTGATCTTCATGTTCTCAAAAGAGGTCAATGTCCATGATTAAGCCGCGCATGATGTTTGCCCATATGAGAGCAGCTCAGGCATATGGCAAAACCAGTTATGCCCGCCGTCTCCAGGTCGGTTGTGTTATCGTGGATCCTCGGGTTGATCAGCCGTTGGCTATTGGCTGGAACGGTACTGCGCCCGGCGCTCCTAATGTGTGTGAAATAGAAGTAGACGGCCAGCTGGTATCTGACGGTGTTATTCACGCCGAAGAAAATGCTCTGAACCGTTTACCTCAACATGCGGTAGATTGGTGTGGCCTGGTTATGTTCGTCACTCACAGTCCTTGCCCTGAGTGCACCAAACGTATTATTGCCAGCGGCAAGATCGATAAAGTGATCTACTGTGAACCGTACAGGATCACCACTGGTATCGTAGAAATGATGAATGCCGGCATTGAAGTCTATCGTATGGTTGACCAATTTGCCATTCTGAAATACAGTTTTAATGATAAAGGCGAGCTGACCACAACTCCCTTTTGCGTAAACCCCGACAAATAAGGAAAACAAAATGCGTTATGTAGATCGTATGCTCGGCCAGAACGAACACGTGATTGGCTTTACCCGCCCGACCTGGTGGAGTGGATTTTGGGTCTATTTCTGGGTAGCTGTATTCCTCGTCCCGACTTTTGGTATCAGCCTGTTTTTCCTGATTCCCACGGTCATTCGGAACCTGACGACTGAATTTGCCGTCACCAACAAGCGCGTTATCTTCAAAACAGGGTTTATCCGTCGTGATGCAGATGAACTCCGTTTGGGTAAAGTTGAAACCGTAAAGGTCGACCAGTCCATCACCGGGCGCGTCCTGCGATTTTCAACGATCAGCGTTATTGGTACTGGCGGCACTCGTCTTGTTGCCAAGGGCTGTGCCAAGGGGAATGATTTCCGTCGCGTGATTTACGACCAACTGGATAACTGATTATGATCGTGTCTGGTTATTCATTGGAACTTTATTGCGATTGTGCTGACTGCACTCAATACAGATCTTCCCAATACAGCACGTCGTATCCCAAAATATATGCGGGTGAGACATATGCTGAATGTGCTAAAGAAGCCCGGAAGGATGGTTGGTATATCAGTCGCGATAAATTAAAATGCATAGCTCCCGGGCATAGCTGATCATAAGTTAAGGCAACAAGAGACCATCATCACGTTCCTTTGGTTCGTTCGATTTGATGGTCTTTTTCATTTGTTCTTTCAGAGCCCTGATGTTCTCTTCCCGCCGCCGATCTTGCATGTCCCTTTCTCTTTTCATTTTAGATCTGAGAGCAAATTGCTTCTTGACATCAGGATCTTCCCCAGGAACAAGGTGCTCTTCTGTCCAGATAATAAATGACCATCCCATCTTAGCACAATGCTCTCGGGTTGCTGTCCATTTAGCCTGATTGACCAGATAAGTCCGCATAGAATTATTGAAGGTTGATTCCTTCATTGTCTTCGTTTTCTTCGGTTCTTTAATCTGATCTTTAGGTTTAATTTCGATCAACGTGATCTTGAGTTCTTCACTATTGGGTGATCTGGTCCATACTTTCAAATCCATAAAATAGCGATGCGGTCGACCATCAACTGGTGAAATATAAGGGATGACGCAAGTTTCTGATCCCCACTTTACAATGGCTGGATTTGTATCACAGAATTTAAATGCCACTAATTCTAAGGAAGAACGAAATACAATGTCTTTAACATCGCCAACATATTTTTGGGGATTTATTGGCGCATACTTCCCTTGAAGATACATAGCCATTACGCTTTCCTCCATCCTTTATGTTGTAGATTCCGGCCTTTGTTAACATGGCCCATCGAGCCTTCACTCAAACCATGTTCTTTACAGAATTTTGCAAGGTTAACAATAGTGACCGTGTTACCTTCTGGATCAATAAATTTAAATTCCCTGGCATTTGCCTTTGATATAGCATTCTTTCCTTCTACCGTTGTTGGGCCTTTACAATTAGAATAATCAACCAAACCCGCTTCAACCAACTTTTTGTTGGATGCCCGTATCTTTTCTTTGGTCCTTTCATCTATTGTGCAACCAAATCTTGGGTTGTTCTTTCCCGATCTATTCTTACCAAACCAAAAATTCCGTTCTCCGGGAAATCCTCTAGATTTGTAAATCCTTTCTAATTCTTCTTTTGGTTTTAGATTTAATGTTTTCAGAGCCTTTTCAGAAGCCTTTACTCTAACCAATGGATCTGAATTTATGTGTGTAAATGATCCATATCCACCACATGTTAGATTGTATGTGTCATCCCTGTCGATAAATTCCTGGGTCACTATCCGGGATTCTTCCTCGTACATTTCTTCTGATGTTTTACACACTTTCAATATATCTTTACGGAAATTCTCTAACCCATATTTCAATATTGCTCTCGTTATGACACGACCAGACCCCATATAACCATCATCTGGTGTTCCTTTGTGGACACCAACATATATTTTATTGTTTATGAGATTGGTTATTTGGTATACAAGATACATAGCCATAATTGAGTCCTAAATAGTGTCAACATTCTATTTCTAATTAAGGGCTGAAGACCATGGCGAATTTCAAGTCTACCCTGGATAAGATCAAAGTTCTGAACACCAAAGGCTTGACACAGGCCCAGAAACAATTGGTCTATCCGCTGGATATCACCGGGGGTAAAACCCTTGGCCATTATGTTCTGTTCAACATCAACAGGATCTCTGGTTCTTCTTATGGAAGCACCGCAACACAGACGGTTCAGAATCCTATCCAGAACCCGCTGGGTAATACCCCTGTCGTGTATGGTGCCAAGTCAGGATCTATCAGCAAATATGCCTGGGCGCGTCACGTGCGTTCTAACGAGTCCATTGTCCTGTGTATGCCCGAATCCATCACTACCAACTATGGCGTTGGCTGGAACGGCTCTGAGTTGGGTCTCGCTGGTATGGGTGCCCAATTCCTTTCCCGCGCTGCCCAGGATATGAGCCAGTTCAAACTCGGTGATGCTCTCAATGTTGGTAAGGAAATGGGTCGGTTTGCGGCGACGAAGGCTATCCAATCGGCTTCAGAGTCTATCCCGTTCCTGCCGACGATTAACGCACATGACACTCTGGAGTTGTTCACTGGCACTATGACGAACCCATACGTGGAAATGATCTTCCAGGGAGTGCGAAACCGTGAAATCCCATTCACTTTCAAATTCACACCGCGCTCTCAGAAAGAAGCCAAAATGGTCAGGGAGATCATTCGTCTGTTCAAGATGCATATGTATCCTGAATACAAATACAACAAGAACTCCAGCGCGTTTTACCTTCACCCATCGACATTTGATATTACATTCATGGTGCAAGGTGAACGCAACAAATGGTTGCACCGGATTTCGACATGCGTTCTGTCAAACATGTTCGTCAACGAAACCCCGGATTCGTCGTATGCAGTCCACAAAGATGATAGCATTGTGTCTACCCAAATTGACATGACATTTATCGAACTGGAACCTCTACACAAAGGCCGCTTTGATACCGAAGGCGACAGCTTCTAATCCAGGAGACGATTATGAAATTCTTTGAGAAATTCCCCCTCGTCTGGCATCAGCTAATTGATTGTCAGCAGGATGATCAGGTTCTATTACAGAACCTATCGCGCCGTGTGATGATCATACAGAAGATTAAGGACATCGAAGGGCTTCTCCTGCCGTATAACATTTATGATGGGGAAACCCCAAGGTCCTTTGCAGAGCGTGTCTATGGCTCCTTCGAGCTGTTTTGGATACCATGTATGATCAACAGCATAATGGATATCAATAACGACTGGCCAAAGCCAGAGCAACGGATCGTTGAAGAATTGATCGCTCAATACGGTTTGGATGGTATGTGGGATATCAAATACTATGTAGATCAGTTTGGGCATGAAACAGATGCCAGAGCTATCCGTATGGCTTACGGTCTGGACGGTATGGATGATTCCCAAATCATTGCAAATTATGGTTTGACCGGGATATCATACCACGATGATGCCATCAACAAAAACCAGGCGAAACGTGCAATTCAAGTCCTTGATCCTGATTATGTTTCCATGTTTGTCAGCCAGCTGGAACAGGAGCTGAGTAAATGATTGAGAACAAAGAGTCACAAGACGGTATTTTAACCCCGTCCACGACGTTTGATTTGAAATATATGGCCATCCTTCCTCATACACCGGAAGGAGGAACCCCAACGCCATATGATCTGACTTCATTATTCCAAGAATTCAATATCTATCAAGATTTGGGTTTGGAAGAGAATGTTTCACCATCATTGACAGCCAATGTGCTGATCAAAGAAGGCTGGGATATTCTGGACACGATGCCTATTCTTGGTGGAGAAGAAGTCGTGATTTCATTCAAATCCCCGGCGGCTACAGATTACACCGCATTATCGTTCCGGGTCAGCCGGGTTGGGCGTGTTGCTGATGAGTCAAATTCTTCAGCCAAGAAAGCGTTCTGGCTGCACCTGGTCACTACTGATGCATATAAAGATAGCATGCTGCGTAAATCGGTTGGTCTCCAAGGATCATATTCCGATATGGCGGCAAAGATATTTGAAATGCTCGAATCGCGCACTAAATTTGAAGACATAGATCCAACTTATGGTATCCAAGAACGATTCGCGACACCGCTTTGGCCTGTACTCAAGAGCATTGATTACATGGCCCGGCGGTCTTATGATGAGATATTCATGCCATTTGTTTTCTATGAAGATTTCACAGGATATCATTTCAAAAGTCTGACTACTTTGTTCAACCAAGGTAATCAGACTATGACCGCTGAAGAAAAACAAGAAGCCGCTCTTGAAAAGAAATTCTTCCGTGATCCCCAGGACGCCCCGTTGCTGCAAAACAACAACTTCAACTCTGAGCGTTTCATGAGGACGATAATCAAGGCGGAAAAGAAATTGGCCCGTGACCAATTCATGGCGAATTATCATGATGTCCTGGCTGTAGACGAAAGGGTGTATGATTTCAGAACCAAAACGGTTACGCCTACTTCTCGTGTGTACACCGAATGGTTTGCTGACACAGCGCATCTGGATCCATACCCTTTATTCTCTGACGAATTTAATCGTGAGAACGTTCGTTATCTTGAAGCGCAACCAGATGGTGCTGAGCAGGTTGATTATGCAAAACGTGTTATCAAATTCAGTCTGGCATCTACGGTCATGCGTTTGCTTTTGGTTGGTGACAATCGTCTGAATGTTGGTCAGGTGTATTATATCGAAGATCTATCAAACAGGCCGAAACAAAATGAAAACCTGGCCGAGTTAAGTAAGTTATCATCAGGCCATTATATCATAACGAAAATTCGTCATAAAATTTCACGCCTGACTAACGATTATCAATGTGTTGCTGAGATCGCTAAAGACAGCATGATTGAGAAGGTTCTGCCTCCTCAGACAAATCAGGCTGTTGCATCTCAACCGACGCCAGTCCCTGTTGACAAAGGACAATCACAGAAGGTGTAAGAGGTGAGCCATGGCTGAGCCAGCACAAACATCCCAGACTGAAGTTGCTCAAGTTCTTGACAAGATCAAGAAAGAGATCATGGAGAGGAAACAACTCCGCGCTCAAAATGAGACCAACAAGCAGCTGGTGAAGATGAACAAAAATCTGGAGAAACTACAGACTGCTGAAAAGCAGAAAGATGTTCCAGAATTCCAGTTCAAAATTCCTTCGGTCAACGACTTCGTCAATGGCTTCGCTCGAGTGAGTCCGATATTCACTCGAGACTATGGTATTTGGATGAAAGATACCGTTGATGTTGCTGTTGATGGTAACGAAGAGTTGATGAAAATCGGCGAGAAGGTTGACCGTCTTGGGGACCTTATCCGCCAGCCCGCTGATGATACCAATACTGAATATTTGAACCTGATATCAGATCAGTTGAAAGCAGCCAATGATGACAGCCTCAAGCGGTTGGACAATCAGGAAGGAACTCTTGTCGGCATCAGTTCAGATTTGAATCGTATTGGCGACACTCTGGACGAAGTCAGATGGAATACAGAAGGTATCGACAAGAACTCTTCAGAACAACTGGTCCGGTTATCTTCCATTGAGAAGAAAATAGGAAAGACTGGTGGTCATATTGTTAATGCTCTTGTCCGTATTTTTGACAGCAACGAGAAATGGCGTGAAAAGGAAGAAATGCGCCGGGGCGAGGAAGGGAAAGAAGGTAAGAACAATCCACGGGCGACTTCCATCATCCCAAAAGATGATGACCAGAAAGACGAGAACTCATCAGGGATAGGTGCTGCCATAGCCGCTATGTTAGGCCTCAACGCCCTCAAAGGGTTCCTCCTGAAACCGTTCAAGGCGATTGGTTGGGCTGTGGGCGCATTCATTGGTATGTTCTCCAAGATTGGGGAAGGGATTGTTAAGCTCCTGGGTCCATTTGGTAAAGTTTTGAAATTCTTAAAGATCGGTCCGCTGGCATTAATCTCTTCTGTATTTGAATTCGGTAAAGGATTTATCAACGCCAAAGAGATTTTAGGGAAAGCATCCGTAACCATTGTAGACCGGGTCCGGGCGGGTATTACCGAATTGGTCGGCAGCTTTGGGGATTTGTTCGATTGGGTATCCAAGATCTTTGGGTTTGATACTGACATGGGCAAGAAGTTCCGCCAGTTCACTCTCTGGATCTCTGAGAAGCCCGCTGAGTGGCTTAACTCCATCGTCAACTGGATATCCAACGATCTGTTCGCCGGGATCACCAAGAACACCTCTCTCACTGATATCCCTGGTAAGTTGGCTGATAACCTCCAGAGTGAACTCATCAAGTTGGTTGATTGGGTCACTGGCGGGATCAGTTCATTCATTGATGACGGGATTGCTGCTGCGAGCAAGACTTTGGACAGCATCAAGAAAGGGTTTGCTGAGAATGTGAAAAAGCCATTCTTCAACATGTTGAACGCAATAACCAATGCCATGTTCGATATCGTTGACAAATTTGTAAGTATTATCCCTGATGCTCTGGGCGGCGAAGCTGCTAGGAAGAAAATGGATGAAGCGCGTCAGGCTATGATGATCGGGACGGAAGAGCCGACCAATAGTCCTGTACCACAATCTGACCAGCAGAAACAACATCCTGCAGAGCCTGAAGTCAAACAGGATCAGACGACGGCTCCGGTACTCCCTAACCAGGATGCACAGACGCTGACGCCCATTCCTTCGGGAGTAACGTCAGATGCTGAGAACGTCACGGACAAGACCTCTCAGTTGAAAGAAGCATATGGGTCTATCGGTGGTGGAAGTCTTGGGGCGGCGAGACCGACACAGGGACGGGCAGCGGATAACATCGGACAAATCCAGTCTGTGTACAGCCAGCCACCCGCTTCTGTAATCGCTCCGATCCAACAGAATGTTGACAACTCTAAGAAAGTCAGCACGACAAACAACTTCAACAGCACCAATCTGGAACCTTCCAACCAGACTGACAAGACTCGTCTGCTCTGGGATTGGTAACATCAAATTCCGTGGGAAAGGATCATCTCACGGAATTTATTTCTTGCGTAATCCGTGTTCTCATTGGGTACTACCGCATCCGTCTTCTTCAACAAGAAGGCTTCTGAATTCCAATAAATGTCGTCTTTCAACAATTTATCGTAAAATGCGATGAACCCGGTTATTTTGTTCAGTCCGACCAGAAACCAAATCGGATATTTTTTCATGATGATGTCGGTCAATAATGCCGGATGATTTTGCCCGTCACCTTTAAGATAATCTAAGAACGTGAGACCGTGCCCAAAAATTTCTGGAATCATATTCTTTTCAAAAAAGTCAAGGAAGTGGTATGTGAAGTTGTCATACAGTTTCCGGTATTCGTTATAATTCTCTTGCGCCTGCCGAGTCAACAAAGTCGTTACCCAGGTCTTGGGTGACTTTATGAAATTTGCAATGATATAATTCTCAACAACTTCGCCTTGAGAAGTCTCAAAGCGCCGGGCCAATCGAGCAAACTGTTTCCGCATACCTTCTTTGGCAAAGAATGTTTCGAATTTGTAATTGCTCATCGGGCCATAGAGACCGTAATCATAATCCTTGGTCGTGAAATGGAGTTTGATGGCCATAAAGATACAATAAACGTTAAACGCCCGTTCATATTCCATCTTTTCCCATTCAGTTACCATTTTGTTTCTCCTGTTCACCCACATATCTCAAGAACTCAGACATGAGTCCTTTTTGATTGATAAATTTCAGCATCAAGATCGCCCGGCGGAATGCTTTGGGTATCCGACGATAGCCTTTCTTCCAGAATCCGACTGCGTTGGAACAATCTAATAATCTGGCCATTCCGCTATAGTTCACGCCCAGTTCCAAAACAACTCGACGCAAATATTCAGAATCATTTTCTGGTAATGTCTTTAAATTCGAAGCCATGATATCTCTCCGCCAATGAAGAATAACGTTTGTCAGGATTATAATCCTGTTTGGCATAGTGAATTGTTAAAATAAAACTCATGACAATAATGGCTAAAAACATGAAGATTTTATATTTGGCAACGTCAGGGAACGCTATCCACACCAGCAGGGCACACAACGAGCTGATAACCAGGGACAGCGCGAAAGTCATTGTACACATCAGGGTGAATAGCGTATCCATTTTATGCGGCCTCTAATAGAACCAGAATGTTTTCAACATACGCTTTTTGAATCTCATAGACTTCATCGAGCGTATTAGCAACTTTCTTGTCAATACGAACTTCAACCAGCCGGGGTAGGAACAAGGATTTCAAAGAATCATCCGTTTTGTCCTGTACGCCATTGGAGAGGACGGCGGCGATCTTACCCAGGAACTCGTCTTGGTGTTCCCACATATACTTCCTGAGATCATCTGAGATCCCCGAGACGCCAACGATGAGTAAACTATCGGAGGTCTTACAAAGTAGCGACCCAAACGTCTTGGAATGCTTGCCTTTGGCGTCAGCGGGATTAAATCCGATAATCTCCAGATCACACTCAATTTCCATTTTGAGTTTGAGACCTTGGCTGCTCGTACCATCTTCCCAAGGCATATCTGCTGCCTTACAGATCGTGCCTTCTTCTTTACGGGATAGCGCGTCTTTGAAATGCTCGACCGCTTCTGCAAACGAATGAACAACACGGGTTTCCTGGACTTGCACCAGGCCATCATCGTCAAACATTTGGGAGATGATGTTGTAACGGGCTTCATATGGGATATCAACACGCTCCGCATTGAACCATTTTTCATACGGAACGATATCCCATACTCGGTAGATAACCTGGAATTGTTCCGGTAAAGGTTCCCCCGTCTGGATCACGCTGTTGAGTTTACCGTTGCCGACAGCACGAGGCAGGATGGTATTTTGTTTGAGGTCTACTACCAAGAGTTCCCCGTGGAACACGCTCTCGCCAACTCCAGCATCATAGATGATATCCTTAAACACCAGGGATAGGTTGTCCACTGAGCCGCCAGCAATAAGAGAACCAGAGCGGGAACGAATTTCGGGTTCTTTTCCGTATCGGCAGATGATGTTGGCAAACATGCCGTCTGATTTCAGCTGACTGTAAACCCCGCGCCGGAAGTCCATCTTCTTCAGCAGGTCTATCGTCATGTTGTCATAACGATGATAGGGAAGTACGTTGATCAGCCGCCCGGTCCCACCCGCTGCGTTGAATGCCGCATTGATGCCCTTTTCAGCAATACCGGCTTTAATGTCCCTGTCCAGAATCATCTGGATGAGTTCGTGGTAATCCGGGTGAATATTGGTCGCCGCTTTCGATAATTCATGATCGGCTTTCTGCCCGCTGAGGGTACGTTCGCTCATCTGGTCGAGAACATCGTACACCTGATCCCAGCTACCGACGACGCCGCGCGACAGCATACGAGGGAACGCATTCGGTAAAAACTTTGTACGGTAATAAGAAAGAAGTGGGTCATACACATACTGAAGAAAATCGATCATGTCCGGATTTTCTTTCAAAATCTGGGTCAGGACTTCTTTCTTGGCATTGGTGCCTTTGGTCTCACGAAGAGTGTGAATTGCTTCTAACAGAGGAATCATCTTGAGTCTCCGGGGTTATTTGTAATCCAATTATAACCCCAAAGACTTCAATAAATTATTGGCGGGTGCGGGATCTTGCCTAGCTGACAATGTTGTCGACGTTCTTTCAGCGGCGTTTCTTGAGCTTCAATAAACGTACCGTAATGCAAATCACCAGAACCCCGAATCCGAATAATATATTCGTGAGAAAAACATCAAAGAAAGTCATTTGTGTCTCTCCTGGTATTGTGTATGATGATACAGTTCTTCCGTTCTACGAGAGTTGCCATATCAATATTCCCAAAAACGGCGCTTGACAACATAACCGCGCTTGATTAATTCGACCTCTAAATTAGTAGAGTTCTTGGTAAGTTCCCCGAGTTCATTTTCGAGCGCTCGGATAGTTTTCATTTTATCGCGGGCGATAATTTGAGTTTGCCGCCACATCTCCTTCAATTGGTCATCAGTAACGTCTTTCATTTTATTTCCCCATCATGGACAGCAAATTGACTGTCTTTGGTTGAGCGCCTGGCTCATACCAGACGTCCTGAGAGTGCCTCTTACAGACCGGACAGTCTTTCAAGGCGATTACACAGGGAGCCTTTTCTACGCGGAATCCAGCGGATTCGGCTTCCTTCACAGTGGGGTAACGGGTGTAAGAACTCGTCCCCTGCCCTCCACATGAACATTCCATCAATCTTTCCTCTTAATCAGATAGATCAGAACCCATATGGCCAAGGCAACGGTAGTGATACCAAATATGGCGAGTCCGATCTTGAGTTCACCTGCAATGAATTTGGTTAACACCGCAGCATTCATTTCTAATAATGTCATAACGTCCTCAACTTTGCTCTGGTAATCTGAGTCTGTTTGACATCTTCATACTCAGTCAGTTCTTTCACCCGGCCCCGGATAACCATCTGTCCTTCCAGGTCCGCATCAATATAGGAAGTCTTCCATGTAATCGTACTACCTTCTTCGGTTTTGAAGATATACAGATAGGAATCACCCCAATCCCCGCTGTAGAGGAACTTGCGGTCAACGTAGGTGACGGTCTTCTCAATCATCTCCCCGACTTCACCCACCCAACGTGTTTCTGCCTTATTGGTACGGGAACATTCGCGGTGGATGTATTCGTAATATTTGACGGCACCCCAGCGAACAGTGGTAGAATCCTTGATCAGATGATACCCAGCTTCACACATACGGGTCAGGCGAACATTGAAGTCATTGGTCTGAGGCAGCGATGCAATGAATTCCATCATATGTTCCATCTCACTTAGGGCATCAAAGTAGAACCCCTTTGCCTTCTGATAAATCTCCCATGCTTCAGATGATTTGTCCTTCGGAGCTTCACCTGCTACAAAGCAACCCATGACAACAGAATACAGATTAGACTTGATGCTGACTCCGGTCAGTAAGATCTGGAACACCAGACGCAGATAGCTCCGGGTATCGGCGGTAGTCGGGATATGGCTTCCGTAGATTCCATCTTCGTCCTGGTTATTAAACAGCTCTTGAATGGACAGGTAATAACCCATTACGGCATCCAGGGACTTCTGGTGAGGCACGTAATGGTGCATGCAGCTGCTACCGACGAGCATTTGCGCTCCGCTGGTTTCATTACGAACCACATATGTGTTATTGCGGCGAACTGATTTATTGCAATGCTCACACCACGAGACGTTTTCTGCCTCGAACCGTTGAATGAAATGCGGGACGATGTCGTCGGTCAGTTTGTTGAGAATGACCTTTGGGTATTGATGATTGAACTGACCGATGATAGACCAGCCGCCGTATGAAACCGGGCGGTCAATGCCTTCACCTTCAAGAGAAATGTCCCGCCACCAACGATAGAAAATTTCACCTGACGTAGAATCTTTGTGTCGGGTTCTGTATGGTTCACTGATGGTCACCGTCGGGAATACCAGCCCCAGCCGATTTGCCGTGCGCTCTAATTTTTGCAGGCGTTCCTGCGCAATGACGACATTGTCGAGCGGGATCTGGTAGGTTTTGGCGTCCATCTTTCACCTCATGATTTAGAAACAACAATTCAATAAAATGAAATATAGCGCGGATGTTTATTGAAGTAAAGGTTTTGAAAGTAAGAAAGCCCAACGAACGTTGGGCCTTTGGGGTCTGTCATTCGCCGGAAGTATTCGGATCACGATCCGGTGCGGCGTTCGGGAACAGGGATTCGTAGAGATCCTGGTATTTGGCGCTGGTTTCGATTGTCTTGGTGTAAGTACCAGCGGCGCGGTCTGACACGACTTTACGCAGATCAGCTGCTTTGATGCCCGTCGCCTTACCGATTTCAGACAGTGCATCAGTGATGTACGTCTGTTCTGATTTGATACGGACTTGGGCGGCGCGGCAGTTTTCGATGGTGTCAAACAGTTTCTTGCGCAGCGCCGGGTCGTTCGGGATTTCATAAAAACCAATTTGTTCTACAGACATGTTAAGCCCTCTATTAGATACGCATTCCGGTCGGGATGATATTTGCCCCAATCCGGCTCAGGAAGAAGTAAACGATACTATGATAACCAAACTTAGGAATAATGCGAACGCCTTCAATTTCGTATTGTTCCTGAGTTTCGGTCCGTACCGGTAAAGGGAATGATGGCAAATCGAGTTCAACCAATTCCCCTTCTTGCGCCATTACTTTCACATTGTGGTCTTTCCAAGTATGGCGTGCTTTAAAGAATTCGATAGTCTGAGCGAAGTCTAGATTGATCGTATCCTTCTTGGTGTGGCACACCTGCTCAACGGCGCGTAGCAGATCCGCCATGAAATTATTGTGCAACATGATGTGCTCCTGGGTTTATATTCAGATCATGAAGATTATACCTCAAGATCCGTTTATTGAAATCAACCAAAGTTCCAGTTATTGACCGTTTCTGCTTTCTTCGCGTCGGTTACAACGTTCCCTGTTTTGTTCATATCATGTTTAATATGAACATTCTCAACATATTTGGCTTCTTCTTCGGTGAGATCTCGCTTGACCTCATTCCAATCAAGATCAAACAAAATCTGCTTATCCTGATCCATACCAAACAAGAACGATTTCAATTTCTGTTTGTTGGCATAACGGTTTTTGAGGATACTGGCGCGGGCCTTCTTGACTGCAGCCAACTCGTCCGGCGCATAGAATGCCATGATGAAGTCGGCGACCTTCGGGATACCGATAGCATCTGCCAGGTCACTGATATCCCCGTCTGTGGCCGATTGCTTCTCACGATTGAACTGCATGCCAGTCCACACCGGGCAATCAAATTCGAACCCAAGAGCACGGAATTCACGAGCAACTGATGTATAGTACACGTTGGTGTTGTTCATAAGATGAGCCGGAAGACGCGAAGACGCCGATTCACCCAGATAGTCGATAATGATAACGTCAGGAGAGATGCCTGTTGACGAGATATATTCCAGAATATCTCGACGATATAATCCAGTATGTCCTGCCCCAGATGGGTATTCCTTGATGACGATATCGCCTTTCAGAGAGCCGTTGTCTCTTGTCCTTAATTTTTGGATTGTCCCGATGTACTCTTCACGGGTCATCTTCTCAACGACTTCAAAATCACGTCGCATAATACGGGCGTCAAGACGGTGACGCCAAATGTTCTCAGCAACTTCCAGGGTAAACACGAAAACATTCAACCCCTGCTCTGAATAACCCGCTGCCAGGTCTATCAGGGTTGTGGTCTTACCTGCGTTAATGGCACCCGTAACAATGTTCAGGGTCTTTTTGCCTACACCGCCGCGCGTAGCCTTGTTGAATATTTCAACAGCGAATGGAATTTTGGCCTCAGCTGAATTCATATGGTCATATTGCTCTGCAGCCATTTCCCAATAGATATGACCAAGATATGAATCAAAACTGATAGACAACGCTTCTTGCAGGATGGTGGGGATATTATTCATCTCCTCCTGCCGCTTGTTGTCACCATAGATGTTAACAGCTGTTTTTATCGCGTTGTGTACAGCCTTATTGCGCGCCCACTGCTCAGTTTCTTTTACCAACCATTCCTGATTGAATGTATTGTCATTGATATTAGAAAGAGCGGCGATTGATTGTTCAAACACATGCTCGTTGAGCGGAGTCTTCTCCAGCATAATAGACAGAGCATCAACCGAAGGGCGAGCATTATATTCTGACGAATAATCGTCAATTAATCCGAATATAATCTTCTCACCTTCATTTTCGAAATAATCGGCTTTCAGGTAAGGCAATATTTTTCTTTGGTATTCTTCATTGTAAATCAATTGGGAAAGCACGACAGATTCGAGTAACATTGGCAACTACCCCACCAAAATTTTGTTGTATTCCTGAGCGTTCTTCTGCATTAAGTCTAATAAGATACGGCCTGACACTTCAGTGAACAAGTCGTTATTTTTCAAATCATTAAAGAAAAGACGCCAAGGTTTCTTCAAAATATCCGTGGTGAAAATAAGCCGGGGTGCGTCATCAGACCATTCCCAGGATACTTTCCCAATACGGAATTTGACACCACGGAATTGGCCCTCCAAAATGTGGATGATGGATATTTGGCCTTCACCGGGGTCGATGAGTTCGTAATTAACGGGGGAGGTGACTCCCCCTCCATTGTTATTCACTGGTGTTGATAACATGGTCCATCTGCTCCAGCATGTTCGCAGGCATTACCGTACCGTTGGAAACGCCGAACATCTTTTTAACGTCATCGGCGAAGTCCGGGTTTTCCAGAAGCGGATACCAAAAGTCATCATCCATTTGACGCTTCTGATATTTCTTCTCTTTTTCCGGATCAAATCCACCTTTGGCTGTCCGGACATACCAGCCAGAAGTCGGCATATCGACATAGCCAAGCGCCCGAGAAATTTCCAGCATGCCGCTCCAACGATCAATACCACCGTCATACAGAACCGTGACAGGGAGTTTGGCTTTCTCTTTAACATGGCGGCCTTTCATAATGCCGATGTTGAAGTTCCACCCCAGCAGGTCTTTGTCTTCTTTTACCTGGGAACGGGTGATGAACCAAATCAGGTTAGATGATAGGAATCCCTGCTTACCGCCTTTGATGTTAGGCTCAGCATATTGGTTGCCAATTTCATCATAATACGAGTTGATCCAGACCAACACCAGCTCTTTGCTGTTGATCTCGGGTGTAATGACGCGCCAGAAGCTGTTCAGGGCGCGGGCGCGGGTCATGTCCTGGGTATCTTTGCCCGCGATGGCGTCTTCTACCTCTTTGGTGGAAGGTAACTGGCTGATAGAGTCGATGAATACGATTACTTTATCGCCTTTCTTCACTTCCTGAAGAATCTGCAACAGACGGATCTTGGTCTGTTCAACGTTATCGATCGGGACATACAGAACACGGTCCATGTCAATGCCCATGGATGTCCAGTAGTCTGCGTTGGCACCCTTTTCAGAATCGGCGAATACACAGATCGCGTCGGGGAATTTATCCATGTACGCTTTGACGTCAACCAGGCCGAACATCGTTTTGAATGTACGAGAATCACCGACCATCATTTTGATGCCAGAGATCAGACCGCCATCAACACGCCCGGACCAGGCGATATCAATAAGGGGAATACCAGTCGAGCAGATAATTTTCGGGTCCAGCGCGTCTGACTGAGACAATACCGAAGCCTGATCGTCATGTTTCTTAGCAACTTTCAACATGCGATCCATTAATGAACTGGCCATTTTACTTCCTCTTGTTTGTTAATTGTGGTTAATAATTCTGCACCCAGAACCTTCTTAGACAAAATATTAATCGCTTCCTGCATCGTTTTGATGGATAATAATGAATCTTCATCCACTTGGTTCTGGTTATCATACAGGAAATGATTTCGTAAACGATAGTTATCACGCCGAACGATACACCCAAAGTTTATGTTATGATTAATCAGACGAACAATATCAGCCTGGCTAACATCTTTGGGCATGGTATGGAGTGAATAAATCGTCTCACTGAAATAGATATCCTGCAACGGCGCTGGAACAGGAATGTCCTCCGATGCCCAGCGCTCAATCAAGACGAATGCGTCAGTTGGGGAAGGTGTTGTAAATAACATCTCCGCAACCCCGCCTTCGACGTCTAACTTACAATTGAGCACCACATGCCCAAGGGGTTTCATGTGCTCAATGAAATTACTGACCGAGGTCTGAAGATTCTCGGCCGAGATGGAGATGTTAATCGTAAACATTAGAACTCCAGGGTCAGAGGGATTTCTTTGGACTTGTCATAGTCAGCGCCGCCCGCAGCGCGCAGCCGATTACGATCATTTTTGCGTTTGTGCGCCAGCATGTAGGTCTCAATGTCGATCTCCATATAAGAACACGCAGACGACAGGAAAAACATGAGAGTCTCAACACAAGGGTCATCCATGAACTGCCCAAGACGGTACGTCACACCCCGATGTCCAACAGCACCCAAAGCAAATGGAGTGAATTCGCGGCTATCAAGAATTTCAAATTCTTCTTCGATCTCGCCTTTGGTGCGGTCCAATAGAACGAAGCACAACATGAAATGAACCACGTCGACCAGTTCATAAACTGCGTTCGTATGGTGAAACCCGATGTCATTACCGTAAACCTTCCAATCAGCAGTCGTTTCATCGAGGAATTCTGCCCATTCACGATAAATAGAGTTGACGACTGCGTTTTGGCTCCATACGTTTTTCCACTCTTCCCCGAAGTAGGCCACGTTAGTGGCCTTTTGGAGTTCGAGCAGACTTTTAATATGATCTGCTGTTATCATTTTCTGTTCCTGTAGAATTCAACAAAATTGTTACGGCCTTCAAAGTTGTTGACATAATCATAATCAACAACCATTTGGTCGATATAGGCCTCAACGTCGTCCTCTACTATACCAGAACGATTGGGCTTTGAAATGCGCGTGATGGGACATTTAGTACTCAGCGCCCAATTATATTCCTGCGGAGTACGCAGGTCGCTCACGATATAATGTACGCCAGGATTAGACTCCACGAGAGGCAACTGGAAGCGTTTAAAGAACGCCAGGAACAGATCGGGTTGTACATAGCGCAAACCACCCTTATCGTTGCCCAGATGGAGCCAGATCTGCCTTGGCGACAGGTTGTGTACGTTATCCGGATGTGAGAACGGTAGATCCTTGATGGAATCGTCTACGTCAACCGGGAGCCAAGGGTAAATGTAATTGGCCACCCGGCGTAACTCATCAGAGAAAGAAAGACGATGAACGACACGGATACCCCGGTCTGCTTCAATAATGGACTCCAGGCAGAAGTCCTTACCGGAGCGCTTGCGCCCCGTGAAAAATTCAAGATTAGGATACATCATTCGCCTTGTCCCCAAATATATTTCCGATCAACCGAAGAATGCATTAATGCTGTCCGTAAACCGTCATCAGCAATGCTGCGTTTGTCGATCTTCGAATCGTTTAGGCGACACCATAGACAATAAGCCATATCCAGCATAAGCCCTTTGTCAGCATCAAACTGAGAAAGATGATCCCGGACTTTACCAAAGTCGCTTCCGATATCGCAATGGTGTAGGACGCCCAGGAACAGGTTGCGGATGTCGTTCTGGTTCTTTACTTTGTCACGATTGAAAGACAGCAAAGAACACACCAGGCCTCCAGTAGAAGTTTGTGTTTTCCAGGTGATACCACCAAGCTGTTTACGACTTACTTCATTGTTGTAGTAATGAAGATTGTAGGAGAACAACTTGTACTGGCCGACATCCACGCCCAAAACATTAGCGAGCACTTCCTGAAGAATAGAGAATTCAATGAAGTTAATCGAAGACATCCCCCAAAGAACATCCTGGCTACGGTTGATGACAGTCATGTTCAGACAGCCGTTTTTAATAGAGAACAAAAGAGCCAAATTACAGATCATGTCCTTGGTCTTGGCTTCGCCTGTTTCATTATGAGCAGCCAAACCTTCATCAGAGTCCAGCGCCGGGTCGTAGATTGTCAGATAAGCCTGGCGGGTATTTGGATTCTTGCGCAGACGGTTGATAACGCTATCCAGCTGGCCGTGATTGTACAGGCGTGGGCCATACGCGCCGCGCCAGGTTACGCCATCGTCGGAGAAGTTGGCCGCGCGGGGGAGTACTCGGGAAAGGAAACGGATGTCATTGCGGCCTGACAGAACCCAGAAGGTCTCGCCGATAGCAGCCAGCGCAGATGAATTACGGCCTTCAACAGAAAGCCAGCGGTCACGGATGTCCGATACGGTTATGGTCACGTCATCAAGAAACCGGGTGCCATCAGTATTAATCTCCGCATTACCGGGATCAGACTCAATCCCATGTTCACGGATAGCCAGGACAGCTTTCTTCAGCATGTCGTTGTTGTTTAAAGCAAAAATTTCCATTAGACGATATCTCCAAAATCACGATTGAGAAACGCAGATACAGCCTGATCAACGGTCAGACCATTAGACTTCATCATACCCGCAAGAATGTTAGGGAACAACTCTTTATGCCGCTCTCGGTGAGAGTTGACACGCTTCCATTTCTCCAGGACGAGTTCGTGTTTGAAGTCTTCACCCCCATTCCGAGAACTCACACGTGCCAGGCATACTTCCTTGGGGGTATCCAAGAACAGAACCACAAGGCGGCGGGTCGGGCGGTTTAGACGTTCAATCCACGTATTGAGCAAGGTAGCAGGGATAATACCTTCAAAGATCACATCATACCCGATGTATTCAGGTTGCTCGGTGATAGACACAGCGAATAGCATCTGTTCTGTGTCTTTCAAAGAGTCAACCCCTTTGGATTTCGATTTGTCATATTTGCCGACACAGATGATATTAAATGATGGGCAAACGGTCAGCATCACCTTACCATTGTGGGTCACGACATATGCCTGAGGATCATTCTCCGCCATCCAGGACGGAACGGTAGACTTGCCACTACCGTTGGAGCCTTTGACATAATAAAGCTCTCCTCTTGCCGGATATTCCCCGACAACGGCAGGCGGTTTATGGAACAAATGGACAGGTCTTTTCAACAGACCTTTGATCGTATAAGACATACAAAGCCCCAATAAACAAAAGAGGCTGCTATTATAGCAGCCCCTTCGTCTATTGAATGGAATCTGATTTAAAATCAGCCTGCGTTTTTGGCTTCTTCCAGAGCGCCCGGCAACCATTCATTGATCGCTTTAACCAGAGATTCCGCATCGGTCTCTTTGATTTTCTGGCGTTTGGTGAAAGATTTACCTTTCACGTACAGACTGAAACCCCAGCCGCCGGAGGTGATCGGCGCCAGATCGACGTAGGTGTTAGTCCGCGCATGCGGGTTTTCTTTATCAGCCAGGTCGGTGACCGGGAACTGGAACCAGCGCATATCCGGATTGACATAGCTCAGGTAAACGCCCGGAATGACGCCTGCTTCTACTGCGGCCAGGATCGCGCCGAAATTGGAAGAACGTGCGGCTTCAACCATTTCTTCGCGTTTGTTATGGCGACGTTTGCGATCTTCCGGCGCAACTGCCGGGGTCAGGTTGGTCAGCTTAGATTTCGCGGCCAGGGAAGCGTCTTCGGCGGCATTGCTACCTTCGGCCAGCGCTTCTGCCACGTTAGTGCCCAGGATACGGCGGCGGACTTCATCTGCGTTTGCCACAGCTTCTACTTCCTGCGGGTCAGCCTGTTCAGCAGTTTCCGTAGATTCTTCGGAGTTTGCAGTTTGTACCGCTTCCGGCTGGTTAACAGTTTCTTCGGCGTCAATAACCGGAGTGGCATCGCCAGCGCCGTCAGTCGGCTGGACTTCTTCGGCCTTCGCACGGTCGAGAGCCTCCAGGGTTTCTTCCTGCTCTTCTTGAGACAAGGAATCGATCAGCTCAAAACCATTGGCACTTTGCAGGACGCCGTCGAGCATACGGCGGATGGTTACGTTACCGATCAGCAGACCAGCGTCTTTGATTTCGGACTGGACGTCAGACGCAGTTTTACCTTCAATATCAAATTTCAGGCCGGACTCAATATGGAGAATGTAAGACATAGTGTAGATCCTATATGTTGTAAATCGGTCGGCTGACAAAGCCGTTTCGCTTGTTTTCAACTATACTGTAGTTTTGAAGATTGTAAACCACTTTCTATAAAAAGAATGTTCAGATAACAAACTTTCTTCACAACCCTCTATCTGAAAGAGTTCGCTTCATCATAAACCACATCGTCTATATTGAAAACTTTTTCGGCAGGCCAGCATGGTGTTATCTCTACCTGAGAAAATGCCGGAGCACAATATTTACCCGCCTGGTTATCATACAGACTGTGCTCTATGTTGGCCAGGAGCAGATCGTCATCAACGACTTCAACTGAATGGATCGTTATCTGGTGATCATACAAGAGGAAGTCGTCAATGTGCTCGTTTCCTGAACGGAGATGTTGTAAGATATAAAATTCTATCAATGATTCTAGAACTGTATTAAGCCTCAAATACCTTCTCATAGACATCTCCAGGCGCGCGGCAGATTATTTTTTATCAAAGAAATTGGGCATTTCGCTTGGTTCGGTCGATCTGAAATCACTTCCTGCGATCACGTGTTCACGAATTTGGCGAACTTTGGATTCGAAATGCTCTTCTTGCATAATCAAAGCGATAGCGACATATAACGAATCATTAATTTTGCCAAAGAACTTCGTGAGAGTACGGCAAACTTCGTCAGTGTAAACCAGGTCAGGGTGGATCTTGAACCCCTGGGTGCCACCGAAAAAGATATTGCGTTCCTTGACGATATGAACTTCATTGGATTCAATCGCGTTGCGCAGGTTAGAATCACGGTTTTCAGAATCCACTAACCTCAAATCGGATTCACCAAGAGCTGATAACAGATCGTCCCTGAAGAATTCAATTGTTTGGCTTCTTGAACAGAGATATTCAACCGCATATGAAAAACAGCCCAACGTTTTGTTAGCCTTATTCTTCAAATCACTGGAGTGCGACCATCCTGTGATAAAATCCTGCACGAAGTCGATTGTTTCACTATCGCCTATACGCAGCAGGTCTTTCATATCATATTCGGCTTCTGAATCTTCGCTGATTCCCATAGCACGAATCATGGAAGCAAAAGTCGGGGGCACTTTACCGTTTTTGTAGAAAGAATCCCGGCCGATTTCAAAACCAGTCTTTCCTTTAGATAACGGATGTGTTGCGTCAAGACGAGCTGGTGTAAATTCAATACCGAGAATACGATAAATAGTAGACATTGTAAAGCCTCATTGTTGAAGGGAACCCGTTCGCGAATTATCGCTGCAAACGGGTTATAGAACTAATCACTTTTTGGGTTTATGGCGCATGCGAGCATCCTTCCAGACGCTGGCCTGGCTTTGTTTCTGGAAGCGTGCAGTACGCATAAAGAGGACAACTTCCCAATATTGTGGTTCGATTTCATAAAGCTGTGTTCTGAACCGATCAGCCCTGTAAAGTTTGACACAATGTTCATACAGAGGATGGTTGGCGAACCGTTTCAATGCATCCCACGTTAATCGCAAACGGGTTTTAGAACGGTATGCCCTTTCATTCCTCAGTTTAATCAGGTCTTCAAATACCAAAAGGCGAAGTTTTGGTGGAAGATAGTGAAGGTTAAGCCCCCACAGATAAGTCACGCCACGCTCACCAAAATTAATCCCATCCCCCTTGGCAAAATTAAAGAAAAATACCAAGGGATACATGTCCCAGTATGGTAACTCTTCTTTTGTCATGGCATCATATTTGAAATAGAACATGCGTCCGATCATATAGCGGACACCCTGTACCGGGCGCTTGTTCTCAGCAAATGCTTTCATCATATGCTGTGGGGTCAGGTTGGCATCCTTAGACACACGTTCCATGAACCACACGTGGGAGCGGCGAATATTACGCTTGGCTTCGGCCCCGAAGTGCTGGCGGTACTTTCGGATGTAGCGCTTCACCAATTCGGGAGCGTCCATTTCGGCTGGAAGCAGCAGCGGATCTTCTTCACCCATCGCATTCTTTGCCATTTGTCAACTCCTATAAATACCTTCAGATCTATTATTTAAGTGGAGTCCTCATCGTGGAAGACTATCGCAATTTTATTACACAGATGTTGCAGCGCGGTCTGTCAAGGAAGAACAGATTCCAGGTGACTATCCCCTTGCCTGCAGGCATCTTTGACTCTAATGCTACATTAGCCAATGATGGTCAAGCGTACACCTCAGATACAACGTCATTTGGTGACTTGTTCCGTTCCACAGCGCGTATCGTAAACGCATTCTTTGGAGGGACAAACCAAACTTCTCGTTCTCTCCAAATGATGTGTATGGTCGCTTCATTACCTGGTGTCGGTATCGACACGACGCCTATGAATAATAACGGCAACCATATCAAAATGCCGAATAACAAATCAAACGTTGATTTGGAACTCTCATTCCTTTTGGCCAATGACTATTATGAAAAGTCTGTTATGGACAAATGGAAGAATTTAATCTTCGATCCTCTCACTACAAAGATGGGTTATTACGAAGATTTTGTAACCGATATTTGCATTGAACAATTGGACACAGAAGATCAGGTTGTCCATCGGGTTTATATTGTTGAAGCGCATCCTGTAAACTTCTCGTCTATTGAACTTGACAAAGGTGCAACAGATCAATTTAACCAATACAATATTTCATTCTCATACAACAAAGTCCTATCGGAGACAGAATATGAAACACGCAGCCTCGCCAGCGACTTTCTTCCTCTGGGTATTGCTGATGCTCTTGCTTCCGGAGATTGGGAAACCGCTGCGTCAAAGGCCGGGCAGCTTTATAAGAAGCTCGAGCAAGGCAACTTCACGGGTGAAGCCCTTCTTGCCTACAAGCAACTCGATCAATTGGTAAACAATATGGCGGGAATAAGCCTGGCCGACTTCGAGCGTATCTCTATCGGCATCCGGAGGGATATTCTCGGCAATGACAACCTGACGGCATCTGAAAAGAGTAGTCTGTTGGGGATGTTGAAGAGAGTCGCCAGCAATTAAAAAGCCCCCAGCGGGGGCTTTGTGTTGTTATTCACGTTTCAGGAATTGCTCGAACTCGTCCAGAGACGACGTATGCTTAGCATCAGCGCCAGTAGAAGAAGGAGTCTGAACGCTCTGCTGCGCTTGCGACGGCTGAGACTGCTGCTGGTTCAGGCTATCCTGGGCCGTCGGGCGTTGCGGTTCCTGATGCACCGGGGCTGTAGCGACAGTTGCTGCGCCACTTTCTACCAGTGGCTGGCTGTCCGGGATAGCCAGGGCTTTACGCAGACGCTTTTCCAGTTCTTCGTACGATTTGAAGTTGGCCGGGTTGAAGAACTCAAACAGGCTGTGTTCTTTTTCCCAGATGTCTTCTTTGTACTTATCGCCTTCTTCACCTTCGCCGCCCAGGGAAGAAATTGCATCCCATTTCACGTTGTCCATTAGTGGGACGAGACCTTCCCAATTTCCGAATTTGCGTTTCTCACCAACCAGGTTAAGAATCAGGTTGGCGCCGCCCCACATATCAAACGGATCAAACTTCGGATCAGTAGCGAATTTCGGGTTCTGGGCCGCGTCTAAAAATTTCTTAATCGCCGGGCCGAATTCCAGCAGGAATACTTTGCCGTTGTTTTCTGGGGAATTAACATCCTTGATCACCAGAATGTTGGCATAATACTTGGTGTTCGGGAGACGACCTTTGAGAACTTCTTTCAGTTTTTCGTCGTTGGTCTCTTTTTGTTGCGCCCACAGCGGACGATCATGATCACGCACCGGATCTTCGTGGCCGAAGGTCTGAGGAGAGTTTTCGATGTACCAGCCGCCCTTACCTTGGAAGGAATGACGCATGATCATCGCAACCGGAGTAAGAATCTGCTCAGCATCGATCTTGCCTTCTTCCTGTGCTTTCAGATCTACCAGCGGGATAGGGAGAAAACGGATGATGTTTTCGGAAATACCTTCCTTGTTCCAGGTCCACTTCCAGATACGCGGATCCTTTGCTGCAGCCGAACGCTGGCCCTGTTGTTCCAGACGTTTTTGCAGAGCGTCAGATTGCTGACCACGGGATTGCTTCAGACGATCAAATAAGCTAGACATTCTTTCTTTCCTCGATAGTATCGCCCCAGGGGGCTATTCTGTACACATTATTTCTTTCACAGCGGGAGTAATTATACCCCCGCATATTTGATTGATTTAACCGCGAAGTAATTGTTCTTTCGGGTTAATCTCAATAATATCGAACACGTCAGACAAAGTGCGTTTGGCATCGGTGTGAGTGTGGTATTCCACAACATACACACCGCCTTCCGGAGTCGTGAATTTGATCCGGTCAGTTTGGTCTTCGTGCTCGTTAAGACTACCCACACGCCAGCGGGTAACACCAGGCAAGAAGCCTTGGGCCTTAATCAATTTGTAGACTTGTTCTTTAGTCATTTTAACAACCTATAAAATTTTCTTGGATTTCAGTTCACCTTTCAACAAACGAGCATCAGCGCACTCAGCTGTTAAACGGGATAACAGAGGCGGTGTAATCATCTTGCGAATCTTAGATTCCTCGATATCATACTCTTCGCACACGCTGGCCATTGTTTCCAGGAGGCTTTCCCTGGTGGTCTGCGCGCGCATCAATACCATCTCTGAAAATGAATCAGGCGTCAAAACCTGAGCGATTTGTCCGTCAGACATCGATTGTGTTCCCCTTACCCGATGTCTTCTTGATCTGCCGAAGAACATCTTTGAACCCGTCCGGAGCAGATTGAGGACCACGGACACCGGAAACGATTTTTGGAGCGCCAATTACCATAGAAATCTGACCACCACATTCGCTGCAGGGATCAAGTTCAGGAGTATGGCGCTCAGCACAGGTCTTGCGCTGACTGAAAGAATGACCACATCCTTTGCATGCATAATCATAGAACGGCATGGATGGCCTCCATTACATATCGTACAAATAAGATAACCGCAAACAGCATTGTGGAAAACAAAACGATTGTGACCGAGCGTTCGCGTAAATGAACATATTTGGACAGATATTCGCTCTGTTGAGCAGCCCGAATATTCTGGTCTTCATGCGGTGTCACAGAATAATACGATATTTGCATCGCCAACGAAGACAAGAATGTCAGCATCGCCTTTAACCAAACGAACGCCGTCGCCATCAATAATGCGAACGTGATAATATTCGCTAATAACCAATAATCAACCATTGTGCACCTCAGAATTAAATTCGGGATGATTCTCTTTGAAAGCAGAACCGCCTACCATATTGGCAAACCCATCGACAAGATCATCGATTGGCTTCGGATCTTTAACTTCCAACATATCCATTATACCGCGCATGTTAACGTTGAACAGCTTCTCGAAGTGGGCGATCATCACCAGCTTGTCAGCATTTCCCTTCCCAGTGAAATTCTTTTTGGTATAAGAAGGAGTGATTATCTGGAATTCCATATTATTACGGCGCATTGCTTGCTTCAAAAGAGAAGTGTTCTCAGCGGTTTGGCATATATTGTTGGAGTTCTTAGAGTTGCCCATCGCATAACCTTCGAGGGTTATGAAATCAGGTTTCTCTGTAAGGAGTACAGCTTCTGCCCATTTGGAAATGTTATAGAATCTTTCTTCAGGGGAGGAATATGCAGGTTGCTTCATAATGCTGATGTTCGGTCGAATAGGGCGACAATATTTTTCTACCGTGTAATATGCATAGAAGCGAAGGGAATTAAATTCCAAAGGATCTTTATCGTCCCAGACACAAATCGCTGGGCAACCATAAGAGTAGTCAATTCCGCAATATTTCATAAAAATACCCATAACATAGTTTCATTGGTGTTATGGGTATTTAGACCGATTTATCGGGTGACGATTTTGCTATCCGGCAGGATCAGGCGCGGCTTGATGCTTTCCTGCTCTTTCTGCATCTCACGGATGGTGTTCAGCAAAACGCTAGTTTCAACGTGGCGTTTCACTTTACGTGCTTCGTCACCATAAGCGATCTGCCCCTGAGGATCCACATAATGGCCGGTACAGATAAGCAGTTTGTACCCGATTTCACTGATCGCTTCGTTAATGTCCATCACTTCGGAACAGAGGGATTCGGCTTCAACACCCATGTTCGGTGAATAACGAACAGAACCGCTTTCCAGGATCTCTTTATCGATCATGATCATCCCGGCGACGGTTTGGATGACCGGATTACCCATGTCGTCGGTTTGGAATTCATCGAAAATATCTTCAAACCCTGGTGCGACTTCACCTTTATCGTTGGTGACGACGGCCTTTAGGCGATTGATGATAACTGTTTTCAACTGCTCAAGATCGGCGCGTTTTTCGTTTTGCATTACTATTCTCCAGTTCGTAGTCTCGTTCTTTCACATATTCATATACACGGGAATTGATTTGTTGACTATTGCCAGTCGTACTTTTAACAACCCAACCACTTGTGAGGACATCCATAATAACGGACGCTTGGCCTTCTTGAAAATAACTTTTAATCGTTTGAAGGCGTCTTCTTTTATGAAAATACGGAATGATCTCTCCGATCACAATGCAATCGGGATAATATTTGTGTAATGTTTCAATATTCCTGTGTACACCCACGGGTATAATGTCTTCATCCTGAATAGGACTATAGACAGGATCTACGACAATGACATTGAATCCATATCTCAATAAATCTTTTGTCCCCAGTTTACCAAATTTCATGTCATCTTTAGACATCGCGATGGCGTTTACACCCAAATCTCTCGCATAATCCGACAGAAATAAATAGAAATCAGTACCAGCATCAGGATGAAGTATTGTCAATTGCTCTCCGATCTGGCTAAAACAGAAACCATGCATTTTCGTTCCTCACTATAAATATCTGTACAAATATACCGTGGAGATACATTATGAATTTACCATCATTGCCTCGTACAGAAAGAACGCTCAAAAGCCAATTTTGGCCTACTGTCATCAAGTATCGCGCGTTTACTGCGGGGCAACAAACTTCTTTACTTCAGGTGGCTGACCCAAACACTCCTGATGATGAACGTATCGCAACGATGGAATCATTATTTTCGTCTTGTGTAGACGCTGGGGTTCCATTTGCCAAACTCCCAATCGGTGTTGTAGAAGAAGTTTTCCTTCGGATGCGTTGTATATCAATCGGTGAAGTAATGAAAATCCGGTACAAATGCAACAATCAGATCAAAGTTCCTTCGGTTGATCCTGATTATCCTGGGGACAATTTAGAAGCATGCGGTCAAGAACTCGTTGTGCCTATCCCCCTGGACAAGGTGGCGGCGCGGGGCGTCGAGGGGTTTACAGAATGCTTCGACCTGCCGGGTGGCTATCACATCAAGATGCGTCAACCATCCTTCTCTGATGCTGGAGTGCTTCAGAAAGTGGTTTCTATCGAAGAGAGCATTGCTACATTCATCGATTGTTTGTATGACGATGACGGTCAGGTTTGGCGGTTTGATGATCCTAATGAACCGGGTATTGATCCTCAGGTGGCAGTTGCTCGTAAGAAAACTCGTGATGAGTTTGTACAATGGGTTGGCGATAACCTGGAAACGGATATTATCCAGAAAATTAAAGACGATTTCTTTTCCAAAATACCGCGCATTCATTTTGAAACCAAGATTAAGTGTCCTGGTTGCGGTAAAGAGCATAAGATCGAATTTAATAGTCTTGAAGAGATTTTCATTTAATTTTTGAAATTGATTTATTATCCTACTTCGTGATGTGTGACGAATTGAAGTCACAAGGCTATAGCATATTTGAAATAAGCGAATTAATGCCCTGGCATCTTGATATGCTTACAGAGACATTGAAAGCTCGTCTTGCTAAAAAGAACCAAAACCCCGCATGAGCGGGGTTTTTTATTGCTTATTTGTTTTACAGGTCTATTTGTTGTTTCTTGAACGCAATTTCTTATAATGTCATTGTTCCTGAACAAACTCCTGGCTTCTAAGCTATTGAATGTTTAGGATGGAATAAAAATCGTTTTTCTACGGACATTCTGTGCTGTATGGTTGTTTCCTCGCCTTATGCCTCCCTGGCATTGGAAGGGCGCTGTCTGCGTAAGACGGTCTTTCACGAGCAACGCGAGTTGAAACAAATAAATCAAATACAACGGATGCTGACGCATCCTATAATATTATATTCGACAGAGCATAAATATCTTCAACAATCCTCTACACATTTGGACATCACTATGTTAGAAAATATGCGTTGGTTTTATGGGCGCGTTGAAGACGTGAATGATCCCGAAGAAAACGGGCGCGTTGCCGTCCGTGTATACGGCGTACACACCCAAGACACTACTCTCCTGCCTACTGAGCTGTTACCATGGGCTGTGCTCATGATGCCTGCAACAAATGCGTCCTCGGCAGGTTTAGGCTGGTCTCCGACTGGTATTACTGTCAACAGTGAAGTCATGGGGTTCGCCCTTGACGAAGCATACCAGAATTTGAGAATAGCTTGGGTGTGGCCAGCAGCCAACCAGGTTAATGGTTCTGACACCAACCCGTTGGCTCTCGGCCAGGTTGTGCAGTCTATTGAACGTCAAAAATATAATGCTGTTACAGATGTTCCTGTAAAAATAGAAGACGAACCTCAACCTGACCCAGAGCCGCCCAAAGATGGGTATGATCCTGAAAAATGGATGACTGTCGCTCGAGGCGAATTGGGTGTGAAAGAATATGCTGGTAAATTCAACAACAACCCAAGAATTGTAGAATATCACAAAACCACTTCTCTTGGAGCATCTGAAGACGAAGTGAGTTGGTGTGCTGCATTTGTTGGTTGGGTTCTCCTCCAGGCTGGATTCACATCTACACGATCTGCTTTGGCCCGTTCATATCTTCAATGGGGTTCTCCGTTGTCTGAACCAAGATATGGGGCAGTGGTCGTATTCCGCCGGGGGAACAACCCAACTTTTGGCCATGTCGCATTTGTCCAGAAGTTTGATGCGAATTATGTATGGTGCCTTGGGGGAAACCAATCTGACAGCGTGAAGGTCAGCCGTTTCAGTCGTTCTTCGGTTTTGGGTTATCGTTGGCCCGGTCCAGCGAACACGAAGGCTGCTGCTCCAGCACAGCAAAACAGCAAATGGTCTGAACCTATTCCTGATCGCACCCCAAAAGTACAAGAGACCCCGCCGCCATCTGGTCGGGTACAGGATATTGATAACACAGGTGAAACCATAGTTCCATCTGCTGGCGGTTCGGTGTATCCATACAACAATGTTATGGCTTCCCGTTCTGGTCACATTATGGAAGTAGACGATACGCCTGGTGGTGAGCGTCTCCACTGGATGCACCAATCGGGTTCCTATAAACAAATGTTACCGAATGGTGACGTGGTCAATAAATCAGTAAAAGACCACTATGATATTGCGATGTTCGACAAAAGATATTATGTCGGTCGTGACCATAATCTGACTGTTGGTGGGACGGAAGTTCAGCGCAAGACAGGCGAAGTTTATCATCTTCATTCCAGCAATCATTCACATGTGGTTGCCGGGACATCTTTGATGAAATATTCTCAGCTTGCCGAAATCCAGGCGCAGAATATTTTCCGTATCGTTTGTCAGATGTTAGAAGTGTCAGGTACGTTGAAGGTTCCTAAGATCCTCGTGTCCGAGATCATCGCTGACAAATTGACGGTAGCCCAGACCATCGACGGTAATATCAAATATGCCGAAGGCGCGGGCCGGGCCAGTTCTCTTAGTGGTGCAACCCCAGCGTCACCGACAGGGCCGGGCACTATCGATATCAAACCGGAACTGGAAGACAATGGCGGTAATTTTGGTTCCAGCCAATAACCCCATACGATTACACCAGGAGAGGCGGATACTGCCTCTCCGTGCTGCTGAGGGAGCCTCAACATGAAAGATTATAAAGATGTGGACCTAAAATTTGGGATGCATCCTGTTACCAAAGACGTTACGATGAAATCTGGTAAATGGGCTGTGTTACAGTCTGTCCGGAATATTGTTATGTCGTCGGCAGGAGAATGGCGGACTCTCCCAGATATGGGCGCTGGCCTTTATGGGATGCTCGGGGAAAACACGACGCCGACTATTCAGGTAGATGTGAAGAACAAAGTTGAAGATGCTATTGCTCTTTATGAACCGAGGGCAGAAATACAGTCTGTCGAAGTATCTCTGTCTGATGACTACCATTCCCTGGCAGTCACCATTACGTTTAACGTCGTGAATGATCCTGAACCGATTACTGACACCATCTGGTTACAACGGACCAACTGACGGCGCAACGTCATAAAACATAAAATGCGATATCAAGTACATGTAAGTTGATTTGCCAGCAGGTATCTGTATTACCACAGGCTTGATATCGTATAAACGAATTGGTGGTTTTAATTTGAAAATGAAACCCAATTCCATGAGAGTGTTAGCCTCAATTGGCATTTGAGCATTATAGTCCATTGCCCAATACGCATCATCCTGAAATGAGCAACTCATACAGCGTCCGATATCTTGTCCATTATGTTTTAACGGAACTTCCATGCCTTCTTCAAGCATCTGTTTCATGATTTGAAACGGAACAAGAGAATCCACAGGAAGACGGAATTGGGTATTCAAGACTAAATCGCTCATAGCGGCTTACTCCACTAATGTGATCACAACCATATTTAAGACTGTGTCATTCGGTACACCAGTTTCTTCATCGTGAAGAGTAGAAGCCACAAGGTGAACGTCAGAGATAAAGTTGTCAATATGCACACTTGACAAGAACGGGCGGTGCTGGGAAACAGGACGATTCTGTTTCACATATTCTTGTAGTTGGGAGAACAAACCACAATCCGTTGTGTCTATGCGTAAGAAACGTTGCTCTCTCGTCGTACGCAATTCTATGGCTTTGCCCAAATAATAAAGTTCGCCATTTGACCCAAAGCGATACATCACGTCGACTTCTGATTTGAATATCTCTCGTTCAATGAGGGCCGCTGGAGACCAACAAATCTGTTCTTTGTCTTCAGGGTATAAAGTGTCGATGACCAACGGGAGTTGGATGTATCCAAAATGATGGCCGGGGTTGCGTAAGATATTTGACATGATATAGTTCCTGCTATTCAATATTTGCGTTGTACAGGAAGTATAGGTTCGACTTTTTCAAAAGTAAAGCCCCCGGAATGGGGGCTTGATATGTGATCAGCGTTTAACGCTTGCGGCGAGACCAGCAACGTCGGTCACAGTCTGGTCAGCGAGAACGATTACAGGCATAGACATGCGTTGTTTGCCCGTCAGAGCTTGTAGATCTTCCAACTTGTAGTCCTTTTCAAGTTTGAGGATACGATGCTCAATACCGCGAATGCGACAGATGTTCTCAGCTGTAACACACTGTGCACAACCTTGTTTGGAATAGATCGTAATCATTTCTCACCTTTATGCAAATTTAAGACCGTCAGATACTGAACCAGTCAGTATACCCATCAGATAATCAGGAGCTTCTGCTTCCTGCAATGCGTATTGCATTGTAGTATTATCTAGCCAGTCGTTAATCCACGGGACCGGATTGTCTTTGCGCGGTTCCCCAGGATACGGATGGCCAATAGCCCCCATACGGTGTGTCGCCAGCCAGTCAACCATCTGATGAAGGATCTTGGCGTTCAGCCCCAGGATAGAACCTTCTTTGAACAGATAGTCAGCCCACTGTTTTTCCTGATTCACGACATCCATGAACATCTGCGTCATCTCAGCACGAAGTTCTTCACGAATGACGGCGAAGTCTGGGTCCATCAACGGAAGACGATTCAGGAATGTCTGAGTGAGGATCAGGTGGTCCTGCTCGTCGCGGGCGATCTGGCGAATGATCTTCGCATTACCTTCCATCTTTTGAAGGAATTGGACGAATGCCCAGGAGCATGCAAAGGAAACGTAGAAGCGGATGCCTTCCAGCGTGTTGGCAGCAAACAGGGATCGCCAGAATGACCGCTTGGCATTCATGATATCTTCACGGGTGAAGATCCGGCCCGCCATACGCATCCCCGCCCAGCGCACAGATTCATCGTAGCAGGTGCTGATTTGGTGAGCGCAATCAACAATTTCAGCTACGTCCAGCACATGGTCAAACACGATACCAGGATCATTGACCGTGTTGCGTAGGATATGGGTATAGGACAGAGAGTGAATTGCCTCTTGGCGGGTCCATTCCAGGATAGCGAACTGCGCCTCCGGGGTAGAAGCCCAGGCACCGAATGCTTCGAAAGGGGCCGCGCCCTGGATAGAGTCCAGCATGGTCTGCCGTTTCAGGTTGGAGAAATAGATATGCTTTTCACCATCGCTTAGAGTGGCAAAATCTGCCTTGTCTTTGGTGATGTCTACTTCTTCCGGGCGCCAAAATTGGCTGAGGCCTTTTTCATACCACTTCTGTACAAACGGCCAAGCAACAACGTCATAACGCTGGATTGATACCGGATCACCAAAGAACGGGAGTCCCTGGTTATTCGATGTCGGGTCGAAAACGGAAAATTGCTTTTGTTCAGACATAATTCTTTCCTGATGGATAATGGGGTGAATTGCTTCACCCCTGATGATATACGATGGTAGACTATAGACCTAACTTACACTATGCAAGAATCGCAACCTGGATCTTCTGCTGCTTTCAACTCTTCATCTTCCTTGGAGTCTTTGTTTGTGTTGTAGTACAGAGTCTTGCCACCCCACATATAGAAGGATAAGATATCCTGCATCATCTTGGCGCGGGGGATCTTGCCTCCCGGGAACTTCTCGGGATCATAGAAGGTATTGGTACTGATAGATTGGTCAACCCAGCGCTGGAACACCGCCGCCGTCTTCAGATAGTCGATACATTCCATGTTCCACTTGAGATCATAGATAGGCCCAAGGGTTTCGACATCCGGTACGATTTGCTTGTAGATGCCGTCCTTGCTTGCCTTAATACTCACCAAGCCTTTCGGCGGCTCAATGCCGTTGGTAGCATTCAGCACCTGTGAAGAGCTTTCGGTAGGGGCTATCGCCAACAGGGTAGCATTGCGGATACCAAATTTGGCGAGCCTATTTTTTAACCCATCCCAATCCAGACCGTATGCGTCCCCAACAGGCTTTTTGCCATTAGGAAGGAGGTCCAGTGGCAGAGGGGCCAGGTCAGCTGTTACCATACCGCTTGAATGGATTGTTTCTTTACCACACGGGCCAAACATTTCCGCCAGCTTGTTGGATGCCTTGACCAGATAATAGTGAAGATGCGCCATCCATTCATCGATCAACTGTAACCCGGCGGGCGAACCATATCCGGTGAAGTTCCGCGCCAGGAAGTGAGCGACGTTGACAACCCCGATACCCAGAGGACGATATTCCTGAACAGCCAGGCGGGCTTGGCGGGCCGGGTAATCTTGGTATTCGAGGAGCATGTCCAGCGCGGACACTAATACGAATGCCACATCTTCCATTTCCGTCGGCTCATCAAACGCCGTCAGGTTGAATGACGCCAGAGTGCACAGAGCGATACGACCGCTTTCATCATCGTATTGTTGGAATTCACGAGTTGGCAGCGCGATTTCCAGACATAAATTCGAGCTGTAAATCGTGTCGAGGTTGAACGGGCTATACATGTTCATGTGATCAACGAATGCGATGTAAATGCGCCCGGTATCGGAACGCTGATCCAGCAACATCTGGAATACTTCTTCAGCCTGGAGAGTCTTGGCACGACATAACCCGGCGTCTGCTGCTTTGATCATGTTGTCGTACAGAGTACGGAATTGATCCACGTCGCTGAAATATGCCTCGTACATATCCATGTTGTCTTTCGGATCAAACAGGTACAGAGGTTGTTTGTTGACCAGACGTTCAAACATGACGCGGTTGATCTGAATACCATAGTCAATCCGGCGCTCGCGGTTTTCTTCCGTACCACGGTTGTTCTTCAACACAACGACATCGTCGAACTGGTAATGCCACAGCGGGATATAAGCTGTAGCAGCACCACCGCGAATACCGCCCTGAGAGCAAGATTTCAGTGCCCCGGTCAGATATTTGATGAATGGCACCAGACCAGTGTGGACCATCTCTCCACCCCGGATAGGACTGCCGATGCCACGGATAGCCCCGACGTCAAAACCGATACCAGCACGCTTGCTCACATAATCAACTATTGATTTAGCGGTTGCGTTAATGGAATCCAGCGTGTCGCCAGTTTTGATCAGAACGCATGAACTGAACTGACGGGTAGGAGTACGAACGCCTGCCATGATGGGAGTCGGAAGACTGAATTTGCCTGTGCTGGCATAATTGTAGAACTTTTTGATCATATCCAGGCGGCTGGCCTTGTCCCAATTAGAGAACAGCGCCATAGCAATCGCCATATACATGACCTGAGGGGTTTCACAATAGATCTTTTTGTCTTTTTGAGAACGGTCACGCAACAGATACTTCTCAGTCAGCTGGCCCATGGCCGCCCAGGTGAAGTTCTTATCGCGTTTGTGATTGATGGTGGCCTGCAGTTCATCAAACTCTTCGGTGGTGTACAGATCCAGGAATTCCCGGTCGTATTTACCGAGTTTGATGTTCTTGACAAAGATATCCAGCAGGTGGGGTGGCTTGTACTGGCCATAAACGATTTTGCGGAGGTCGTATGACTTCAGACGCGCTGCAACATACTGGTAGTTCGGCTTTTCTACAGAGATGAGAGACGCAGCCGCCTGGATAAGAATATCCTGGATACGGTCGGTTCTCATATTATCGGTGAACTGAATCTTTGATGCTGCTATTACCTCTGACATTGATACCCCGTCCAGCCCATCACAAGCGCGTTCAACGACGGTGTGTAATTTTTCAATATCAAAGGAGACAGAAGATCCGTCCCTCTTAATGACGTTAATCATAGAGATCCTCGGTTTGTGTTATATGCAGGTTGTTATTATACGCCGCCCTCGCAGATTGAAGGCGGCGGGGAATGGTGATGGGGTTATTTAAATGTCGTACAGGTCATTGACCTCGAGCATCAGACGAGTGAAATTGCCGCGACCGTTGCGATCATTTTTGTTGAACTCGATGATGCTGAAAGGTTGAACCCAATCAGGATATGCATCACCTGGTTCTACACCGTGAACAGCCAGAGTACCAGCTTCCAGTTTCTGGTTGAAGTCACGGAATGCTTTGACATACGTGTCAAGGGCACTGTCACGCAAACGTTTGTTAGATTGCTTGATGTCGCCATTGACGAAAACGTAAGTCGAGTCTGAAGATCGGGTGAGAAGGTTCTTCAGCTGCTCCATGTCGCATTCTTGAGCCTCTTCGATAATCAGGAAGGCATCATCAAAGGTCATACCCTTGATAGTCTCCAGATCCTGAATTTCGATGATGTGCTTCTCCCACAGATAGTTGAAGAAGCCGTCGCTACCAGTATCGGTCTTCAGCACCTTCTTGAAGGTTTCGATCAGCGGGCGCAGATACGGGACGAGTTTTTCATACGTGTCGCCGGGGCGGAACCCCGCAGTCTGTCCGGTTGGCAACGGCGAACGAGAGATGATGATTTTACTGACACGGCGATCAATAAGATGTTTGATAGCAGCGGCAGCACCGCAATAAGATTTGCCCGTACCAGCAGGTCCGATTGTGATGGTCAGATTGTTTTCAAGGGCAGATTGGTAGGCGAGATTCTGGTTGTCAGAGAGGCCATGGAATGGAGCGATTTTGAAATCACCTTTAGAGAACTTCATCCATTCGTCTTCGCGCTGGGTTACTTCTTTCTTGCGCGCTGATTTGGTCTTACCAGCTGGCTTCATGGATACTACTTTGCTCGCAGATTGCATGTGAACCTTCCTATTTCTACAGGGGTTATCTCATCAAGTAACATATTAAACGCTATCTGTGTATTGATTTACAAACTCCAACCATATCGTATCTTTATGAGGGATCCAACCGGATCTAAATTTATCCACCATGTTTTTGTGTGGCCCTGATTTTCCCTTGTAACCAAAGGCTTTCGCCATTAAGCAATAACCAGATTGGTTGTCTAACCACCATTGATAATATTTATCAGCGTCTTTCCAAATTTTTAATGTTTTGGGTGTAGATGAAGGACTTTTCCACGGTGGAACTCCTTTCATTTTATCATAAACGGAATCCATCCAATCAGGGGTCTCTTCATATTTTGCTTTGAGTCTTTGTGAAGCCTGTATTCTTATTTCCGGATTGTCCTTGTGCATTTTTATTAATCGTTTGACAAACCTTTCTTTTAATTCTGGTTTATTCAAATATTTTTGCTTATGAACTTCGGAAGCCCTTCTTCGTAACCAACCGTGCTGTTTGTTGTTTCTTTTGATATGATTATTTTTGCCGCTCATTAGAGTTGCTGCATAGACTAATTTCGGCTCATGAGGGTATATCTTTATTAATAAAAGGTGAGCGACGTAATGTTCTTCTGGGGTTAATTTAACCAAATTGGAGGTGTCGTTTGAACCACCCAAACATTTCGGAATGACGTGATGTTTCTCATGATATCCTTTTAGAGAACGCATTTTTGCTTTATTGATAAGCGAATTATAAATTTTGTTATAGTTCATAAGAGCACCTCCATATGCTCTTAATTAGTTTAAATCAACTGAATGATTTGTATGCTGCAGCCAGCTTGGTGTCGTACTGGTTCTGTGCATACGCCGGGCCATTGTAACGCCGAGCAAACTCAGTCCAATTCTTGTCCTTCAATGCTTTCCACAGATTGGCGTCAGCCTTGATGAACTTGACAAATGCCATGAGCTGAGCACGTTCACCAGTGAGAAAGTCGTTGAACATCTCCTCGGCATTGGCATATCCACAAATAACGCAGTTGAACCCCATGATCTGGAATAACCCGTAGGAAGCGCTCTCGTAGGCGCAATCTTTATCGATCGCTATTGCACCATGGAGTCGTTCTAACTCCGCGTCTCCACCTGTGTATCCCCCGGCTTTGGCGTTAACCAACGTCGGGTAAAGCTGGGCCAGAGCATTGGCTTTTGCCTGACCGAACTTGGCATTCAGCTTTTTGTACATGATGTGGCGTTCAAACAATGTCTTGATCTTACCAGACTTGGTGAAGCCAGTACCGCGCGATTCTACTTGGTTGACTGCCTTGATGCTAGCAAGGTCAACAGACAATTCACGAGCAGCGTCAATCAAGTCAGCCTCAGTCAGATGATCCTGATGAGACTCCCCTGCGTTGCGTATAGCATACATGGTCTTGGGGCCAGCAATACCATCAACGACCAGTCCGGCACCTGCCTGAACTGCCCTGACGGCGTTGTCAGTCGCTTTACCAAATATGCCATCGGCAACCAGATTGAACCCGATTTTGTTGAGACTGGTCTGAAGATTCTTAACTTCCAGACCTTTGCTGCCAATCTTTAAAATGGCCATAAGAAAATACCTCCGCAATGTTTGCAGAGGTATTTAAAGTGAAAGTGAATGAGGGTTGGGCTTTATCAGCGCCGGACGATCAGAGGCTTGTCTTCGTTGTATGCCAGACGCAATTGCTCGTCATAGCCATACTTCTCAAACACGGCGACCAATTCAGCCTGGAACGCCTCAAAGTTCTTATTCGGGATCCGCTTCACGAGCCATTTGGCGCCTTCGGACAGCTGGACTTCATTACTCATCAGTTTCTTCCTCATCTTTCCAAGAGTCGATGTGTTCTCCGCAGTAAGGGCATTCGCCTTCTTCGAATTCAATCTGACTACCACAATGCGGGCAATATAATTCTTCCATTTGATATCCTTCCAGGATGGGGGAGTTTCCTCCCCCTTGGCGACTTATGCCAGGCGCTCGATCATGTTCTGCACTTCGATCAGAGTCAGTTTGCCCATTTTGACATACTGAGATTTAGAATCACCACCGACCGCTTTCAGGATATCTGTGTTGTCGTAGCCTTTTTTCGGGAATACCATCACCGAGTAGGTTCCGTTGTTCAGCGGGTTCAGCTGCACCCGGCCTTTGCCGACGTTCAGGGTGCCGTAGGTTTCGGTCTTCGCTTCCACGATGTGGATGTTCAGGCCAAACATTTTCAGCATGCTGACTTTGTCAGAGGATTTAGCCACTACCGCCTGGTCAACCACAATCTGGTCTTTCATGGTGAAGCCGCAAGCAGTTTCAGTTTTGCCGCTCAGCAGGTTCATGAAGGAGGTCTTACCGCCCTGGAAACCGGCTTCCTGTGCAATGCGGAACATTTCTGCTTTGGAAACTTCGGTGTTCAGTTCGAAAGATACAGAGCCGTTGGTGATGATGGTTTTGATAGTTTTCATGTTAAATCCTCATTATGTAGTTGGTGCTTTTCACTTTTCATTCGGCGGGGTGTTGTTTACCGCCCTATGTGAACTATAATAGGCCAGCTTTATTGAAGAGTAAAGTCTTTTTCAATAAAAATTTAAAATATTTTTGAATTATTTTACGAGGCCTCGTAGATAGAGGCCTGGAGGGAATAATTATTTTTGTTCGCGTAGTTGCGTCAGATAGTTTCTTGCGGTATCCATCTGGTCAGCATCAGGCTGACACACCCCAGAATCAACTACCCCATTACGCCATCCATGTACGAAACTCGGTGATTCATAACCACTGAGAACATATCCGGCTCGGGCTTGCTGGTATCCCCGGAGGATCTCCTGGTCATCCAGTTTATCAAGTTCTTTCATATCCATCACACTTTCCTCAAATCGGCAAATCGTAAGGAAGCCGCAAGCCCCTGGTAGACATTGTCGGCCATAATTTTCAGAAGGTCACGTATCGGGATGTTTCCTTTGTTCGGATTCACCATATCATTGATATCTTTCCATGGTATATCCGGAGGGAACAAAACAACCTTGACGCCCTTGTCAATCATTTTCTGGATACCGTCACAGACCTGGGCGTTTCGGTATTGGTTGTCGGGAACATAGATATCACCTTTGGCGCTCAATAGATCAGCATCTGCCGTCGCGAGGCAATTTGGTAAGAAGAGACTATCCAGCGGCCCTTCAACTACCAACTTCACCCGGTTCATCAAAATGCGTTCTTCTCCATAGACCTTCGTGTCTTCATTGCGCGGTTTGACAGTTGCATACCGCAACACCCCTTCTGGGAGGTTATCACCAAATGCGCGCCCTTGTACAATCTTCATTCGACCATCCTGAGTCCAGAAGGGGATAACCAGTCTGGGATCATCAGGGATTTTCTTCTGTTTCTCTGGATCAGTCTCGAAATTGAGAAGATCCTTCCGGAAGTTCTCACTGAAATACAACAAAGAGAGAGCGCTCTCCGGCATTCCCCTGCCTTCCACATATTGGCGAGCAAAATGTGTTGGGTCAAGAAGATCTAGTCGGATCATATTGCCGAGGTGGTCCTCATCCCGCTTCGCCACTTGTTGACCGATACGCGCCGTCTGTGTCAGTTTCTTCAAGGGTGCCAGCTTTTGCACCGGGCGGGCGCGGGTATCCCCCATGACCTTAAACTTCTCCATGCTGTACTCGCTGTACAGACGGTCATCAAATTTCTTCAACCAGAACTCAAAAGCCCAACCGCTCATCTCGTTGCAGTTGTGGCACTTGAACCGATAGACATCGTCATCATGGTCATAGAAGAAATGACCACGGCGCTTAGATGTGCTCTTTTTAGAGTCCCCACAGAGAGGGCAACGGAACTTTGCAACCGCGCCAACACGTTCCCAGCTGAAACGTTCCAGGCGCGGTGCCAGGTAATTTATGAATTGCTCGTCAAGAAATTTCATTTACCCCACCCGGTCCGGAAAAGGATAGATTTATATTCTTCTACCATGTTCTGATCATAATGTGTAAGACGAGAATATGCTTTGGCTTCATAACTGTCAGCCCCAAGTTCAGTCGCCGCCATAGCCGCTTTCATGTTCAATGTATTTTCATATCTGGATTCCATACCATGGGTTTCCAAATATTCTTTCGCCTGTACAAATCGGCGCTCACTCGCAAACAAGAAGTCATAATTTATTTCTGAAAATTCTTTGTTGTATGCTGCTAATGACATAGTACACCTCTTAAATCGCGGGCCTCTGGAACACCTCATTGACAGTATACGCCACACCACGGGTTTGAGCAATACAGAGCTGACGCCAAGCCCCATAGAGGATATTGTGTTCAGCGACGGTGTTCTTTACGACATGGCCGAAGTCTTCCACCATCTTTTGATAATGGAGAAGATAAGGAGGCATCTTGCCATTCGGGCTTCGGCGGGCTATCATATTCAGATAGTGCTGAGGGGAATACAGGGAAGATATCTGCATGTCGGGGACATGGATAGCCTTCAATGATTTTCGAGGCGTGAAATAGAACAACCCCCACTTTGGTGGTAGATCTTCGATGCGGATGACTCCCTCAGGACATGCATAAAACCGATAGCTGCCCATCCCCTGCTCAGGATTGATGCGATGAGGCTTCTTGGCATCTGCTCGGAAATCATCCCGGCTGATTTTGACCTCAATCAAAATACTACACCCATCGGGGCGGAAACCGATTGCATCAGGGGATTCAGAATTGGTATGAGGATTCGGTTCGACAAATACGGCACCGCAATTCATCTGCTTGTGAAGATATTTGGCTGAAATCTGACAGCCTTCTAAATGAGTTGGAACGAAGATCTTGCCCATTACATTGCGCTCCGGAATAATTCAACGACACTCAAGGCGTCCGCTTCTTTTGTAAACAATAATTTCTGTGAACTGTAATCCACACTTTCAATATCAATAGCCCAAATACGGATACACAATAACCCCTTTCTTTCATCCATGTGGGAATCCAAATCAGGATAAGCCTGTTGAATTAGCCTTTCATAATCCGGGATCGCGTCCCGGACATTCCCATTCTTGTGTGCATTCACGAAATCTTCGCATTTCTTAACGTCAGGAAGAGTCAGACATCTCATCGGGAGGCTATTGAACTCATTTATCACATATGGATCAGATACGGAAATAATATTCATAGAGGCAAAATGCTTGGTTTTCTTGTAAATATGACAACCACCGAGGATAAACTTAACGAGCTTATTAATATGGAGTTGTGACTCCATAAAAACCAATGGAGTCTTTCCGGTATCCTGTTCATTGAAGGCAATGATATAATGAGGAACAGATATGCATGTCATAGCGTAAGTCCTTGTTGGAAATATTCCCGTATGATACTCACGCTATGATTTATAGA